GCAGACAATACGACATCCTGAGTTTTTGGATTAATTAATACTTGACGGCAATTGCCATCATCGAACTTTCCAATAATTACTATGTGCTTTAATTTTGGTTCTTTCTTTGCCATGATAGTTTATACGGGTTTAAGGGTGAATTGTTGCGGGTTGCGTATATTTATTGTTAGGTGAAATGCTATGAAAGCAACTCGTTGATAACATTATTAGCCCTATCTACCACAAATTGCGGTGGATAACATTCACCAGCATTTATGTAATCTCTTTGTGAATTGACAGACACATCTTTTAGCAATTCACGTTCTTGTTCAATCAATCGTTTTTCATTTTTATTTAGCCAAGTAACAAGGCTTCTAATGTTATCAACTGATTTAACTCTTTCAATTAGTTCTTGTGTTGAAGTTTTCATATTTTCAAAATTTGTGAGAAGCACTGCACCTAACAAGGTATTGCCAAAAGCAGGGCGTTCTCGGTTAATTAATCGTTTTTAATTCTATTGGGTATTTGTGCAAGGTTGAAACTTTTGTCTTTCAAATCCCTGCCTTCGGCAATACCCGAACCGTTAGGTGCAACCGTAAGACCGCTCCGAAGAACAGTCCTACGAACACACAAATTACTACTCGAAAGAGCGTACAACTGAAATAAACAAAGCGTCTTTTGTTTGTTGGTCTTTCGGCAATTGCTCGTAAGCAACAATACAAGGGTGTTCTTTTGTTTCTGGATTTTTCACGTCTCCAAATTTCCAACCATCTTTTAATTTCTCAGCCATCCAATTGTTATGGCTGTCACACGGTTTTGAATTTGGGTTTGATAAATGGAAGTTTACGCCATTAACAGCACTCTCTTTTTGCCATTGTGGAGCATTTTCCCAACTTGGTTGTGATAAATCTCCAATGCTTTCACAAAATGCCTTGTTTACTTCGTGGCACGTTTTTGCAATTTGTTCTATATTCATAATATTTATGGATTTTACAAAGCCCGTCCAAGGCTATATTTTAAAGAACGGCAGGTAACACAGGTTTTGCGCCAGTTTGTTTTTCTTTTTCCATTTTACTTTATACGGGTTGAAAGGTTACAGTTGCGTATATTCTTTTGTTAGCGGCAACCCTAAAAGACATTCCCGATAACAACAGTATCTTTACCAATTGCATCTAATATAGGTATTGTTTCGCTATCTTCGGGGTGTTTATAAACTGAAACAAACATACCATCTTGAAATTGCACTGTAGAAGAATAACCAGGACAAATATGTAATTGGTCTCCTTCAAAAATTTCAGTTCCGTTTTTGTCCTTATATCCAGTTGATTGCCTTACGTATTTTATTGGTAAAACATTCCATACATCACATTTCTGATGGATGTTAGGTATTTCGTGCAAGTGATAAACCTTTTTAATAGTTCCGTTTACACTTTCAAATCCGTATTCAAATTTTATTTCTCTTTTCATTTTTATTTGATTTGTGAAGAAGGGCAGCCGATAACAGCACATACACGCTATTTTTCCGCCCTCAACCCAACGCTCACAGCGTGTATCTGCAAAACGTTATGTGCAAGGCTACAATACATTTTCAAAATAAACCATATTGGTACAATTAGGACATTCTAATTGATTAATCCCCAGTGGTCTTACAGCGAACCACTTTCTATTACACAAGTCGCATTTTACTTCTGATGCTTCATGTGGGTCGTAATCAGGTATAAATATTCTGGCAATGTCCATTATTTTTTCATCGCTTGAATAATCTTCATTGCAAATATCAATTATCACCCGTTTGTAATGGTCGTTAATGTGCTTTGAAATAGCATTATACATTTCAGGTGCTATTGAAACTCCTCCACGCTTGTAGTCTTGTTGTTGGAATTTTTTAAGGGTATCAATTATTTGTTCTTCCATTTCGTTTCAAATTAAATTTAGTGCTGATAAACCGCCCAGCTGGTAACATAGTGGTGTTGAAAGGTGTCATATTGGTTTATAATCAATAAAATTGTTTGTCTGTATTTTCTGAAGCCCATTTATCTTTACTCTCACAATGAAACTTAGTTGTGTTCAGTTTGTAATCAGGTATTGTAGCAAATGGTTTTTCTACTCCTGATGGTTCTGCCCATAGAATTCTATTATTAGGGTAAGCACAATAGTAACCGTCAAACAGTTCTATTATATGTGCTACCTTATGTTCCTGGGTGATTTCAGCGTAGGAAGTAGATATTACATCTGATGAATCGCTGTTCCAATCTATGGTAAATCTATAAATACCCTCTTTGATTTGCTTGTTTTTTAAATAAACAGAACACCGTTTACCTTTAAGAAACATAAACTCTATTGCTTCAGCTTTGTATGAAAAACAATCCCACAACTGCAATACATCAAAAGATAAGTGTTCTGACACAGGTCTATATCGAGGTATTATAGCACTAATAGGAATTTTATCATACACAGCGCCAATGTCTGTCATTACATAAAATAACAAAGCATTTGACTGCAGTGATTTAACTGCAAACGCAGTTGCTTCAATAAGTTCATCGTGTTTTTCTTTAAAGTCGTACAAATACTCTGCTCTGACAAAGCATTCTAAAGGAGGAATATTAACGTTCATAATTTAATTTTTATGAAAATTACTAAAAAATGTAACGTATAGATTCTAACGGAAAGTAGGTACCATACAACTCCTTAAATTGTCTAACTAAGTTCTTTTTAACATCAGATTTGTATCTAATATTTTCATCAGAATAATAAGAATTCTTAAGTTCTTGAATATGAGGTTTATAACATAGCTCGTTTACTTCATCACTATTTCTTTCTACCTGTTTGTCGTTATATGTAAGAAATATACATTCTGACTTAAACTCTACACCAAGATTATGAACTTGTTTAAATAATTTTTCGTATTCCTGTAACCAACCTTTGTGATAAATAATAGGACTAAAATTTAAATGAACTTCCATGTGTTCTTGTAGATATGGAATTCTTTCTATTCTAGTTTTTATCAAATCAGTTTTAGGTTCAAGTATGGTAGAATATTCCTGCGGCATCAAACTTACCCTTATTCTATTCTTACTAGGGTCAATATTGTATTTAGTAGGAATAAATAACGACGGGTACTTTGTAGCAAAGGTAGATTTAAGACGCGGATGATCATTAAAGAATTCAAATACTTTATTCCAATCATAATATTTACTCTTAAGTGGTATATCAGTAGAACAACCTATATCAATTACATAATATGTATCGTCACATTGATTAGGTGTTTTAGGAAAATAATGCTGACTAACCCAGTTGTCTATTGACTGTAATATATCGTCCATATTTTCATTGACATAAATACAATCATCGTTAAATCTACCTACATAGCAGTAGCTTTTCATACAACCACCTAAACAACCGTAAATAAAATTAGGACTTACAGCATCAGAACTACGACCATTATCTCTTGTGACAAGAGTCTTTGTTGTTTGCTTTATAATCTTCATAAAATTTGCATAAAAAAGGGAGATTACTCCCCCTTTTTATTCTACGCACATTATCCTGAGATAAATGTTTTTAGTAAACTCTTACTAATAAGGTTTCAGAACCTTCGTAAGATTTACCTTCAGCATCCTTTTTGATAACCATAAACCTCATTCTTCTTGTTTCTAGAGGTTTACCGTAAGCTTCTTTAAAAGGTTTGCTTCTTTTCTTTAATGATTTTTTTGAGGGCAAAGTGTTCATACTAAATAAAAATTAAAATTAAACAAATAAAACAATATAAAAAGGGAGTTATTAGCTCCCTTTTTACGACATCAACAACCCTACTCTCAATAGGTTCTTTTGTGCGCAGAACGAAACAGAATATATTTTCTACCAGCAAGTCCTCTAGATTCGAGGAAACGATCTGTAGAAATTTCATCTGTAATATGTTGAGGTAGAGTAATAATTTCATCATCTTGTTCTTCTGTGTTAGCAAGAACTAGAATCTGATTTTTTACTTTAGGTTTTTTCTCTACAATTTCATAACCAAACGGTTCAATTAAATCGTTAAGTGTTGAAAATGTAGGGTTTGATTCATTAAGAAGTACCTGAGCAATACCCAGTAGTACTACCTTTTCTTTTGTCATGATTTTATTGTTTACTGTTTAGAGTTATTCAAGGTTAACTCTGAGACCTATAGTTTTTGCAGAAGTTTAAATACATCTGAAAGTATTTTGTTTTTCTTGCGTTCTGAGTAAGCAGACTTTTTAGTCTTTTTAATTACAGAATCTTTGTTGATTAGATTTCTAACAACTTTTTTGTTCTTAATAGCAGTGTTCTTACTTAACAAATGAAAAGAACCTTCTTTAGAGTTAATCAACTTGGAGTAATACTGCACAGAACAACTTACTTGTGTTCTTTCCAGATTAATACCTGCAAGATAAAATGCAGTCTGTAAATTTTCTGGATAGTAGGACACATACTCTTTCAATAATTCATTTTCAGAGGTTGTCCATTTCTTACGTTTGATTTTTGGTTTTTGCATGATTGCATGATTAAAAGTGAAACTTATTTATTAAATCGGTCAAAAGATTTGTCACTAATTATATTAAAAACACTATTGTTTCTAAATTCCCCAAGGTTACGAGAACCTGTGTAACTCATCGCTGTTCTTAAATAATCTCTGAAATTATCTAACCAGGTGTAGAAAGAATATTCTACTCTACGTTTAGTTACGATACCTTCTGAAGTTCTTAATCTTTTTTTATTCCATTTCTTTTGTACTTCTTTGGTACTCATACCTCTAAACTTTTTATAGATAGGTAATTTGTATTTAAAAAGTAATTCAGCAACAGATTGAGAAACAGGTATAAAACCAAAAAGATAGTTGTCACCGCAGGATTGTATTGTTTTGTTAAATATACTACCCAACATAACATAGTCTGCTCCTAAAGCTATAGCTTTGATAACATCGCTGTATTTTTTCATACCACCATCTGCTACAATATAAGCAGGGTTTTTTAATTCTTTTTTAGCTGTATAACATTCTCTTATTAATGAAGCCATTGGGTAACCAACACCTGTTTGTACTGTAGTAAGACAAGCATTACCATTACCTATTCCTACTCTAATATAATCAGCACCTGCATCAGATAATCTTTTGTATGTTTCAGGGTTAGCAATATTACCTACCATTAAAATTATAGAAGGAAATTGTTCTTTAACAGCTCCAACTAAACATTCTAATTTATGCATATGACCGTTTGCTATATCTACAAGGTAAGATTTACCGGGTAGAAATAAAGAATGCATATACATAAACTCAAAATCATCTAATGAAATAGATTCAAACTCGTCATTAAATTTAGATTTTACATTTCTCGGTAAACAGACACCTACATCGCAATGTCTGAACATATCTTTGTTATTAGAATCAATAACAGTATCCATAGGTGCTGTCATAATAGGAAGATCACCGCGCTGGTATATATCAATGTCTTTCCTACTATATATATCACTAACAGGAACAGGTTCAATCAAAAGATTGTCAAAATCAAATACTAGTTTCATATTGTTTTCTTATTTTTCTTTTTCTTTTTTGATAAACATGCTGCTATAATATCTTTGTATAATATAGTTTCAGAATTAAGCAGTTGTTTGTGTTCAATGCATTCGTAAAGCAAATCTAAACATTTTCTACATTCTTTATCTTTGATATCAATAAAGTTTTCTATTTTCTTTATAGCGTGTAGAATAGTTGTATGGTCCTTAAGTTTAAAAGCATCTGCTAAATCTTTAGTTGCTATACATCCACTAAAATTACTATAAAGAATATAAATTATAGAATGTTTTAGTAAGATAAGTTCTGAACATCTGCTTTTTGAATACAAGTCGTCGATTGTACACTTACGATCAAATAATTTATCATAATATTTTGTGTAGCAATCGTATTGATAAGATGGTTTAAATAAATCCCAGTTTGCAATAACAGGTTCTAGTTCTGTTACAAACTGTCGTAATTTAATAATAAGTTCTTGATTATTCATTAATCTCCTTCTTCGTTATTTACTCTAATTATATTAAGTTTTCTATTCTTTCTTTTAGAAATTAAACCTAATAGAAATAAATTTTGAGCAGTTTTCATTTTTACTTTTTAAATGGTTAAATTAAATTAGTAGTCAGGACAGAATTATTTATTTTTTAATCCTTCCCTATATCTTTTAACCATCATGTTATTGATAGCTTTACATTCATCACATCTACATCCTCTTAGATAAGCACCTCTACTTGGATGTTTTTTTAATTTCTCTGTATCTATTCCTCCTAATGGTTTAATTCTTTGTTTATCAAATCCATCTTGCCAATTATTTTTAGGAGAACCTAAAAATAAATGATTAGGGTTTACACATTTTCTATTATCACAAGTGTGACAAACATACATTCCATTAGGAATTACACCATTATGTAATTCATAAGATATACGATGTGCATCTATAACTTTGCTATTAAGTTTAAATGCACCATATCCTGTTTTCCCTCTAATAGCTGCTGTCCACAACCAGCAAGTATCAGTCTTTTCTACTTTGTCAAAAAATCTTTTCATATACTTATATTTTGTAGTCACAAATATACGAACCTTCTTGTTAAGAAACAAGAGATGTAGGAGATATTTCTACCTCCCACATACAACTTGTCTAGCCGAGGACAGGATTCGAACCTGTATAAAAGACAAGCAGTTAGCCCTCACGATTGTAAGAGGGTTAGGGATTATGTCTATTCCCACATTTAACATACCACTGCGTATACCAATTCCGCCACCTGACTAGGTTTAGTTCTTAAATATCGAAATTAGCAAAGAGATTATCTCTAGCCATCCAATTACGCCAAAGAATATGTAAGGCAATCTGAAATCATCCCATGCTGGTTTCTTGAATAAAAAAATAACTTTTAGAGCTTCTGCCATAATTTGTTTTTAGTAGTCAGGACAGGATTCGAGCCTGTAATGTAGGGAGTGGAGACCTTCCAACTTTATTATTATAACCTCCACATTCTGTTTTTTCGTTGCCCCGTAGCGTCTACCAATTCCGCCACCTGACTAATTAATAATGTATTAAGACAATATTTTACAATACAAAAGAAGTATCGGTATCTAGATAAATACGATTGTTAATCCATTTCATTTCTATTGTTGCTTCTCCTGTATCGTACTTTACAAATATATTATCTTCATCGGGTAGTTTGAGTTTAAAGTTAGATTCAAACTTGTATCCTGTTATATATAATAGATCTGTTATCTCTTGCTTTAATTGAGATAGATTATTGTAGGAAAAAGCGTGGTTTTTTTCTTTATCTTCTGGATTTTTATAAACTACAGAGACATTAATCATAAACGTAATATAAAGATGTATAAATTTTATGCAATATATACTATAAAACTAAAAATTCCAATCTTTTCTGTTGAGATATATACTTGCTAATATAACCACAATAGCAAAAGCAATCTTACTAGGAGCATCAAAAAATACTTCTTTAAATGGTATGTTCAAAATAAGACTAATACCATAATCGATAAATATACAAGTTGATATTGCTGCTATGTAATAAATACAAAAACTAATTAAGCGCTGAAATCTGGTCATAATAAAATAAAATTGTAAATTAAATATTGAAATAGGAATAGGATATTATAAAATAATACCCTATTCCTACTAAAATCACTGACTATCTACATATGCGATAGTTATACCGGCACCTATAGCAAAGTATAACAACCAAATCGGTGAATCTTGTAAAGTCATAAACTCACAAGAAAACAAGAAGGCAAAAAAGTAATTTAATAATGAGCCAATACCAAAAAACACTGCAACTGCTGCAAAAACTAAAGCAATGTAAAAACAAATTCTGAGCAAATGGTTAAATAAATTCATTGTCTAAACAAAAGAAAGTTATTTTGGAAGCTTCAAGGTTTACCAACCTAGTATTAGTGATTAGTCCAATCAATATGTTGCACAACAGTGAAAGGTATTTCTTTAAAACCTACATTGTCTACAAAATAATGAATTTCTTCACTATCATCGACGATTATATCTCCTACTGAAGTAGAACGAGCTTTGAGTTCTCTATACTCCGGTGATAAATCATTTTGAGATAATTTAAAAGCGTCTTCTAGCGATTCTGCTTTAACAGTACACACTAGTTCATACTCATAAACACCACGCTCTTTCTTTGTGTTTAATGCACCACCTACAGGGTGGAAAATTCTGTAATCTTTCATGAGAGTAGAAAAATTGTTGTTTACTTACACTTAATGGTAGTAAGATTCACCTTTATTTATCCCTTTGCACTCAGTTGTAATACCATAACCATTTGTTTCACTGGCTGCTTTTACATGTTTTAACCCCAAACCTTATAGGCAAATTTACTGGGAGTTTATTACAACTGCTCCTAAGAGTTAGTGCAAAGAGAATGTTTTATTCCTCAAATCTATCATCATCTTCATCAGATAAATAAGATTCATGAAACTCATTAGCCATATCACCATTAAGTTTAATTTCTTCAAATGATTTTTCTGGTGATATTTCCATAAGTTTACGAGTAGCTTGTACTTTTTGATTATTTCTAATAATCATTTTAAGTACATTACGCAGGTGGTTAATATCCATCTCATCGACAGATATCAACTCACCATTACGCATTTTCCAGAATACAGTATTATCCTTCATTGTAGACATAAGGTTGAATTGAGAAAACATTTGTGTATGTTTTATACTCACCATTAATCAACAATTTAATCTCATCTTTGCCTGATGGAATAATATGGTTATTATCTACATCTACAACAATACAAGATTTTCCAAACATACTTGCTTCAGGGTACAAATTCTCATCTATTTCATTAGTAAGAAAATTAATTTGATACGTATCTTTCATTTTATTTGCATATTATTACAACTTGCCAGTTGCTTGTTAATTATTCTTACACTTAATGGTAGTAAGATTCACCCGTGTTTTACACCAAAAAATTTACGGATTTCTTAATTTCTTAGGTAAATTTTCCCAAGATTTAATTGGCTTTTTTTCTCTAGATAATTTATGATATAAAGTACAAATTCCTAAAGCACAGGAATCCATACCTGTGAAAATTGATATTTTATCCAAATCTATATTCATTAAATCAGGATAATCTAAATTTTTAATTCTACCTCCATTGTTAATGAGTATTACAATTAATTGAAGTTTATAAAACTCTAATTGTTGCTTTAGTTTTTTATTTTCTTCAATCAATTGATTCAATTCCTGTGCAAATTCATTAATTTTCATAGTTTTAAATGTTTAAAAGTTTAATTGTGTTTTACACCTAAAACTTTGATAATATTATAAAGGGTAAGAAAGCTATTCTTACATTCTTTCAATTATAATTGGGTTTAGTCCGTTTATATCAAAGAAACTGGTGTCCTCAGCATAGAGGATTTATATAGTTTTATTATTTTGAGGATAGTGTATTTCTCTGTGGCAATTAGCACATACAAGAATACATTTCTCCAATTCTTTTCTTATTTTATCAATATTAGTAGTTTTTGTACTACCAAAATGAAAGTCTTTATGTTCAGGTTCTAAATGATGAAATTCTAATGCTGATGTGTTTTTATTGTATCCACAATTAGAACAACAATTACCTAATTCATTTAATATTGTGAGTTTATGCTGTTTAATAATAGAATACCTATTATCATTACAACATTTTCTACAATAAGATTGAACATTACCATTAGGTCTTTTATCAAAATTATTTAGTTCTTTAATTTCAGAACATTTAGGACATTGTTTATGTGTATCAGTTATATAACAAGTTTTATCTTGTATTGAGGCATGAATAGACGATAATAACCATTTTTTCATGTAATATCTTATACCAACGCCACTATAGCCTAATTGTTTACCAATTTGATTACTACTAAAACCTTGCTCAAGTAGGTTTTCTAATATTTCCTTTGTAATTACAGTTTTCATACTGCATATATACTAAGAATTTATTAGAAAACCAAATCTTGAGAAGTAAAACTCAACAACTTGAGAAGTTATTAAGTTTTTTATTAGCGACATCCTTTTAGAAATAGAACATCATTTTTTTGCACTCAGTTGTAATAGCGCCACTCCTTCATGTTATTCTTCAAGGAATAACTGATTTTGGTCATCTACTTGTGCACAGTAATCATCTCTAATAACTTATTATTTATAGGAGCTGAGATGAATATTACAACTGCTCACCCTAGAGTGAATTAGTGCAAAGGTAATAAAAACTACTATTCGTAATAATCTACTAGTAAACTATCAATGTTACCTGATAGCTGGGTAGATCCGATGTAGTTATCCTCTTCATCATATAGTACCATCGACGAATCTATAATAGTAAAATGATAAAAAGTTTTTTTGTTGCGTTCTCTGTATTCCATTTCTGTATTGTAGACAGAATATGTCATAAAGGCTACAACAATACTGCAAAAGAACAAAAGTAAATCTGACTTAGTAATTTTCATAAAACAAAGTTAAGTAGTTAATGTTATTTAAGGTGTAACTTGTTCTAATATGGTAATAATAATTTGTATAATTTCTGGAGTTACCTCTGTAAAGTTAAGAGATTCAGAATACTCAGAGATAATATAATTTTCTATAAGTTTTATTATTCTACTCCATTGGTGGGGTTTACTATATGCACTTGTTATATCAACCCAAAGTTTAACAAGTTCTAATTCCGTATAAAGAATATACATGCGGTTTACATCATCCCAAAAGGAATCATATACTATATCACCTTTACGATAGGTATGATAGTCATAATCTATATGATCGGGTTCTATAAACGGTATATCGGGATTATTCTTTTCCCATATAGTACGGTATTCCGCTATTGTAGCATCCCAATCAATAGTATTTTCTATAGTTTTTCTATCGTCAGTTACATTAAAGTATATCTGAGCAGGTGCTTGATGAGGTACTGCAATTATTGCAAAGTATGTATTCATAATAAAAAATAAAACCGGGTGATATTTTTTCCTACTAAAGAATATATATATATAAACAAAACAAAAAGTATATAGATATATATATATATATAATATAAAGCAAAATATATACAGATAGATTTACGATATATAGTAGGTTGCTTGGCAAAATAAACTGTAAAAAGAAAACGCTATGCTAGTACGGAAAAATAAGCACCTAACCTTGCGCAGCATAAAGCCACGCAAGATTAAGTACTTAAGTTCAGATTGCGACTAACAGTTTGTTGTTAGAAGGAGGGTTCGTCACCGTTAGCATCCTTAACACCTTCAGGTTCAGGAGTTTGCGCGTTCACAGGAGCACTCGCATTGCTACGATTTTTGAGGTTACGAAGCGCAGTATCGAACGCATTTTCGGCAACTTGTGCGACTTTTTGCTTGTAAACGTCAAGCATTGCTTCGTCATTACCTAGCGATTCGCGAACTTTTTTGAGTTCTTCGAGCGCTTCCTCGTTGCTGTTACGCCCTGCTACGAGTTTAATGCCACGCTTAGTAACACCGCTATTATCGGTACTACTCCACGCTTCGAGTTCCATGTTTTCGTAAACAGTTTTACCGTTAGCATCGCGACCTTTAACATTAGGTGCGCTCAGACTGTAGTAGATAGTGTCACCGTTATCTGGTTGACGCACAGGGTTTCCACTACGATCTACGTAATGTTTGAGAAACTCTTCTTTACCGCTAATAACGATACCGCGATAATAGCCACGCTTCTTTACGACTTCGCCAGTTTCAGGGTTAACAACTTGGTTTCCGTCCTGGTCGAGGGACACTTTTGGGCGAACATAACAGTCCGCAGGGAATTGAACGATGATTTTACTCATAATTGTGAAAGATTAAATTGTGAAAAGATAATTAGCATTCAGGTGATATTTAAATTATAAGATTCTATAATAAATATTTGAGGTTCGATACAATAAATGCTCTACTCCTTATATATATAGGACAGAGACACTTTGTTTGCGATATGTATATACTCCTATATATATAGGTATAACACACCACGTATGTCTTCTTTCTACTATATATATACGAAAATGAGACTCCCTTATACAGAAAAAAAATACTGTAGTAACTGTTATGCCCCACACCTTTGGCGATGTTTTCATGGCTGTCATCTATGTGACAGTAGGACTATTCAATACAACCTTCTAGAAAGGATGTATTGTACATAACAATTACTACAATATCTAGCATTCATATGATATTTACATTATTAAATACTATAAAAAACAACACTCTCTCCGAAGAGAGAGCATTGTCGCCTGTTATCACCCTAACATAAGTTCGAGGTAGTGCCTTTCTTCTACTATTTCGATGTCTCTTTTGCAACGAACTTTTTCGTTATATACACCGGTGTAGAAAGAAACCACCGCAATTATTTCTAGTGTCGGTTGGGTGTTTTCCGACAAATCAGTTAGTACTTCGTTTATGATAGCACTAAAACTTGAATCTTTTTCCATTAGTTTTCTAAGAATAGATAATCTAATGGACATTCCTTGAGATTGCGTTAAACTTAACGCTTCTGCGAAATTCTCACTGTCTTTAATTCTTAACATTGTTTTGTGATTAAGGGTGAAACTTTTATTTAGCAGTCATATGATATTTAAATTAATATAAACTACTTAAAAAAATAATCCTCGCAATCTTTCGATTTTGAGGATTAGTTTTGTTAACGCTCTTCAGTGTTTTCGGGGTACAGATGCTGGTCGATGTTGTGATAACGAACCCAACGCGTTTCTAGTGCCATGCTACCATCTTTTTGCGGTACACCATATCTAATACACACTGGATCATCAGAATATGGGTTAACTGCAATAACAGTTGCTGTTTCAACATTACCATATACCGTATCGTTCTTTTCGATACTTTCAGGTGTCCAGTAACCATAAACTCTCAAGTTCTTTATTGTGTAGATATCGTCTACAAATAACTTGCTTTCTTGTTTATGACCGAAAATTGCATCAAGGTAAAAACCTAGCGCTCTTTGGTCATATGCAATAGCACGACCGATGATTGCTTCAACAATCATCTCAGATTGTGCTGAATCTTGCATGTGAGATAACAGTTGTGTTGCGATAGCATCTACTTCTACTAGGATGCTTACTGTTTGATTAAACTTTTTCATAAAACTTTTTTAAAGAGTGAAACATTAATTTAAGATTCATATGATATTTAAATTAATATAGAGTAGGAAAAAACAGCAGGTTATTACACCCGCTGTTATTCTTTACCCGAAAGGATGGTTGTCATCAGGATAAGTATCTACTCCAGAACAAGTATCAGAATCATCTGAAACTACCTCATCTACTACAGGACGCATTCTTGCTTCATGAATTTTGTCTTCGATGATGCGTTGAACACGATAAAGTGCATCTAACTCATCTTTTCCTACTTCCTTTAACATTAGTTCTATTACACTAACTACATTACCTGTAGGTTCATGCACGTAATTTGTGCATAAATAGCAATAATCTTCCTCGGTCACATATGTACCGTAGTTAGCTTTATAATCGCTACTTGTCATTACTTCATGGGGTTTTAACATAACTTTTGTTTTTAGAGTGAATTGATCGGAAATCAAATGATATTAATATAAAATTCTTGTATGATAAATAGAGGGAATTTACCTACCTTTTTTGTTCATTATCAGTGAGTTAAGTCTTTTTTCTTACGCTTAAAAGTGTATTGGTCTACGCTTAAAAGTGTATCGTCACACACTATATAGCGTAAGCATTGTAGATTTACGCTTAAAACTGTATTACTACACACAATAAAAACGTATGATTTGCTTGCATATACGATTATTTTACGCTAAATTTGTGTATGAAAAAATCGTTTTTAAAGACAGCAAGCACTAATACTACCACTATAGTAGATAGTGAAACAGGTGAAGTAATAGGAAGTTCAGTGAATAAGGTAACTTATATTGCAAATGATAAGGATGAATTTTACCTTATGTATGCTTCTATGGTTTTAATACTCAAATCAAGTTCTGATGTGAAGATGAAACTATTTGCAGCACTGTTGGACAGGTATTCTCAAGGTCAAGAGTTTGCAATGAGTAAGTCCTTGAAGGATATAATAGCACAGGAAACCGATTGTAAACCTCGTTCTTTTGATAGTGCTTTTACTTTTCTTCTTAAAGAAAAGATTGTATTTCGTGTTGCTACTAATCTATATAAGATTAATCCTAGACACGTATTTCAAGGATCTACTGCAGAAAGGAATAAAGCACTAAAAGCAACTTTAGAATTGCATTGTCCAGATTGTTAAGTAATAACCCCCACAATTAAGCGAGGGTTATTACTTTTTCTACTATGGAATATACAGATAATCATTATCGTACAACTCATAGTTCATCATGCACCCTTTTCTAGGTACATAAGTAACGAAGTTAGAATCAGGGTATAGGAAGAATCCGTATCTGTGGTTTTTATTCTTCCATAACGGATGAGCAATTTTCCACATTTCTTCCTGGGAATAGTATAGTTTAGGTGTGGTACCACAACCTACAACCAATACAGCGAGCAATAATAACAGTACTTTTTTCATGATGATAACAGTTAATTGGTTTTCAAATGATATTAATAAAAAAAGAATAACACCCATATAGAGTGTTATTCATGTGTAAGACATTATTGTTTAGTCTTACTGGTTTGACAAGGATTTCTGCCTTGTACAGCATGAAAATTACATAGTGTGTATTAAACTCGTTCTATCGTTTGTTCAAGAAATACTGTTTAATACTAATATTCAAATGATATTAATAAAAACTTCTTAAAAAACAACACCCCCAATTAAGGGAGTGTTGTGTGCATCAGAATGGCAGGTCGTCTACTTCAGTGACAGTTGCCTTTTGTGCGGGTGCAGATACTTGTGCGGGTGACACAGCGTGTTGTTGTGCAATTCCAACAATTTGCACTTTCCAGGCAACTTTGCTCTCAATGAGAATTTCTTTGCCTTCGGAATTAGTCCATTTACGACCACGCAAGTCGAATTTAATGGAAATCATAGATTTAAGTGGAAGACCGTCGTAGTCAGCACACTTATCATTATGAACCTCAAATTTGATTAATTGAGGATACTGTCCTAATGTCTCGACGACTATCTCACGTTTTGCAAGTTTGTCGGAAACCTTGGTGATAGGACTCACCCATTTGAGAATAACATTTGTTAGTTCCATAGAGTTCGTATGATATTTATAAACCATAGTAAATGATATTGATAAAAAAAAGAGGGAGACTAATCTCCCTCTGTTTTCCTATTCATCGATTAATATGTACATTATGGATAAAAATCCTAATATACAATAGATAACCCAAATAGGACTTGTTTGCAATGCAATAAATTCGCCTGCAAACAACGTACTAAATAGTAGGTTTAATAGGGTACCTACTATAAAAACCCCGGCTGATAATCCTATGATCATCAGAATTCTAAAAAGTTTCTCTTTCATAAGTTATTTTAGTTTTCAAATGATATTGATAGACATAGAAAAAAAAAGAATAACCCGAAGGTTATTCTTTCCTCCTCGCAATTGTGAAGAGGATTTGAGTTCCCATTGGTTGGGACTCGAACTTAACCAGCGTTCCCGCTGTTAACCACTGGTTAAGTTTGGTCTGTATTACCCGCAGACCGTCGGGTGTCGCATCAACCAATTCCAGGTCAATGCGAATAGGTTTTTTTTCTATATTTTCCATAGTGTTCAAATGATATTGATAGACATTGGTTGTTGTGTTGCGTGTGTTCTCTTCCTACTCCAACAACAATAGAACAATAGATACAACACATAGACACCACACACCACACACCACCCATCTTCTTTGTTCTTCCCACAGAAAATAAATTTAAGAAACAATTCTAGAAATACTTTTTACTCCACAGAATGACGGGGGGTACCCGAAAGATAGATTTGACAGGGGGAGCGTTTCATATACACCCCATCAAACACAAGTCTTATACCAAAACTTATAGCCGTATTGGGTTGTTAAATTAATTTCATAGATTTGTAATATGTTATTGTTTGAAGAAGTAGAGTTTATTGAGGGGGTACTTACTGCTAAGATTGCTATAGTAGACAATGAGTTTGACTATAGGTATGTTATTAGTAAATTTGTCTCCGGGGTTTTACAAGCTAAAGTTCCTGCTGAAATTATAGTTCCCTTAGATAGCGGTTCTACTTATAGGATGATTGTAGTTTCGGAAAACGATACAGCTTCTATTATTTTATCTAAAGAAAAATGATATTATTTAAGTTAACTAGCAGATCTCGTCCTGAGAAATTGATACGGACGATTGAGAACATTAAGAGTATGGTAGAATCGGATGATTATGTTATACTATGCACCCTCGATGAGGATGATGAATCTCTTATTTCTATTAAGGAAAAACTAAGTTCGTATGATAAGGTAGTTTGTTACTACGGTTTGTCTAGAACAAAAATAGATGCTGTTAATAGGGATATGAATCTAGCACCCGCGTGGGATATTCTTGTTAATGTATCTGATGATCAGGTATTTTTGATCAAAGGATTTGATAAGATTATAAAGGATCATGTTGCTGCAGTAGGAGGTGATTGTTTTTTACATTACCCTGATGAGAATGCTAAACATCATCTTGCTACTATGAGTATAATGGATAGGAAGTATTATGATAGGGATGGTTATATATATCACCCGGATTATACTTCTCTATGGGCTGATAATGAAGCAATGGAAGTAGCTAAAAAAAGAAATAGATATTTTTATTTTAGCAATAAAATATTTGATCATTATCATCCTGTTTATAAAAAAGCAGCGTGGGATGCTCAATATCATAAGACAGAAAGCTTTTTTGAAGCTGATAGACAGGTGTTTAAGCGAAGAGAAGCAGAGAATTTTGGATTAAATGCTTGAGGAAAAAGAAATTCTTAACTCAATATTAGGTAATACTGTTGGATTTTTCCTAGAAATAGGGGCGGGGGATGGTAAAACAAATTCACTAACCGGGGATCTTGCAGCGAAAGGTTGGTATGCTACACTAGTAGAGCCATCTTGTTATAAGGTAGAGAAATTACAGGAGATTTACGGTAATGAAAAGCACCAGGTGTTTAATTTTGCATTATCTCCTACTTCAGAATCATACTTTAGGGACACTAGTAATGAAGGATTACCTGATAAAGTGCTAGAATTGTTTGAGTTAAAAAAAGCTAAGGAAGAATTTATTCCTCTTTTTCTTTATTATAATACACCTACTTTATTAAGTCGTATAAGTGTTATTCATACCTTTGATTTGATTGTAATAAACATCAAAAATCCGGGGTTTATACTTAAGGGATTAATAAGTATGGTAAATAAAGCTAAATTTGTGTGCCTTAAAAAACCAGATGATTTTTATAGTCTTAAGGAAATAGGTAATATTTTAGAAGAACACACTTTAGTAGACGAAACGATTGAATATTTATATTACATAAAAAAATAAAGGTATGTATAGTCAAAACAATGAAGAACAAGTAATTTTAGATTACTTTAAAAAGCAACCTCAAGGTACTTTTTTAGATATAGGTGCTAATGATGGGATTACGTTATCTAATACAAGGGCTCTTTTTGAAAAAGGCTGGTCTGGTGTTTTAGTTGAACCTAGTCCTACAGCTTTTCCTAAATTAGAAAAACTATATAAAGGCACATTAAATGAATTATTTAATGTAGCCGTAGTTGATTTAGATATTGAAGAAATAGAATTGCTTGATAGCAATGAGCATTTAGGTAGGGGAGATACTTCTCTTTTATCTACTGTAGTACCTAGCGAAATTGAAAGATGGGGTAAAACACAAACTTTTACTCCTATTACAGTTAAAGCTTCTACTATAAATAAAATTGTAGAAAGGTCTTCAATAAAAACCTTTGATTTTATTTCTATCGATTGTGAAGGATTAGATCTTGTTATTCTTAAAGAATTATTACCGTATATTCAGGATACAAAGTTAATATGCATTGAGTTTAACAATAAACCCTCTGTAAAGAATGAGATATTATCATTATTACCTGGATTTAAGTTAATTCATCAGAACTACGAAAATTTAATCTTAGCAAAATGAAACTATCAATTCTTATCCCTACTGTAGTAGGAAGAGAACATCTTTTAGAAAGACTACGTTCTGTTTTAAACCCTCAATTAACAGAAGACGTTGAGGTTATAGAGCAAAAAGATAATAAAGAAATTTCTATTGGTAGAAAAAGACAGACTCTTTTAGAAAAAGCAGCAGGAGAATATGTTGTATTTATAGATGATGATGACATGATTTCTGAGGATTATGTAGAGTCTATACTAAAAGCTCTTGAATCGAATCCTGATTCTGTAGGTTTTGAAATAGAATGTCATGGTACCACAGGAAAAACAGCATCTGCTAGTAATAAATGGAGTACATGGAAAGATAATCACGGAGGTTTTGATTATGTTAGAACTCCTTACCATAAAACCCCTATAAAAAGAAACATTGCTGTTATAATAGGATATAGAGATATGCGATATGGTGAAGACTATGATTATTCTAAAAGGCTTAAAGAAGCAGGTTTTATAAAAACAGAAGTTTATATTAACAAAGTTTTGTATTACTATATGTATGTTAAAGAAGATTTTAATAAAAAATACGGGATATGATACTTAAAGTTACTACAGGTGGTGGTTTAACATCTTGTTTATCAGTAAGATTACATGATTTCTGCCAGCAAAAAAACTGGAAAGAAATTACAGACATAGATTCAACCAAGCAGTTTTCTTTCTACACAGATTGGTTACTACACACAAAAGGAGTAGCATTTGATAAACCATTTTGTGATAATGTTTATGCTCCTTTTGATTCCACAAAAGTTCAAGATTTGGTTTTACCTAATTATGATCATGGATTACAATTTGCCTGGTATGATGAAATAGATTTAAAAAACATTCATCTTTTAGCAAATGAAGTATGTAAATTAAATTCTAATATTTATAATCGTTCTGAAGAAATATCTTCTTTTTATGATCTTAAAGATCGGTGCTCTGTTATTTATAGAGGTAATGATAAAGTAAAAGAAATAGAAAGAACTCCTTACGATGCTATTATAGATATTGCTTTTCAATCAGGTTACAATAAGTTTTTTTTGCAGACGGACGAGGTTGAGTTTTATGAATATTTTATACAAATATTTCCTGATACATTATCAAATGAAAACATACCTAGAATAAAAACAAACTATGACTCTTATGTTATATCAGAAAACCTAACTTTCTTTGCTCAGGAGTTTTTAGCAACACTGCATGCATTATCTACAACATCTTCTGCTATAATTACTAATACTGGTAACATAGGACTTTGGTCTGCTATTTTTAGAGGAAACCTAGAAAACTTTTATCAATACCACAGTATTGAAAAAAGATATAGGAAACTTGCATAGTTTAAACTTTTAATGTATATTTGTTGCATGGAAAATCAAAATGCAACCTCTGCTGCGGAACAAGGTTCTAGCACAGAAAACAATGTATCAGCTAAAATACAAGAAGCTCAAGAACGTGCAATGGCTCAGTACTACAAGAGCAAAACTCCTAATTTAAAAGCGCAACGTATTTATTATGAAGAACTTGCTATGATTTGGAAAGCTCGTTTAGAGGAGTTAAAAAATCGTATGGAGTTTATTCAACTTAGCGTTCAATTAGAAAAAGGTTTTGAAGAAGCTAAAGTAGAAGAAGAATCAAAAGAAGCTAACGAAACTAATTAAGTTAACTTTTAAAATTTATACCATGTTAAAAAACATTATAAATTTCTTTACTCCTTCTTCTGGTGACAAGATTGAGATTAAGGTTAAAAATCCTAAGTGGACTTTTCTCTTAGATCCAGGACATGGAGGTATGGCAAATGGTCAGTATGTTACACCAGGAAAAAGATCTCCTGCTTTTCCAAACGGAGAGGTATTATTTGAAGGTGTAAATAACCGTTTAAATGTAAATGCTGTATTTAGACTAGCTAATAACTTAGGTTTTAAGGTAGCGAATCTTGTTCCTACTAATGAAGATGTAAGTTTGCTTAAACGTGTAACATTAGCTAATAAATATGGTAAAAAATCTGTTTATATTTCTTTTCATAGTGACGCTGCAGGAGATGGTATTAACTGGCACCCTGCTTCTGGTATTACAGTATTTACGTCTAAAGGGCAAACTCTTTCTGATAAATTTGCGGATATTGTTTTTAAAAATCTTAGGTCTCAGTTCCCCGAAATAAACATGCGTCAGGATATGACTGACAAAGACCCTGATAAAGAAGAAAACTTCTTTGTATTACAAAAAACAATAATGCCTGCAGTTTTATTAGAGTTAGGATTTCACACTAATTTTAAGGAAGCTCAATACATTCAGACAGAAGAGTTTAGACTAAAGCTAGCTAAAGCTATGGTAGATTCTATGTATGAATGGGAAACAACTAATTTATGATAGTAACGCGCGTACATAAAAAAACAAGGCTGACTTTAAGAGAGGGGTTGGAGTTCCAACTCCTCACTTATTGTTTTATAAAAGATTTGAATATAAGTCTTGCAGACAGAAAAGCTTTAGTAGAGTTGATTATATATGGTCCTACTCCATTAAAGGATTTTTGTACTCATGTCACAAATATTTCAATATTTAAGTCATCTCAATCTACTAGAAATGCTTTATCTAAACTTGAAAAAATGGGTTTTATATATAAGACCGGCAAGAGTAGAAAAGAGATTGTGATACACCCTGATTGCGAAATAATAAACAAACCTGCTGTTTTATTGCAGTTTGAATTTTTAGCTCATGGTACCAACAGATCCTAATACATTAATCAAAAACGTAGCTATCAAAACAGGATTTCCTGAGAAAGTATGTAGTGAAATAATACATCTTTACTGGAATCGTGTACGTCAAGGTATGGTAAAAGGTAATGCACCTTATGTTAAAATTAGGAACTTTGGTTTGTTAAAAGCATCTACTAAAGTTATTGATAGAAAAATTGAACACTACGACAAAGTATTACATAACATAGATAACTCAAAAAAACCTGTGTTTATGATACGCTATGCTAGTTGGAGAATATCTATTTTAAGAAAACTACAGTTTATTTATTTATATGAAAACTTTATTAAAAGAAAAATTAGGAAAGTTCGCGTCAGTATTTTTAGAAATCTTGAAGAATCGCAAAAAAATACAGCAGGGGCTCATAAATTTATTACTCAGGAAACAGGAGATTGAAGCTATTGCGGCTTATAGAATGAGCAAGTGCGAAACCTGTGTATTTATGGATCGCAAAGGTTCTGATTGTGCTGTACCAGGAACGCAACCTTGTTGTAGTATTTGCGGGTGTTGTTTAAGTTTACTTACAAGATCTCTTTCTACAGAGTGTTCTAATGATGATAATAAACTATGGCATGCTGTTATAACCCAAGAACAAGAAGATAAACTATATGAAAAAATCAACTACAAAGCGGAGTAAATACTTTACAATAGTAGGTAATAGAGTTTGTTTACCTTTGATATTGACCTTAAAACATATTAAGAATACTAATGTGTATGATGAAAATAATAATCTTATAGGTCAAACTCAAACGGTTAAAAAAACCAAAGAAAAAATTGTACAGTTTTGGATTCCAAGAGCTAATATAAATTGTGTTCAGTCTTATATAAATAGTAGGAATGAGATTTCACCGGTAAGATGTTACATTACTGATTCTATAACTAATGATAGCTATTTGATAGCATCTTCACCAGAGTCAATTATTAATTTAGATTTACGTAAAAATTCAGGATATGGTTCTTAAGTTTGACGAAAAAGATCATAAATACACTTCTATAGATGGCGATAACATTGAATGGGAAAGTGTTACGCGAATAGTGTCTTCTTACAAGAATAAGTTTGACCCCAATCAACACTTTAAATCTGTAAAGAATCCTAAGAGTAAGTGGTATGGTAAAGATCCTTTAGAAGTAAAAGCAATATGGGAAGCAGAAACACAACGTTCTGTTGAGTGTGGTGATTGGTACCATAAAAAACAAGAAAAAGAACTATGGTCTGCAGGTAGTATAAAGCACGAAGATTCTACACTTCCTGTGCACAAAGCATTAGAAATAGAAGGTTCTAGAGTAGCAGAAAACCTTAAGTTGCAACCAGGTTGTTACCCTGAATTAATTGTATATCTTAAGTCAGCAAAAATTTGCGGTCAATCTGATAAGGTTATTGTTTCTAATAAAGGTGTGGTAGACATAGAGGATTACAAAAGCAACAAAGAAATTGAAAGAGAATCATTTAAAAATTGGGAGGGTAAACACAAGATGATGTTACCTCCTGTAGATAATTTACAAGATTGTAATTTTTATCATTATGCATTGCAGTTAAGTTTCTATATGTATATGATTCTTAAACACAATCCTAAGTTAAAAGCAGGAAACTTAACTATTCATCATATAAAGTTTGAGTTAGAATCTACTGACGCTAACGGTTATCCTATTTATAAAAGAGATAAAGATGGTAGTTTTATAGTAAAAGGAGTAGAAAAGATAAAATTACCTTATCTTAAGAGTGAAGTTATTTCAATAATAAAACATCGCGGATGAAACTATTTGACGTAAAAAATAAAGTACTTATTCCTACAGAGCATTGTTATGCTTTAGATTTTCTTAAAGAAATAATGGAAGAATACCCTGATTGTTATATAGAAGTATATAAGTATATCTTTTATATGGGTTCTATAAGTGCTGACGAAAATCCTTTTTTTAATGTGCCTGAAGATGACAAAGAAGAAATAATTTTATCGGAAATAGATAGTTCTTGTTTTTCTACAGAGGAGTTAACTATACAAAATGCTCTAGAAAAATACAGACAGCTAGAACAAACTCCTACTCTACGCGCGTACATAGGTATTAAATCTATGTTAGATAGACTATCTGATTATATGTCTAATACAGCAATTTCTCACGGAAGAGATGGTAATATTACAGCATTGCTTTCTGCAGCTGAAAAATTTCATAAAATAAGAGAGTCATATAAAGGAGTTTATAGAGATCTTATGGATGAACAAAAATCTCGTGTACGAGGTGATAGAGCAAGAGGTTACGATCAATGATACAAAACTTTTATTTTACAGATATTCCTACTTGGGACAATGGTACTTGGACAAAAACTACTTTTGAAAACAAAGTAGATTTTATAGAATTTTGCGATTCCTTGTTTAAGCAACCTGGTGAATATAATTTTAATGAAACTACTGCTCGTCTTTTTAATGAACAAGGTTCTTTCTTTGAAAAGAATCAATTTTACACAGATGCTCCTTACAAGAGTGCTGATTATATTAAATACTGGGACTTTGAAAAAGCTAAATGCAGAAAGGGTCTTATTATTAAACTGGGAAAAGATACTTGGTATTTAACAAGAGCCTACTACATGTGGCTTAATTTTTTACCAATCTTTGATAAAATAGATAATAAGTACGCTTTCCCTAAAATTTGGGATACTCAGTACCATATGAGACTTTATGATTTTAGAGCTGAATTAAAAGGTCTAAATTCAGTCTGTATGAAGAAGCGTCAGATTGCTTACTCCTACCAAATGTGTGCGGAGATGATTACTGAGTTTTGGTTTGAAGAAGGTTCTATTCTTAAAATAGGTGCTTCTGATAAAGGTTACATTAGTGACGAGGGTACTTGGAAATACTTAAACGAGTATAGAGATTTCTTAAATCAACATACTGCTTGGTATCGTCCTACTAATCCAGGTGGAGTTTTGCACTGGGAACAAAAAGAAGAAGAAACTATAGGAGGTAAAAAACAAACCTTTGGTAACAAGTCTATGATTCTGGGACGAAGTTTTGAAAAATCTCCAACAAAAGGTGTGGGTGGTAGATGTCGTAAATTCTGGTATGAAGAGGGTGGTATTGCTCCTACTGCAGATAAAACCTTCAAGTACTTAGAACCTGCTCAAAGACAAGGACAAATTAAAACCGGTATTTTTTATCTAGGAGGTTCTGTAGGGGAACTTGACAAATGTGAACCTCTGAAAAAATATTTACTACGTCCTATTGAAAATAAGTTTTTGGGTGTAGAGCATAAGTTGATGGACTCAAAAGGTACAGTTGCTGTTACAGGTTTGTTTATTCCTGAGCAATGGTCTATGCCTCCTTTTATAGATGCTTATGGTAATTCATTAGTACAAGAAGCATTAGAAGCTTTAGATAAAGATTACGAAAAACTTAAAGAAAATCTAGACCCTGCAGAATATCAACTTGAAATTTCTCAGCGTCCTAGAAACATAGAAGAAGCGCTAGCTAGTAGAAAAGAATCTAAATTTCCTTTACATATATTGCAAGCGCAGGAAATGCGTATTGCTAACAAAGAGTATAGTGTAGAATATTTAGATCTTGATCATAACGAAAAAGGTGAGCTTGAAGCTAAAAGAAGTATGCGTTATCCTATTATGGACTTTCCTGTAAAGAAAGAACAAAAAGATAAACGAGCTTGCATTTCTGTATGGGAAAGACCTTGTAAAGATCCTTCCTTTGGTCAGTATTACGCTTCTATTGACCCTGTTTCTGAAGGTGCTACTACTACCTCAGATTCTCTTTGTTCTATTATAGTCTACAAAGCACCCACAGAAGTTACTGTGTATGAGGAAGATGGTACATCTAGAACTGAAATAGAAGGTGATAAAATTGTTGCTACTTGGTGCGGTCGATACGATGATATTAACGAGACACATCAGCAGTTGTTAAATATTATTACCTGGTACAATGCGTGGACTATTATAGAAAACAACGTACCTATTTTTATTACATACATGATTCTTAAAAAGAAACAGCACTTTTTGGTACCTAAAGATAAGATGCTGTTTTTGAAAGAGTTAACCGCTAATTCTACAGTAAGATCTGAATATGGATGGAAAAACGTAGGTGTTATTTTTAAAACTCACCTTTTAAGTCACGCTATTGAATATGTAAAAGAAGTCATAAACGAGGAGCATGCTACTACAGGTAAAGTAGTAAAACGTGTTTACGGAGTAGAAAGAATACCTGACCCTATGCTTATTAAGGAAATGAAAGCGTATGTGGATGGTTTAAACGTGGATAGACTTGTAAGTTTTTGCGCTCTTGTAGCTTTTATAAAAGTTCAGACTGCAAATAAGGGTTTTGCTAAAAGAGTTATTAATAAAGATTTGGATAAGAATAAAGATTTGTATAAATTGAAAAAGAGTCCTTTTAAGCATTTTGGAGGGATGAAACAATCTATTAGGAAATCTCCTTTTAAAAATATAAGATGAGAGTAGTTAACGCACTGCAAATAAAACAGGGAGCCAAAGTTGAAAGAAATAATAGACTTGGTCTTATAGTACAACCTTTACAATTTCTCCCAGAGAAGGAAAAAGATGACGTTTGGTTAGCGTCTTGTGTAGATTATTTTGAATGGCAGGGTATTAAACAAATATCTAGAAATGCTAAAAGATTACTCAAAAACTATAAGTTAGCTAGAGGTATTATTGATAGAAACGACTATATCGTAGATGAAACATCGGATACTGCAGAATTGGTAGATACCCTAAACTTTCAATACGACGGTGCTAATGAATTAAAATTCTATCCTATTATTCCTAATGTAGTTAATGTATTATGTGCTGAATTTGCTAAAAGAAACAATACAGTTTCATATAGAGCAGTAGATGATACTTCCTACAACGAGCAGTTAGAAGTTAAAAAAGAAATGGTAGAGGAAGCTCTTTTTGTTAAAGCTCAACAAAAAATAGCTGCTGCTATGGTAGAACAGGGGGTAGATCCTAATGACCCTGAAGTTCAAGAAGCTCTTAGTCCAGAAAAAATTCAATCAATGCCTGAAATAGAAAGTGCAATGACTAAAAGTTATCGCTCTATGTGTGAATTATGGGCACAGCATCAGCATAATGTAGATGTTGAACGGTTTAAAATGGATGAATTAGAAGAGAGAGCATTTAGAGATAAGTTGATTACAGATCGTGAATTCTGGCATTTTGAAATGCAAGAAAACGATTATAAAGTAGATATATGGAATCCTATTACTACTTTTTATCATAAGTCACCTTCTGTCCGTTATACTTCAGAAGGTAATTATGTAGGAAAGATTGATGTGATGACTGCTTCTGATGTTATTGATAAATACGGTTATTTGATGACTGAAGAAGAATTAAGAAGTATAGAACTTAATTATCCTGTAAAAGGAGCTACTTATGCTATGCAGGGTGTTCAAAATGATGGTTCTTTTTATGATCCTACCAGAACACACGAATGGAATACTTCAATGCCATCTTTAGGGTACCGTCAGTTCTTGTCGGTGCACGATGATTTTATTTATGGTGGTGACCCAATATGGGCAGTCTATGCAGAATCAGAAGATCTTATTAATACAGGTAATGCTTATTTTGTAAGGGTTACTACAGTATATTGGAAGACACAAAGAAAAGTTGGTCATCTTACTAAGATTACAGAAGAAGGAGAAGTAATAGAAAAAGTTGTAACGGAGTCATATAAAGTAACAGATAAACCTCTTTATGACGCTACCTTAAAAAAAGAAAAAACTTCTGAGACTTTAATTTTTGGTGAACACATAGAATGGTTATGGATTAATGAAGTTTATGGTGCTACCAAAATAGGACCTAATAGACCTTCATTGTGGGGTATGAATAATCCAGGTGGTTTTAATCCTATTTATTTAGGAGTAGGAAAAGATAAACCTGGTAGATTAAAATTCCAGTTTAAAGGTAATAATAACTTATATGGGTGTAAACTTCCGGTAGAAGGCTCTGTATTTAATGATAGAAATACAAGATCTGTTTCTATGGTTGATATTATGAAACCATATCAAGTAGGTTACAATATTGTCAATAATCAGATTCAAGATATTCTTATTGATGAATTAGGTACTGTAGTTCTTTTAGATCAGAATGCATTACCTCAACATAGTTTGGGTGAAGACTGGGGTAAAGGTAACTATGCTAAAGCGTATGTAGCAATGCGTGATTTTAGTATTCTTCCTTTAGATACTACATTAATGAATACAGAAAATAATGTTGGGTTTAATCACTATCAAGTTCTTAACCTTGAACAAACTCAGCGTTTAATGTCTCGTATTCAATTAGCTCAGTATTTTAAAACCCAAGCATTTGATGTTATAGGAGTTAATCCGCAAAGAATGGGACAGCAGATAGGACAAACACAGTCTGCTACAGAAGTAGAACAAGCAGTTACAGGTTCATATGCTCAAACCGAAATGATGTTTGTAGAGCATAGTGATTACTTGATGCCGCGCGTACATCAGATGAGAACAGACCTTGCACAGTTTTATCATTCTACTAATCCTTCTACTAGATTAACATATGTTACAAGTTTAGATGAAAAAGTAAACTTTGAAATAAATGGTACTGATTTATTGCTGCGCGATCTTAATGTTTTTGTCACTACTAAAGCAAATCACCGTGCTTTATTAGAACAACTTAAGAGTTTAGCAATGAGTAATAATACAGCAAACGCTAGTATATATGACCTTGCTAATATTATTAAATCTACCAGTATAGCAGAAACAGATAATATTCTTGCTAAGATTGAGAAACAAGCTCAACAAAATGCTCAAGCTGCACAAGAAGCTGAAATGCAAAAACAACAACAGTTGTTACAAGCACAAGAAGCAGAAGCTGAAAAAGAAAGACAATTTAAGCTTGAAATGGCTCAGATGGATAATGAAAACAATATCATGGTTGCTCAAATTAGAGCAGCCGGGTATGGTTCTATGCAAGATATCAATGAAAATAAAATGAGCGATTATCAAGATTATATGGATCGTCTTACTTCTACTCAACAATATCAAGACCAGATGAACTTTAATAGGGAAAAAGAAAATAACAGATCTTTAACTGAACGAGAAAAATTAAATCTGTCGCGAGAAAAATTAAATGTTGAAAGAGAGAAAGCTAGAGTTGCACTTGAAATAGCAAGAGAGAATAAAACTAAAAGTGAGCTTGAAGCAAACAGAAAAAATAAAGAAAAAGAGAATAAATCTAAATAATTTGGATTTGATAAAATAAACTTAGTAACTTTATTGAAAATTATATTTTATGCAGACTAACGTAGATGAGTTTGAATTGGACAACCTGGATGATTTTGGTGCAGGTTCCGCAAGTATGGAGACAGATGATAATACACCTTCAGATTTGTCTCAAGAAAAAACAGATAAACCAGATGATGTTAAAAAATCATCTGTTTTTGAAAAAGTAGAGGATAATATTCCTGATCCTACAGAATTAGAAGAAGAAGACGATGCTGATGATGACGAAGAAGAAGATGATGATGACAAAGGAAATGCTTTTACTAAAGAAAACAGTAAAGCAAAAAACCCTTATACAGGAAAAGCTGTAGCATCATTAATTAAAAAAGGTGTTATTAAACCTTTTGTTAAAGATGATGGTACTGAAGAAAAAATAGAAGATTACTCTGATAAAGATATTGAAGAGTTAATTAAAGCTAATATTGAACAAGTAGAAGATAATGTTAGAGCAGAACTTCAACAAAATTTCTTTGAGGAAATGCCTGAAGAATTTGCTATCGCATATAGTTATTTTCAAAAAGGTGGTACTGATTTGAAAGGTCTTTTTAAAATGTTTGCTGAAAACGCTGAAATGTTTGATGCAAATGTAGAAAACGAAGACGATGCTGAATCAATAGCTAGAAATTATTTACATCTTACTAGGTTTGGTAGTGAAGAAGAAATTGAAGAACAAATTCAAGAATGGAAAGATCTTAATACTCTTAGTAAGAAAGCTGATAATTTTAAACCTAAGTTGCAAGAAGTAAAACAAAAAGAGATTACTAGAAAACTTGCAGAACAAGAATCACAGCGTCAAAAAAGAATTCAAGCTGTAAATAAATTCCAAAACGATGTAGTAGGCGCTTTAAAAGCAGGTGAATTGAATGGAATTAAGATTGATAGAAAGACTCAAAGCAATCTTTATTCTGGTTTGGTAAACTTAGATTATGACTCTTTGACCGGTAGAAAAGTTAATTTGCTAGGTCATTTGTTAGAAAAATATCAGTTTGTTGAGCCTAGATTAGATTTAATTTCAGAAGCATTATGGTTGCTTCAAGACCCTAGTGGTTACAAAGAAAAAATCAAAAATATTGGTGGTAAAGAAGCTGTAACTGAGACAGTTAGGAAACTCAAAATTGCAGAAAAAGAAAAGATTCCTACTGCTATTATAGATGATGAATCCGAAGATAAATCGAGGAAACCGAAAAAAAATTTTAAGCCTCGTAGTATTTTTGGTTAAAAACTTATTATATTATATAGAACACATTATTAATTATAAGTATTATGTCGACTCCAGTTTTAAACAATGGTATTTTTGTAAGGGACACTGCTTACAAAGTATCTAGCCACATCGACTCGTACCATTTGCTCCAACAGATGAAAGACCAGGAGCCGATGAATATGGGTCCTATCGATCTCTGGGCAATGGCGCAGAAGGTTGAAATGCCACTCTACATGATGTCTAATTTTGGTGGTAAGAATACCATTGAAGTAGACAATGCTCGTGGTGAGTACAAATTCCAAATTCCTATTGTAGAAGATCTTCCTTACATTGTAGAGAATATCGAAACAGCACCTGATCTTGGTATTGATGGTACTTACTTCAAAATTAAGTTAAACAAGCGTTCTTTTGGTCACGGTGATATTATCACTTATGACAAAATGAATGGTTTGGAACTTTATGTTTCTCCTGAACACGATGTTCTTCCTCAGGGTGATAGTTTTATTTACACTGTACAGTTGGTAAATAATAACTCTAACCAGAGTTTAGATCCTAAATATCTTGCTCCAGGTACTAAATTCTTCCGTATTGGTTCTGCTCGTGGTGAATACGGTGAGCGTTTTTCAGACATGGAAGTTAGTAATGGGTATCGTGAGTTCTATAACTTCGTAGGAGGTGCTGAAGCTCATACTCATTATTCTTTCTCTTCTCGCGCTGCGATGATGCAGAAAGGTGCTATGATGGCAGACGGTTCTATTCCAGTTCAAGAACTTTGGAGATCTTTCGACCCTAGTCTTGATCTTTCTGTACCCAACATGCTTAATAAAATGGGTAAAGATGGAATTAAAGGTGCTATGAAATCTGGTGCTATCACTCGTTCCTTCGTTACTAAAACAGAAGCTGCTCACCTTGCTAAAATCGGTCAAGATATTGAATCTTACCTGATGTGGGGTAAAGGCGGTCGTTTGAAGCAAGACGGTCCTGATGATATTCGTTTGTCTGTAGGTCTTTGGAAACAATTAGATAACTCTTACAAGCGTGTTTACAACAAAGTAAACTTTAATCTTGATCTGTTTAAATCTGAACTTTACAATTACTTCGCAGGTAAAGTTGAGTTTAAAGGTCCAGATCCTAAGCGTGAGATTGTTGTACAAACAGGTCTTGCAGGTATGCGTTTGGTTAACGAGGCTATTAAGCGTGAAGCTGTTCAGTCTGGTTTGATTATCAACGCTTCTGAAGTAGGAGCTATTACTAACAAAGGTATGGATCTTCACTTTGGATATGCATACACTAGTTATGTAATTCCATTCTTGGCAAATGTTAAGTTTGTTATCAACCCTGCATTTGATAATTACAATACCAACGATATCGAGAACCCAATCATTGACGGTTATCCTCTTTCTTCTTACTCATTTATTATCTTTGATATCACTGATAATACTAATGACAACATCTTCTTGTTGAAGAAAAAATGGGATTCTGAATTACGTTGGTGGTATCAAAACGGTACTATGGATTACTTGGGTCGTACTCAAGGTTTCCAATCTAGCGGTAATTTCAACGGTTTCCGTGTTTATATGACACAAACCTACCCCGCAATTTGGGTAAAAGACCCAACCAGAGTGTTGAAGATTGTTATGCGGAACCCTATTACAGGCGGAAGTTTCTAACAATACTTACTCGACAAGGAAAAATAACCCCGGAATTATCTGGGGTTATTTTTTTTGTGTATATTATAAGAAAAAGACTATGGCTAAAAGACCTGAATTTGTTTTAGAGTTTTTTTATAAACGAATAGAGGAGACAAATGATAAAATACTTACGCGAAAACTTGCCTCTGAATTAATTGCAGCATTTCCTGAAAGTTTTACAAATTATGAGAATGCTAGAAGTTTTGTACGCTACAAAAGAAATCAGCATCATCAGAATAAAAGAAGAGAATACTACGTTCCTAACGAACCTTATGTACATGATGTAAATAAATATGGAATTCCTAATAGTATGGCAGACACTATTTCTCATTTTATAATACAAAGAAAGAAAGCGCTTATTATTTCAGATTTACATTTTCCTTTTCATAGTGTAGAAAGTATTGAATTAGCATTAGACTATGCTGCTAATAAAGGAGCAGAAGCTATTGTAATAAACGGAGATTTGTTAGATTTTACAATGATTAGTAGACACGATCAAGACTGGAGAAGTCGTGATGTTTATACTGAATTTGAACAAGTAAGAAGTTTCTTGGAAAATCTGCGTAAATCTTTTCCTTCTACTACAATAATATTTAAAGAAGGTAATCATGATGAACGATGGGAAAAATGGTTATACAATAAAGCTCCTGAAATATTTAAAGATCCTGAATTTAAGTTAGATGCCAGGTTAAGATTAGGAGAACTAAATATACAGTATGTAGCAGATAGACAACTTATGAAGTTTGGTAATTTGTTTATTGCACATGGTCATGAATTTATTGGAGGTGGAGGAGGAGGTAAAAACCCTGCTAATAGTTTAGGTAATAAGTTTAATGGAGATATGCTTACGGGTCATTTTCATAAAACTAGTCATAGAATTGACACAGATAGCATTACACGACACAACCGAAATATTTACACTACAGGTTGTCTTTCTACTCTGAATCCATACTACGCTAGAATAAACCAGTGGAATAATGGTTTTGCGTACGGAGAATGCGATTTAGTTACCGGTGAATATGAAATAGAAAATCTTAGAATAATAAACAAGAAAGTCAAAAAATGAAAGTAACAGATAAGCAGTTTACAAAAGATTACAAAATTTTAGAAGCTGTTTGTAAAGAACTTTCTGTTGAGTTAAAGAGAGAAGGTAAATCGTACTTTTATTATCCTGATAGTAAAGTTATTGCTTTACCAAAGTGTGTAAAAAGTAAAGCTAGCCTTATTGTAGGTCTGTTACATGAAATAGGACATGTTATTCACCGCGATAGTATTTTTGGAGGTCTTTCTAAAACTGAAAACCACAATCGTGTTATCATAGTAGAAGGTGAATACAAAGCTTGGGAGCACGGGTACTATCTTTTACAAAAATTAAATTTAGAACATTATAATAATTTCTATATTAAAGAATGGGCTAAATCTTGGAATCTTTATATTAAACACGTAAAAGATTGTCACAAACTTGAGTTATTGAATATGCGTGTCTCAATTATTGATTAAATTTGTGACATGAACAATCAAGAATTTTCCAAAAGTGTAGAGACAGCTCTAGAGATAGTCAGGAGTAGACTCGTAGTTAAAAATCAAGAGTACGCCCACAATTCTGATGTATTTCGGAATTTTCGTACTGGTATTTCTATGCAAAAAACACCACAGGGTATTGCGTGGGAATATATGACCAAACATTTGCAGTGGTTAAAAGATACTATTGCAGATAATAAACTTCCTGATATGGACCAGGTAGATGAAAAAATTATTGACATTGTAAATTACTTGCTTATTATTAGAGCAATGTATGATGACCAGAATAACAATAATTTGCTCTAGTAATATTTATTTATTATATTTGTATATAAAATTTTGAAATCATGGAAAAATTTGTACCACAATCACCCGATCCCTTTTTGAATAAAGATGAAGACATGAGTCTTGCAAAGTTTGGTCACATTAACGCTATTGTTGATGCATTAAATGCTCCTACTAGTTTTAATAGTTTTGTAAATCAAATTACTACTAATGTTTATTCTAATAATAGTCAAGCGCTAGCAGGAGGATTAACTGCAGGAGATTTTTATAGAACTTCAGGCGGAGTAATTCATATTGTAGTTTAAACGAAAATAAAATAAAACAACCAATATATTATGATTAAAGTAGAAGTAGCTACACCGAACAAAAGGTCGGATATAAGTATCCGTCCGTTCACAGGTATTGAAGATGAAATGGGTCTTCACAAATACGAACTTGTTGTGTTTGATGGAGTAGTTCATGAAGAATGGATTGCTTGTCTTGAACAAAATGGAGTTCGTAGATATGTAACAGGACTTAATGAATTTGCTCCTGAAGTTCAAAGATTAGAAGGTGAGATGAAAGAAGCGACTATTAAAGATATTCGCAAGACTGTAGCTCACCTGGAAAAAGCGTTAATTACTAATGTAATTGATGAAAACGATCCTGATTTTTGGGGCAAAGTAAAGATTCTAAAACCTGATAATGATGAGTTTTGGAGTAAGGTTAGTATTCGTTGTGGTAATGACCCTGTATTTTTAGATCAAAAAGATCCTTACGATTTGATTAAATTCTATGCTATTAAAGCAGGAGGATTTTCTTCAATTGCTCCAGATTACAATGCTGCAAAAGATAGTAATATGCGTGGTGTCCGTAAACGTTTCTTTTTAGATCGTTTTGAGGATACTCTGTCTGTTAAAGTAGAAGTAAGTAAATTCCGTAACAAAGCGTTAGGTGAATTGCATAAACTCTATGAAAAAAATACAGATAAAATGTTACTTATTACTAAGATTTTGGACCCTAATTCTTTATCCTACAGAAGTAACACTCCTCCTGATGTATTGTATCAGCAACTTGATAGATACATTCAAGGTGTTGGAGTAGATAAAGATAAGTTAAAAGCACCTCAGAAGTTCTTAAAACTTATTGAAACTCCTGTAGAAGAACTGAAAGTACGGGCTATTATTAAAGATGCAGCTGGTCTTAACATCTTGCGTTCTAAAAGCGATGGTATGATTTACTACGAAAAAACACAAACTCCGGTAGGTAGAACACCACAAGATGTTTTTGTTTTCTTAAAAAATCCTCTACACCAGGATATCTTAGTAGATTTACAAAAAGAAGTTGAATCTAACTGGTCTAAATAATCATGAATAATACTCTTCTAAAACTTAAAATTGAGCAAAGATTAAACAAAATATCTAGTCAGGATTATAGTAATATAAAACCCTGGATGGTTATTGAAGCTTTTAATAAAGCTCAAATTGAATGGATTAGAAGAAATTTACATGGTAATAATTTATTTAAAGAAGGAGACGAGCAGAGTGTTAGAAGAATTGATGATCTTCAAATTCTACTAACCTCTGCTTTTATCCCTACTACAAACAATAACTTCTATGTAATAGCACCAATGCCAAGTAACTATTTGGCATTTAAGCGTTTAGATGTAGAAGCTAAAAAAGATTGTTGTAAAGATGTTAGAAACATGCGTTCTAATCTAATAGAAGAAGCAATGGTTAATCAATATCTTAATAACGAAAACTCAAAACCTAGTTTTGAGTGGGGTGAAACCTTTTTTACAATGATAGGTAATAACTTACATATCTATCATAACAAAGACTTTGATGTCAATAAAGTCAACTTAGTCTATTATAGATTTCCTAGAAAGATTGAAATCGCAGGTGTTGAAAATCCTGAAAACGGTCAGATATCTCCTATAAACGTTGAATCAGAACTTAAAGATGATTTACTAGAATTGATAGTAGACGATGCTGCTGCTATATTAGCAGCTGATATTGAATCATTTAATCAATATCAAAGAGAAACACAAAACGCAGAAAGAAATAATTAACCTTTATGTTAAAGAGACCTTCTAATTTATCGCATATACAGATTTCAGAATTAGTTGTTGAACTGTTAGCACTTGCTCCTAGAGCTCATTCTTTACATTTACTTGTAACAGGAGAAGGTTCTTTTGCAGCACACAAAGCACTTAATGAATTTTATGATGCTTTACCGGGTCTTGTAGATACAGTAGCAGAAGGATGGCAGGGTTATAATGAAAAGTTATTAGACACTGTTGATCCTAAAGTACCTGTAATTAAAAATACTAAAGATATGCTTGCTGTTATTAGAAAAATGCATTCTAAGATTACAGAAATACAAGCTGACTTACCTTCAGATGCTTCTGAAATAATAAATGATTTAGACAATATTAAGTCAGAAATGAATTCTTTAAAATATAAATTGCTTTTTCTACAGTAATTTATTATATTGATTTAAACATTTTATCTATATAATTATGTATTTTAATCACGCGTTTCGACAAACACACATTGGAACCAAAGTTGGTGGTTCACCTGTGTTTTCTGGAATTTCTTCAGTATCAGGTTTTATTGAAGATGCTTCCTCAATCAAATCTTCTGATTTGAAAGATCGTACTATTGGTCTTGGTCCTGGTACTTTTGGATTTTTTGATGAAAGTTTTAATGGTATTGATACCAATAACTTTACAAACTGTTGTCCATTGTACTTAGCAAGTGCTTCTATCTTCCAAAAAGATAAAATCGGTCAATTTCATGGTGGGTATTTAGAGTCAGTAAAATCTAAACTGATTAATCCTAAGCATGTTAGCAAAGTTTGGTACACTCCTGCTTGTCCTGCAAAAGCTGACGTAGTTCACATTGGACATACTCCTTACACTACTACATTGTCTCCAGCATGTCCTGCTCGCGAGTTTTTGTGTAATGAAGTTTACAACTTACGTATTGACCTTAAAGGGTCTCCTGTTCTTCGTTTGTTGAACCGTAATATGTACCGTAATGTAAGTCGTTGGACAGGTTGTTGCCCTGCAGGTCAACCAGTTGCTCCTGTAGATTCTACATTAGTATTTATTCAGTGGGCAAAAGACCTTTTGAATTTCCCGTTGACTCAACCTTTCATTCAAATTGAAATTTTTAGAGAAGATACTGGTGCATCTTTAGGTACAGATCCTGCTGTTTGGGATAATTATGTTTCTCCTGGTCATACTACTAATAGAATGGCAGGTATGATTATCACAGGAGCTTATGTTGATACTAAGTTTGGTGATTGTACTTTCCAAATCTCTGATTTCTTTGAAAAAGAACCAGTTCGTGTATATGCTTCTATGGTTGATGAAACCGGTGATGTTTGTGCATTTGAAGGTCTTTGTGTAATTAAAGAGTGTGAAGCTACTCAGGCTGAAGGTTTTGGTGAGCAAGTAGTTCGTGATTTGATTTTGTTTGAATCTTATCGTCAGAACTTTTTCCATACAGATCTTCGTCTGCGTGAAGTAACTCAAGGTTATGATTTTACAAATGTAATTGATCGTAATTCTTCTTACCATCGTTACTTTATTGCTCATAATGTACCTCGTAGAAATAATCCTACTAGTACTTTTGACAATGATCAATATTTGATTGAAATTGTAGTTCCTGCAAAAGATGCTTTATTTGAAGCATTTATTCAATCTTGGTTAGGTGGTTGTGGTGTTTGTTCTGCTGATATTGACTTCAGCGCTACTTGCTCCGCTGCTTGTCCATAATTGTTTGGTTGTTTTGATTTGTTGAAATAGGGAGAGAAATCTCCCTATTTTTTTATTAATATTTGACAAAATGTAATAAATTTGTAAATTGTAAGTATGTCACAGTTAGCTTTAGATTTTATTCAAACAATGAACCCTTCTGTAATGAGAATTGCAGATGCTAGTAATTACTCAGGTCCTCCAGTAACTAATCCTATTTTAACTGTGTTGGGTCCGGGATATACTACACCAGGAGTTATTTATCCTACTACGTTTCCTTTTATAGAAAATCTTTCTGCTTACGATGCAGGTTTATTACCTGCACCTACCCCTATTACAGATTACCCTGAATTTCCAGATGGTGTATATGTAGTTAAATATAGTATAGCTCCTAATACTCAAGTGTTTGTAGAATACAATCATCTTAGAATAACTAAGTTTCTTAATAACTTACAAAAAGCATATTGTAAGATTGATAATGTAGGTTGTATGCCATCTGCAGAATTAGAAGAAGATTTAGCAAAATTGAGACTTATTGAAAATATGATGAAAGCTGCTGTAGCAAAAGTTGAAATTTGTCATAAACGCGAAGCTGGAAGTATGATGTTTCAGTATGCAAATAAATTATTAGATCGTTTTACTTGTAAATCTTGTAAATAATATGAGTATGTGTCCTAATTGTAAAGCATCTTTAGGTTGTAGTTGTAAACTTAGAAAGACTCCTAAAGGAACCCAAGTTTGCACAAACTGTCTTTCATTAGCTATATCCCAAGGAAAATGAGTTGTACTTTATGTGAAATAGAAGAAATAAAATGTGACTTTGCAGATTACATGTATAACAAATTTAAAGAAATGAAATTTGGTATAGAGACTTGCTGTAAAGAAAACTTTAACAAACTTGATGTAAGACATAAGCTTGCAGAGTTTAGTCTTATTCAAGATGTTGATACCGAATTGATTTTAACTAACGACACTGTTACTATATTTCCAGTTTCATTTGGAGAATGTTGTAAATAATATTATATTAAGTATATGGCAAGACCTACTAACTCCTCTAATAAAAGTTTAAGTTGCAATCCAGTTTCTTCGGAGTGTGTTATCTACAATAATCAGAACTTAGATTGTTTTGAAATTTGTGTAGGTAATAGTGTAGGTGATGTTATATTTGGTTTAGGTAGTTTATTATGCGAGTTTACTCAAAAGGAATATTCTTTGTGTATTAATGAACCTCACACTTTAAATTTAGAAGATGCTCTTACAGAATTAGCAAATGCTGTTTGCGAATTGCAAAATGCAACTCCTCCTGAACCAGGTCCTACTTTTACTTGTACTGATGTTAAAGCATGTGAAATGCCTGCTACAGCCATTACAGAAGAAGGAACCTCTTTAGAAGATGTTATTGCTGCTATTGCAACTAACAGTGATGGTTCTGCAACTGTAATAGAAGATGAGATTAATCCTACTTTAGCAAATCACGAAGACAGGATTACAGAACTAGAAGATGCTCCAGCACCTATTTTTGTTGAACCTGAAATAATTCCTGTATGCGTACTTCCTGCAGTTGCTACACCTATTAGTGAAGTATTATCTGCATTAGAAGAAGATTTTTGTAGCATGCAACAGTTATTAGGTTCTAATAACGAAATTGTTACTGCTATTTCGCGACAGTGTTTAAATCTAAATACAGATACCTCCCTTTCTACAAATGGTACTATGAGTGCTATTCCAGGATGGCAAACCAGTCCTAATACCTTATCAGAATCAATTAACAATTTATGGTTGACTCTTTGTGATATGAGATCAGCTATTAAAGACATTAAACTTAACTGCTGTAATACAGAATGTTCTGACTTTGTTTGGGCAATTAGTTCTACTATTAATGCTGCAGGTACACAAATTGAGTTTTACTTTGATTCTGTAGTAATACCATCAGGATTTACAGCATGTGATCCTCTAGGTGCAACCTTTACTATTTCTGATAGTTTAGGTAATAGCATGAATGTAAAAATACCTATTCAATCATACGCAGGTACTTTAACTCCATATGTTATTCTTTTAGGTGGAACACCTTTGTCTGCATCATCTAATTATAATGTTAATGCTAACACTTGTTTTACAAATGCGGCAAAAGGAATTACTTGTGAAAAATCACTTTGTTTAGGTATTCAAAACCCAGCGGTTTGTCCTGAAGTAGTTTACACAGCAGGAGTTGATAATATAGGATATTCATTTACAGGTTCTGCAGGAATGACTTATGTAATTTCTGTATATACTACAGGTAGTCCTTCTGTATTAATAACTTCTGTAACACATTCTAATGTAGCAGGAGGAGTTATTACAGGTAGTATTACAGGATTATCTTCTGAAATATCCTACGATCTGATAATGAATATTGTAAATGTATCAGCAGGAATTAATACAAATTGTCCTACTGTAGTAGTAGAAACATTACCCGGAACTTGATATGGCTTGTAAGTGTAATAATAAACCTTGTAATTGTAATGATGTACCTGGAGTAACTCCTGAGGGTTATCATGAATTATCTGCAGCAAACGGAGGTATAGCACCTTCTCAATACTATCCTGCTAACGGTGTTGTCTATCCTACAACTACTGTTGTTCCTTACCAAAGTTTGTTAGAAACACCTATAAACACAGGGTCTAGTGCTGTAGAAGCGTATCAAGCGCTTGTATTATTGCAAACAAATCCTACTTGTGTACAGAATGCTCCTAATTGTCAAAGTCCTTTGGGAGTTGTAGTATCTGATGCTACACAAACTAGTTTGACTGTAGTTTGGGTTGATAATCCAACAGCAACAGGTTACCGTGTTAAAGCTACTACTGGGGGAGCTCCTGTATTTCAACAAGATTTCTCTTCTTCTACTACAGTAGCAATGATAACAGGACTAGCTCCTTCTACAGATTATGAAGTTTCAGTAGGATCAATATGTGATTCTTCACCTGTAACTACTTGTGATTCTGTTACTATTCTTGTTACTACCCCAGGACTTTTGTAAATTAGTAGCTCTTTTGAGCTATGAAAAAAACAAAAATTGTCACTGCGCTATTAACAGCCCCTAGATACAATCCCAATTATTATTACCCTAGAGGTAAACAGTTTAGTACAACTAAACTCTGGTTGCACTATAAAAAACAAATACCTACATTTCGAAAAAGAGATGTAGGTATTATTATTGACACCTTTCACGATGAAATTTTTAACGAACTTCTAAATAATAGAAACGGTGTCTATTTACCTAAAAACATAGGTAAGCTATACATAATAACTAAAGACCAACCCAAAGAAGGATTTAAGTATCTAAATTATATACTTAGTATTGGTGAAAAAATAGGAGTAATTGCGTTTGATCATAACTTAGACAAAGCCGGTATTATTGATTCTTCTATCTGGCAGTTTTCTTTTATCAGACCTAAAATGAATATAATAAAAGAAAAGTATAAAGAAGATTTTATGTTTTATATGAATTTTTTTAAAAGAAATAAAATGAATGATAAAATCTTTGATATTGACAGTAAAAAACCGTATATTTCTATTATAGAGAATGTAGAAGATCCTCTTAAAAATTACAACGAATTTGAAATGTAATGGATACAATTGGAGTAATAGTAGCACGTCTTAGAAAAATAGCAAAAGCAATAAGTCCTGATAGTTTTTTAACTGACAGAGATTTGTATTCTATTTTTCTAAAATACGCATATCTGTATATAAGAAGACAGGATAATCTAAACCGTATTATGAAATACCAAACGGTGTTTCAGGTACTTCCTTGTGTAGAACTTATAGAAGTTGATAAAGTAGAAGCATGTTGTGTTGGAATACAATCTGGTTGTACAATAAGAAGAACTAAAGATAAACTACCAAAAGTAATAGATGGTGCATACGGTCCTTTGTTTAGAAATGTTACATCAATAGATAGAGGTACTTCTTTTACTTTTACAGCACCTTCTATTTATGTAGAAATGACTAAAAGCAAAAGCTTTAAGTTTAATACAAACAAATATGCTTGGTATATAGATGGGTATCTTTATTTTCCTAATATCGATTGGGATGCAATACTTATTGAAGCTTTGTTTGAAATAGATTTAGGTGTCCAAGATGGTTGTAGAAATATGCAACAAACTATTTCCCGTGTACCACCCTATTTGTATTCAGAAATTGAAAACGGATTTAAGCAAGATCTTGCTGTTATGGAACAGTTACCTGCAGATCCTATGATTGATAAACAAGATAATACAAGACAATGAAAACAGTAGAACTACAGTATAAAACTTTTGATGAGTTAATGGCGGATGTAAATGTTGATTTTCAACAATACAACCTTGAAAATATGATTGACCCTCAACAACTTATTAGAGTTGCAGGTAGGGTTAATTATGATTTAGGAATTCAAATAACAAGAGAAAAAGAAGCAGTTATTGATATTTGTAATTACAAGGGTAGATTACCTTCTGATTTTCAAATATTAAACTACGCATACTTATGTGGTAAATATACTGTAGAAGAAATGGTACCTTCTGGTACTCATATTGAAGATGTTGTTCTTACTCCGCCTGAATGTAAACAACCTAAAATTTATTATTATTATATAGACTATGGTCCTGATTCAGCTTCTTTATGTGCTACAGATTGTTTTGGTACAAGTCTAGGAAGAGATTATGGATTTGGTTTAATTAGTTATGTGCCATTAACTCCAAATGATACTGTTTATATTCAATATGACACTAATAGAGGTATGTGTATAGAATTAGGATGTTGTGGTTTTCAATCAATTCCTAGTGCTGCACCACCTCAATTTTTTTCAGGAAATTGGCACACTTATCCAGTTTTACAAAAACATTCGGATTGTGCTGCATGTAAACAAAGACATAATCAATACAATAATACAGCACCTAATTGTGGAGACCCTATACAAAATGTAACTCCTGTAGAAAAAGAACCTAATGATTCTCCTTTTTGTATGCCACAAGATGCGTGTATGAATAAATGTGGTGATTATTATCAGTTAATTCAAAAGGTAAAATACACTACTAGAACTTACACCGAGTTTATGCCTATATATCTTAAACCGGGTAGACAAATAGATTGCGATTGTCCTAATACTAGAATTAGGTCAGGAGCTCATGCTGAAATTAAAGATGGTTTTATAAACGCTGGTTTTGAAAACGGTACTATTTACATTAACTATCAAGCGCTTATGCAAGATGATAATGGTAACTTACTAGTTTTAGACCATCCTATGATTACAGAATACTACGAATATGCTCTTAAAGAAAGAATTCTTGAGAACCTTTTAATGAATGGTGAAACAGGATTAGAAGGAAAGATTCAACTTATTGTAGCAAAACTTAGAATATCAAGAATTAATGCGTTAAGTATTGTAAGGACTCCTAATTTCTCTGAAATGAAAAGAGTTTGGAAACAAGCGCGTGATATTATGTATAGAAGATTTTACGATATAATTAACTAATGGCAGAGAACTTTCAAAATTTAAAACAAGGTGAGAGCAATACTTTTGTAAAAGGTATGATGAAAGACCTTAATGATTCTTTCTTACCAGAAGGTGCTTGGTCACATGCTAGAAATGCTGCTGTAAATACATTACAGGGTGATATGGCTACTATATCTAATGAATCTTCTACTTTATTTTGTACAAGTGCTCCTTTTCCTGTAATAGGTTATTTATTTTTTAATGACGACGAGTGGATTATCTTTTCTACTGATGATTCTAATAACCATGAAATAGGACTATATACGGAATCTACTTGCACTTATACTAAAATAGTAAACGATCCTTGTTTAAATTTTTCTTCTTCTAATCCTATTAGGTCAGGTGGTGTTAAAGATTCATTTGATTGTCATAGATTTTTTTATTGGGACGATGGTAGAAATCCTACTAGATATCTATCTCCTACTAGTATTCCATACAAACAAATATGTACTCCTAGTCCTACAGGTTGTAGTATATGCACTAACATTCTACCCTTACAATTAGATTGTGATCAAATAAGACTTACCCCAAAAATCAAAATACCTAAAGTAGATATTAGAAAAGCTACATATGGAGGTGAGTTAATAAACGGTTCTTATCAAGCATGCGTAGCATACACTATTAATCAACAAAGATTTGGTGATTATTATGCTATTACTAATCCTCAACCTATATTTAATCATGTAGGAATAGGTGGTGCTATAGAAGTAAGTGTAACTAATCTTGATACTGAGTACTTCAGTGAGTTTGAATTAGTCATTGTTTACACTATTGCAGGAAATACAATAGCTAAAAGTTTTGGTTTTTATGCTACTAGCAACGGTGCTGCTCCTAGTCAAGAAGCTACAATAGGAATAAGTATTATACCTGATTCTTTGCTTACGGTACCACTTTCTAATCTTCCTGTTCGCAGACCTGTTTATGAAAAATCAGATGCTACTTATACGGTAGGTGATTATATGCTTAGAGTAGGTCCTAGAACTAGATATAGTTTTAACTATCAACCTACAGCTAATAATATTAGATCTAAATATGTAATATGGGAAGTAGAATCTAATTTTTACAAAAACGGGGGAGCTGTAACTGGTTACATGTCAGATGAAGTCTATCCATTTTTTATTAGATTTTTATATGATACAGGAGAAAGAAGTGAGTCATATCATATTCCAGGTAGAGCTCCTGTTCAAACAGATTTAGGTATTATTCCTCCAGGTACAGGTAATAACTTTGATTTTGCTTTTAATTGGCAAGGTGAAGATACATCTATTGTTACTACTAACACTTCTTATCAACATATAGATACCGCTTCTAAATATGAAGGTCAAATAATTGAAGAAGGTGAAATGTCGTATTGGCAATCTTCTGAACGATATCCAAACGACTCTGTCAGATACGGTAGTTTATGTAATGATTATATCAGACATCATAAATTTCCATCTAGACGAACTGGAAACTCGTGGCATCATAGTAATGACGGAAGACAAATTAGAATAATGGGTGTTAGGTTTTATAATATTGCAAAACCTCAAATGCCCAACCCTACTAATCCTTCTGTTCTAATAGATGTACCAGGTATTGTAGGTTATGAAATATTAAGAGGATCGCGTGAAGGAAATAAAACTATTGTAGCAAAAGGTATATTTAATAATCTTTTGGTTCAAGGTAACGATGCTATACAGAACTTTCCTTATAATCAAGTAGGTCCTACAGAAAAATTATTACAACCTGCTAATCAACCTCCTAATCCAGCTTATAAAAAAGGCAACTGTGATGCAGAAGGGAAAACAGATCGTGCTACATTTACTAGAACAGAACATTATAGTTTCCACTCTCCTGATACACAATTTAAAGAACCGTATCTAGCTCCATATGAAGCAAAAAAATATGGTATTGTAAGAGGTGAATTAGATAGAGCTATATTTAGTCCTGTTGAAAATCATCCCAGACATAAACTACCATCAGATTTAAGTTTCTTTTTATCTATGATAGCAGGTTTAGTTTTAGGTGTCAAAAAAGCATCTAGTGAACCTACTATATCTACTATGACTTTACCTAAAACTAAAGGTCCTGAATTATTAAATGGTGGTACTACTTTTCCTACAGGACCTTTAACAGCTGCTCAAGCAACACAGTTGACTACATATTTCACTGATATATTAAACAATGATATCCAAAATACAATTGCTCCTGAAATATTTAGAATATTAGCTAATTTTACAGCTAGTATTAATACTTCTTCTGCTACATATGTACAACCTACTATAGTTCCGCCTCCTGTAGCACTTACATCAAGCGGTACTTTAAGAAATTTTATAAATAGAACATTAGGGCTAGCTACTACAACTAATGCTTTTGAACTACCTACAACTACTGTAACATTTAATGACAGTCGTTATGAAGGAATGCCTTTTCCACTTAAAGCTTTTTATCAATTGCCAATACTATTAAACTCATGGTCTGAAGCTACTGATGAATTCTTAGAACTATTACTTAAACTGGTACCATATAGACAATTTGCATATCAACAAAGGTCTCATTGTTTATATAAAGATTATGATAATCTTTTTATAAGCAGAAGAAAGGTATTTAATAGTGGTTATATAGGTTCTGGTGTATTTAATGCTGGTAATCTTAGAATAGATAATACTTTAAGAAACAAATTTGTATTTGTAGAAACGCAATCGTTATCGTTTGATCATACAGGATTACTTTCACCTTCTGATGATACTAGCAGATTTACGTTAGGTGATGCAAATACACCTTACGGAAAAGATCATATTAACGGATTGCCTGTTACTGGAAAAAACTCTGCTACTATTTACGGAGCTTTAGTGAACAGAATAGTAAACCAATATGGTCAGTTAGATACTATAAATCAAATACCTATTAGTTCACATTATATTGATTCTCCCAACACAAACAATACTTGGGTTTCTAGTACAGGTCCGTTATTTGGTGGTGATATTTATATAGGAAGACACACAGAAAAAAATCCTTTCTTCTTTTTTAGAAATTGGTTACAGAATAGACCTGACGGGTATGAAATAGATTATAGAAAATATAACGCTACTGTTTTTAGACCTAGATTCTGGATGAATACTGAAAGTTACGATTTAAACGATTTTTTTAAAGGTTTAATGAGTAGTTTAGGAGGCTTGGCTTCATCTGTATTTACTTCTAATCCAGCAGGACCTACAATACCAATACAACCAGATCAAGAGGGTGTAGTACCTTCTGATTTTAGTAACCTAGATCAAGATGGTCAAAACTGTACATTTAACCCTCTTAATTTTAGAAAATTACGATTAGGAGTAAAGAATGCTTTTATGTATCTCTTCTACTCTGGTGTTCGTGATTTTTTTGTAGAAAGTGAAATAAACGTTGACTTACGCGATTGGTTAGATGAAGATAGATATAGACACTATCACCCATACAATTACACAGACCTTGATAAATTATTTAACCCTGATGTAATAACTGAAAGAGAACAATACAGATATGATTTCTCACTAAGTCATAGTAAAATATTTTTTGATAAAATTTCTTGGGGTAATATTCAACCTAGAACATATGATCCTATTACATACCTAGATTGTTTTACATACGATCCTAGTATGGTAGTGTATTCACTTCCTGACAACGGTTCTGTATCAGATCCTTGGAGAGTTTATCTTCCTGATAACTTTAAAATACTTTCAGGTGGTATTGTTAATATTAAAAACATTAACAAAAACGGTTCTATGATTGTTTTTAATGATAGATCACCTGTAATGATTCAAGGTTCTGATTCTTTACAAACAGATCTTGGTACTAAAGTTACTTTAGGAGATGGTGGTTTGTTTGAACAAGCTCTACAAAATATATCATCTAGCGATCGTTCTTTTATGGAAGGTGCTTGTATAGATACTTTTGGTGTTATAAACTGTCCTGCTGGAGTATTCTTAATGTCTAATTCTCTGAAAAAAATATATAGAGTAGCAGGACAGGGTGCTTTAGAAGATATAACAGCAAAAGGATTAAAGTGGTGGTTTAATAACTACATGGGTTATAAAATACTAGAAGATTTTCCTAACTTTCCTGATACTAATAATCTTGCAGTAGGAATAGGATCTTTTATTAGTTATGACCACGAATCTTCTATTCTGTATTTTACAAAACGTGATTATGTAATTAATCCTCAATACAAGACTCTATGGGATTATTTCTATACAGGTAGAGGTAAGTTTACATTAGTAAGCAAGCAATTACCTGGTAGAAAATTAAGAAACATTTCTTTAAATTCTCCTTACTTTATAGATGTATCATGGACTGTTAGTTATGACCCTAAACAGAATTTCTGGGTTTCTTTCCACGACTGGCATCCTAATTACACTTTATCTTCCCGCACTAAATTTACTGCTATCAATGGTAAAGACTTCTGGAAGCATAATGTAAGATTTGATAGTTTCTGTAACTTCTATGGTACTGATTATCCTTTTGAAGTAGAAGTACCTATAAATACTAAACAAGTTTCTATTATAGATTCTTTTGAATATTACTTAGACGCGGTTGTCTATACGGATTCACCAGATGTTAGTTACACTCAACTAGATGGAAATTTTGATCAAGCGGTTGTATCCAATAAAGAGCAATGTTCGGGTTTATTAAATCTAGTACCTTACCCTAGACAAAATCCTTATTTAGCAGCGTCTTATCCTACTACAGCAGGTAGCTCTATAAACATCTTAGTATCTAAAGAAGAAAACAAATACAGGTTTAATCAATTCTACGACATAATAAACAATAGAGGAGAGAATACAGGTATTACTTCTCCTATATGGTTAGTAGGAAAAGACGGTTATAAAAAACAACTAAACCCTGCAGCAATAAATTACAATAAACCAGAGTTTCAGCAAAAAAGATTAAGAAATTACTTTCAGAAAGTATTTTTACGTAAAACTATCTCAGGAGCTGTTAACTTTGTATTTAAGATATTCAATACCAAATCTACTATTTCACCGCGATGAAAAAATTACTTAAAGCTCAAAAAGGTACGCAATGGATAGGTCCTAGTGGTTATGTTGGTAAGTCCAATGTAAATAAACCTGCCGTAACAAAGGTAGAAGCTGCAGGTGTTTATGTAAACACTGTACCTCAAACAGAAGGAATGCAATATATTGATAGTAGAACTCCTGAGCAAAAAAAAGCTGATGAAATAGCATACTTGCAAAGAAGAATGAATCCTTGGACTGATCCTTCTGCTTCAGGAGCTATGATATCTATAGATCCTATAGGAGATGCTGTAAATCCTTTATTAGTTGCTGAATCTATTGCTTCTATACCAGGTCAGATTTTAGAAGGTGATTATTTTGGAGCAGGAATGAATGCATTAGAAGCACTTCCTTTTGCAGGTTCAGCATTTAGAGGATTAAAAAGAACTAGATTCCCACACATAACTAATAGTAATGTTGATGCTAAAGAACTATTTGATTTTAGCAGTACTACTTCTAATTCTATAAAAATAGATCCTACAAAATTAGAAGATGCTAAAGGATTTTTAAAAAGAAGACAATTTATTAAAGGTTTACAAAAAGAAGGCTTAATAGGAAAAGATTTTAATTTAGGTGATGTTAATTATGCTGCTAGAAGTACAGACAAAACAAATAAGCTAACACAGTTTGCTTTGAACAGAGAAGCAACTAGATTTAGAGGTGTTAAAGGAAGTGTACCTAAAGATGGTAAAGGTATTCAAGACAATACAGGGATTTCGTTTGATATGTCTAGACCTCATTATTATAATGAAATTTCTGAATTTGAAAACATGAAAAATGCAGGAGTTGATTTTAACGATCCTCTATCCATTGCAAAATATCAAGCTTCTCATGTTCCTATGGAACAATATGGTTATACATCAGGATTACCAGACAATAGATATTTAGGAGGTTTATATTTATCTTCTACTCCTAATTATTATGGAAACTACCAAATAAGAATGACATCACCTAGAGATTATTCTACAGGTAATTATCAAAATTGGTTTAATAAATATTTTCATCCAGAAAATAATTTTGATGATTTATCTAAAGGATTTCGACGTTTTGATTTTAATCCTGTTCTTTCTTACGAAAGACCTATGGCTATGTATAAAGGAAGTACAAACGTTATGGGTAAAAGAGGTTCTAAAATGTTTGATGTAGACGAAAGCTTTCCTTTTATGGATTATAAAAATTTAACTCCCGAACAAAATTTGGAGTTTAAAAAATATATAGATGATTTATTACAAGATTACAAAATAGGTTGGAGAGGTAAATACAAAAATGGTGGCTCATTACCAAAATATCAAGATAAAGGTTCCTGGAAAGGACCTGCTGGTTATGCAGGTTCTAATAGAAGTGTAGCAAAATCTACCGCAACTGCTGCTGGTGTTACTACTCAAAAATCACTACCCGTTAAAGTAGAGATAGAAGAAGATTTTGATAATACATATCAAACAGAAAAAGAACGACAACGTATAGTTCAACAACAGTATGAGCAATCTCAAAATCAAGGTTGGAGAGAACCTCAAGGTGGGGGTTTAATATCTATAGACCCTATTGGTGACGCGGTTAATCCTCTTCTTACTATAGAAGGATTAGCTAACATACCTAGTGATATTTCAGAAGGTAATTATTTAAGTGCTGGAATGAATGCTCTTGAAGCAGTACCTTTTTTAGGTGCAGGTTTTAAAGGTGCAAAACAAGCGTCATCCTATTTTAATAAAATAGATAACGCATTATTACAAATAGAAAAAGAGGGTTTGCAAAAAGGATTAACTCAGTTTGAAATTGCAAAAGAACAAATGGAAAAATTAGGCATAACAAGTAAACAAAGAAAAGGTTATTTGCCTATAGTATCCGAATTATTGACTGAGTATGTTGTACCTTATAGTTATGATAATGCTACAAAAAGAATTCTTCAAATACCCCAAAAAATAATTTTAGGTAAAACAAATTCAAAAATTTTAACAGATGACATAAGCAAAGTTATAATGTCAATAGATACTAAAAATCCATTGGTATCAACTAATAGATATGATGCATGGCGATTGTATAGTGGACTTCCTCAAAAATATAATACGTTTAGAATTGCTGAAACTGCTCCTATTAATCATCCTGCTTATACTCCCGAACAATTAAAAAATCTTGAAATATTTTCGATTAATAATGAAAATAGATTGTTAAATGACTTACCTAACATTGCTGATTTAGCTCCTTGGTTTTATTATAATCCTAAATATGCATCAGTGCAAGATTTAAAATTATTGAAAGAAGAAAAGAAAAAAATAGATGCTTTAGATAACAGTCTTCAAACTAAAGAAAGTGATTTTACCACTACTAATATAATGGGTGGTTACAATCAGCGATTTTACAACAATGTAATGGAATATAATGATATATGGGATTTGGTTCCAGGTAACGTAAAACTAGAAAAATTTTTTGGTAAGCCTTTTATGTCACATGGTGTACTAGAATATAGTCCTAAAGAGTTTTCTGAATTAGTTACTAATTTAATTGCTCAAAGAGAAAATAACATTTTACGTAACAATTCTGTACAGTATTTCAATCATTCAAATAATGCTGTTAAACTAAATATACTTAATCCTAGTAACTATACTAAACAGAGTTACCCTATGGGTGATTATCTTCGCCATAATGTAAACTCTGCTGTTAAGCAAAAACAAAAAAATGGTGGTATGATAAGAAGAAAAGATGGTAGTTATTCTCGTAGAGGACTTTGGGACAACATTCGTGATAATGCAGGTTCTGGTAAAAAACCTACCGCTGAAATGTTAAAACAGGAAAGAAAGATTAGAAATGAGAAGAAAGAAATGGGTGGTTTTTTTCCTACTTCAACAACAGGAGTACCATATCAAGATAAAGAGTATATGTATCAAGGAGGAGGAGAAACTGAAAACTGGTTAACTAAACTTCTTAATACACCTGCCGGAAATATACTTAAACAAACTTTAGCTGACCAAGTTAATGTAGTAGGTCCCGCTTATAATGCAACAACTCAAATACTAGAAAATAATCCTAGCGATTATGCAAGAACAGTTAACATTGCTTTAGAAGGATTAAAATCACCAGCACCTTTTTGGGGTGACTTAGCTATAAACGCACTACAAGAAGGAGTATCTTATATGGGTAAGAAAAACCCTGTCGGTATAGATAGGTCTTACGAAACTCATTTTAAAAACGAGAAAGGACCTAAATATCGAGAAGGAGGAGAGAATCCTGAAGACTGGACTAAGTTTACAGCTTTTAATAAAACGCTTCCTAATAATTTAAGAGATGATAACTTTAAATATGGAGACTACTCATACTATGATTTGTATGGCATGTGGGAAGCTGCAGGAAAACCTAATTCATTTAAAGAAGTAAAAGACACAGAGTTTTTTCCGTTACAAGATGATGGTTTGTATCATGGATTTAGCGTAGGTAAAGATGGTATAGTGTTAAAGAGTAAAAACCACCCTTCTGTTGTTTATGAAGCGCTAGCAAGTCAACTTAGTCCCTATACAAAAGATCTATTACTTACACAAAGAGAAGATGGTAGATTACAGTATGTACCTAAAAAACAAGCTGGTGGTGAGAATCTAATAGACATGTATTACAAAGGTTCTAATTACCCTTATAGAATAAAAGACGAAACTAAAAGAAACGAGCATATAAAAAATATATTCTTTAGAGATTTAGATGAAATACCCAGAGAATATCTTACAGAGGAAAACATTGAACAAGTAAAGAATTTTTTTAGAAAGAAATACAGAGGGTATGGAACAGAAAGAGGTTATGACGTAGGAGACAATTACATTGGTTTTGATTACAAAGACTTCGATGACAAAATGTTTGCTAAGTTAGTAGAAGAATATTTAGATCAAGTATATTCTGATGAAGCGCCTTTAATTGTAACAAACGGTATTGAATCTATTTTAGCAAAACAACGCAAAAATAGAGCAAAAAAACGAGATGGTGGGTCTTCATCAGAGATAGACCCTTGGGTAGAATATCACAAAAAACTAAAATTATATAATCAATATAATAATGAAGAACAACCAGAATATGAATTAATTATAGACAAAAATACATTCCCTAATGAATTTGAAGAATATACTCAACACGATGAAGCAGTTAAGAAATACACTCAACAAGCATTTGATAATGAAGATTTATTTGTTAAAGAATTTGCTAAAAAGTATGGTTTAGAAACAGAAAGAAAAACTTCTAAAGACTCTTTAAGAATTAAAGGAAGAGTTCCTGAAAGCTTATCTGAAGAGTTTTATAAAGGAAAAGTAAAAGTATTAGAGGATATTATGGAAAGTAAAGATTATAAGGATAGACTTAATCGAAAATATTATTTAAATAACATGTATGCTAGACCAAATGTTAAATTAAACGAGTATTGGAAAACAAAAAAAGATCCTAACTTTTCAGTAGATGGAATAAAACCAACATCTTGGGAAGAAAAAATTATCGAACAAGGAAGAACTATGGTACCAATTGGAAGTAATTCATATGGTACAATATACGGGCAACCTGTAGGAAATCCAACAACAACTGAAAGTACCACTTATTATAAACCTATTTTTCAAAAACCATTAATGCCAAAGCTTAAAAAAATGCCATTAAGAAATATAACTCAAATATCTTATGATAAACCAGAAAGAGAATTTGTACCTTTAGATATTCCTATACAAAAACCTGCAAGAAACCCTCCTCAGAAATTTTATTATGGAATGGATAAAAAACAAGAAAAAAGAAGATTAGCTGGTAAACCATATACAGCACTTAACTCTTCAGGTAATGAAATATACATAGCTTCTGGTGATACAAGATTAGATAGCGACCCTGAAAACACAATAGGTTATAATAAAGGTAGAGCTTATGTAGAAGGAGATAGAATGGAGGAGTTTGAACCGACTAGAGATACTCAAAATAATCCTATTTCTAAAGAACAAATGGGCGGTAATATATACGATAAAGAAACTGATAATCTATTAGCTCAGATAGCTTCCATGATAGCTGATGGGGAAGACCCTGATATGTTAGCAGGTTCTTTAGTAGATACTGGTTATTCAGAAGAGGTAGTAGATTCTTTAGTAGAAGAAGCGATTGATAGATTATCAGAACTAGGTGATTACGAAGAAGAAGACATCAATCAAATAGAAGATATTAAAGTTCTTAGAGAAGGTGGTATTCCTGATAGATACAAAAACCAAGGTTTTACTAAAGTGGGTGCAAAACGCAAATCTAATCGTCCTGGTAAAAAATGGATGGTACTTGCTAAAAAAGGCAACAAATATAAAATAGTGCACGGTGGTTATAAAGGGATGAAAGATTACACCCAGCATGGTTCAGAAGAAAGAAGAGAAAGATTCTGGGACAGAATGGGTGGTAAAAATTCTGCTAAAGCTAAAGATCAGTTTAGTCCTTTGTACTGGCATAAAAGATTTGGTACTTGGCAAGACGGAGGTAAAACTCCTATTGAACACCCTGAAGGACAAAGAAAATTTCCTGGTAAAACAACTAGAATTCCTTCTAACAGAATTACAATGGAAGGAATTAACTATCCTGTTTTAGCAATTGGAGATAATGGAAAAGCAAATTTAATGCTACCAGGTGAAGAATATTTGTATCTTGGTGTAAATTATGTAGATGAAGTTCCATTTTCTAAATAAATTTCGTAAATTAGATAAACTATAGTTATATGAAAAAGTCGTCAAAACCCTGTTATAAGTGCGGTGGTAATGTAAAAATGCAAGAAGGTGGTTCTGCAGAACAAGACCAAATTATGCAAGTAATTCAAATGTTCGCAGACATGCAAGGTGTTGATCCTGAAGAAATAATTCAACAACTGCAAGGATTATCTTCAAAAGAACAACAGCAAGCTATTCAGCAGATGATGCAAGTAGTACAGCAAGGTCAAGGGCAACAGATGAGAATGGGTGGTAGTAGATATCAAGAAGGTGGGAGTACTGAGCAAGATCAAATAATGCAGATTATTCAAATGTTTGCTGAGATACAAGGTGTAGATCCCCAAGAAATTATGCAGAGACTTCAGCAATTAAGTCCTGAACAACAGCAACAAGCTATACAACAAATGGCGCAGGTTGTTCAAGAAGCTATGCAACAACAACAGGGTATGCCTCAACAAGGTATGCAACAGCAGATGATGCCACCTGAACAACAAGCAATGATGGCGCAAGGTGGTTCTTGGTACTATGGTGGTTATATGAATCACCCTATGATGGAACCTAATGGTTATCAGCACCCTGTAGCATTATTTGAAATGGGTGGTATGAATCAAATGAAGCAAGGTGGTATTCATATTGACCCTCGTAAAAAAGGTACATTCAAAGCTCAAGCTACTAAAATGGGTATGAGTGTTCAAGAAGCAGCGCGTCATATTCTTAGAAATAAAGATAAGTATTCTACCGCGATGGTTCGTAAAGCAAACTTTGCTAGGCAAGCAAGTAAATGGAAAAATGAATTTGGTGGAGATATATACGTAGAAGATTAAGTATTATGAAAGGAACAACTACATATAAAATATGTCATCAGTGTTCTGTCAATTTGCCAGAAAACAGAAAAAACTATCGTTCTTCTAGAATACATAGCAAAGAGGTTTTTCACATGGTTTGTAGAACATGCGAAGATTCTATTAAATTAAAACCTGAGTGGTTTGAAGGCAAGTTATTGTGTCATAAATGTGCTGACTACAAAGATGAAGTTGTTTTTACACCAAATAACACTTTAAATGCTACAAGAAATTATAGAAGGTATATATGCAATAATTGTAATAAAATACGACAACATAAATTAAATGCTTCTTTTTCTGAAGATAAAAAATTAGATAAAATTTTAACTAGTAGATACAGAGGTGCTGTAGATAGATCTTTGAAATCTAATATAGAATTTTCTATAAGTAAAGCATTTCTTCATGATTTATATATAAAACAAAAAGGAAAATGTGCCTTATCAAATTTAGATATGACTTTTGAATTAAATGCAGGAAGAACTCCAACTAATTTAAGTGTGGATAGAATAAATCCAAACGAAGGATATACAGAAAATAATACACAATTAGTATGTATGGCTATAAACCAAATGAAAAGCGATTTTACGAATGATGAGATATATAAATTTTGTAAAAATTTTGTTCTCACATATGAGGAAAAAAATAAAAGCGAAGAAAACTTTGCTAAAGAATTTGGTGGTCAATTAGATGATCAAGATTTAATGGAACTTTATTAACATGAAGAAAAAAGATTTTCCTTATTTGCCTAAAGCTCAAGTAGGTAAAGAACATGACGGACTTACTGTAGCAGAAAGAGCTCTACTACTTGCCGATGATTTATTTGAATCTACTACTACATCAAATTTAGTAAAATCTAAAAGCGTTAAATCAGAATCTAATAGCAAAACTTTTACTAAAAAAGATTCTGTTAAAGAAACAAGAAAGCCTATACTAATAGATGTAGTTAATAGTATATATAGTGAATCTTCTCCTCTAGGAAATACTCAATATATTCCTGTAGGAGATCCTAGATATGATAAGGCTAGAAGAAAAAGACCTCCAGGAGACTTTATAACTTACTGGAATGAAGATTCTCAAACATGGTTAAATACTTATAACCCTGAGAATTATAAAAATGTTTCTGTAATTGGAGTTCCTTCAGACAGAATAGGTGATCAAGGAGAATGGATAAGAAGAGATCAGCTTAAAGAGAAAGTTAGTTATGCAGGTCGCGGATATAGGAACAATCCTGATTATGAAATCGGAGGTTCTACAGAACCTACAAAAGAATTTTATGATTTTTATGAAAAAGTAAAGAAAAAATATCCTAATGCAAGTGAAGAGCAAATTTTAAATGTTTGGGAAAAAAGTTATTTAAAAGGAGAAAGTTATAAAAATCCTTTTTTAGCAGTTACTCCTTTAATACCTGGTTCACAGTCTACCTTTGAACAATATGGTATAAGTGAACCTTATATTAATAACGCATCGTATTTTAATGAAACACCGTATCCTCAAAAGGTAAGAGATATCGATTATAATGATCCTTTAGTTTATCCTACTGTTGTTGATAATGAAGAAATACCAACTAGATTTACAAATCCTTTTTTACCTGAATCAACTAAAAAATTACCGGGATATTTATCACAATTAGATAGAATGCCTACTAGATCTGTTACTCAAATAGGTAGTCCTTCTAGTCTTGTGTATGATCCTAAAAAGGCTAAAAGTGTAAGTAAAGCAATTAATAAATTAGCTAAAGAAGATGCTGAATACAGAAGAAACCAGCGTGAAGCAGATGAAGTTATTCTTCCTACTGAAGAATCAACTAGTTGGAGAGTAAATGAAGAAGCACCTACTTCTAATGCTGATATGTACGCTTCTGAAATTTCAAAAGACTGGGAAACTGTTGTACCTGAATTTAGAGTAAAAACTAAACCTAAAGTTGATACAAGTCCTGTTGTAGTAGACATAACATCTAATCCCAATTATGATTGGGGGTATGCTATGAATAATAAAGGTAACATTGAATATAAAACAGAATCCCCTAATTTTATTGAAAGAAACGCTCCTGTATATAAAAAAGGAGGCTATTTACCTAAAGCTTTGTTTGGTAACATGTTCAAAAAAAATAAACAACCTTATGGTCCTACTGCATTTACAGATCAGTTTTCTCAATGGCAAGATAATAGTCAAACTGCTAAAAATGCACAAAGACAACCTCAAGCAAATCCTATGTTTATGTCAGGTCAAAACGCACCTATGACATCAAATGTAGATAATATACAAGGTACAGGAACAGAACTTATTTTAAATCTTAATAAACCTTCTAATACAAATACTAAAGTAGAAGAAGATCCATTAAGTTGGTATGAACAAGATGAAGCATTTGATCCTCTTAAAGTAAATTTTGATAAAAACACAAAATCAGAACCTTCTTTTGGTCAAAAAGTAGGGGCTTTTGCTAAAGGTATGTGGAAAGGAGCTAATGCAGATAACATACTACTAGGTACAAAAGCTCTTAATAATTTATTAGAAAAAACACCGGACTATGATCAGTTTCAAAGAAACTATAAAGAACCAGGTCAATCTATGAGTAGAGGAGATTGGACTACTAATCAAGGTTTCTTACAACCTAATCGTTTAGGTTATTTTGATAAGTTTTCAGTAGGAACAGGGAGTATGCAATTTGGTGGTGAGGTAGATATGACCGATGATGAAATTTATGAGTTTTTGGCAGCGGGTGGAGAATTGGAGTTTATAGATTAATTTTGTATTTTTAGATTATGATGAGACGTGTAAAAATTACTAAACTTCCTGAAGCTGGTTATGGTAGACCCATATCAGAAGGGTGGAGTACAAAAAATAAAAATGGTTATACTGCTAGTTTGCTATCAGATAAGACTTCTTCTCCTGTAAGAAAAACACTTACTAGTGTTCCTAGAGGAGAAGCTAATGTAGAAGCAGAAGGTGGAGAAACCGTAGTTGGTGATTTTCAAAAAGACGGTCTTGATGAATTTTACAACATTCAAGGACCCCGTCACGCAGATGGTCCCGGTGTACCTCTAAACTTACCAGAGTCTTTTATTTTCTCAGACACAAAGAAGATGAGAATCAACAATCCTGATTTGTTAAAAATCTTTGGTAAGTCTAAAGGTTCTTATACTCCAGCGGCATTGTCTAAAAAATATCAACTAAACGATTACAACGCTACTCTAACTAATAAAGATGCTGATACTTTAGAGAAAGAGACTGCGGAATTAATGATTAATAACAACCGTGATAAATTATCGAAATTATCTATTATACAAGAAGTTTATTTAAAGGGTGGTAATGTACCTAAATTCGCTTATCCCTACTTAGAAAAGAAAGGTATTAGTACTAGCCAGTTAGCAACTGACCAAGATGACATAAATGAAGAACAGTATAGATATGGTGGGTATTTAGATAAATATCAAAATGCAGGTTCAACAAAATCTTCTAAAAAAGGCGCTACTGAACAACCTATATATACATTACCATTAGCAGATAATAGTTATATAGATCGAGGTTCAAACACTGAACTAAACAATTCTTTTCCTATGTCAGACAATAACGGAGCTTTTTTTGAACAAGGTAGTAGAATTATAAACACATACAATAATGGTTTACCTAACGATACCTCATATATATATATGAAAAATATTGATAAAGGAGGTAATCCTCTTACTGAATCTTTTTATTATAATACAGGGCAAAACATGCCTGATAAAAAACCGGTATCAAACTTTCAAGGTTCAAATCAAAATACTAATCAATATTATTTTGATGCTATAAATAGATTAACAGGTTTAGATTCATTAAATAAAAAGAAAGTTGGTGGGTATTTACCTAAAGCTCAAGTAGGGGACGATCGTTTTAATCCCGCAGATACTACAAAAGCAAGAATTGTAGATAAAATTCCTGAAGGTTTTAAACCATACCAAGAAGATCCTAATTATGCACGGAAAATAACACAAGGTCGACAAATAAATGCTGCTACGCAAGGTACTCATACAATCGAAGGTGTTATTAATAATAAAGGAACATATTCTACTTTTCATAAAGCAGCCGTAGAAGCAGGTATTACAGATCCTGAAGAATTAAAAAAAGCAGCTGCTGACTATTTAGGTCCTAATCCTAGATTACCATCTAAAAAAGAAGTAGTTAGAGTACAACCTGTTGCACCTGCTGCTCCTTCAGAACCATTAGAAAAAATGGTTCCTAGAAGTGTTACGATTCCACCTCCTTCTGTAGAAAGAACAGGACCTCCTGCTTTTGGTACACCTGAACAAGAAACTACTGATGATGAACAAAAACAAACCTACGACTACTCTCAATATCCCAGTCAACCTTTCTTTAAATCAGATGTAGTAGATTTATATGGTTCAGCTTTTTCTTTATTTGATAATACTGATGTAGGTCCTACATATCAAAGAGTAGCAGGTCCTAGGACTATTAATCCTGTATTAGAAGACCCTACTCGTGCTATTGCTAATAGACAAGAAGGTGCTGCTAGAGCTACAGACGCTATAAAAGCATTTGGTAGAAACCCTTCATCTGCAGCATCTTACATGCAAGGTTTAGCAGCAGGTGATACCGCTGATATAATAAGTGGTGTAAATCAAAGAAACATAGGTACCTTAAATCAAGCGCAAGGGTTTAATGCTCAAATGTTAGGTAACTATGATAGAAGTCGTCAAATGGCTGATAGACAATATGATGTAGATTTAGCTACTTACTTGCAACAAAAAGCTAATACTAGAGCTCAAAAGAGAAATGTATTTACTAACAAGTTATCTCAAGCTTATACTAATCAAGGTAATGTAAACTTGTTAAACGCTCAAGATCCAAGTTTTATGTTTAATACTAGAGCAAATAATATTCGGTTTACAGGACAACCTGGTTCTGGACAATCTTCAACACAACCTGGTTTTGCAGGAAAAAATTACAAAGACATGACTCCTGCAGAAAAAGATGAATATTTAAAAGAATTAGATATACAAGATAAGGAATCACGTATAGCAAGTCGTAATCAATTTGGTTATGTACCTAGACGAGGAGGTGCTGGTTGGAGACAACAAGCAGGTTTACCTGGTAGTAGACAGTAGATAAATTTTAAAAATTTATTAAACTTGTAATGTTAAAATAGCTATATTAGTGTGAAATATTCATACTAATATGGCTACTTTTATTCCTGGCGTAACTGATTATATACCTCAGTTTCAGAACGATATACCAGATTTAGGGTTAATTCAACAGACTCTTAAAATTAAACAATCACAGTACGATGCTAATTATGCTAAAATAAAAAGCATACAGGATGGTATATTAAATGCGCAACTTACTAGAGATGATACTAAAGAAACTAGAAAAGCGTTTTTTGAAGCTGCTAATAAAGCAATCAAACAAATTTCTACTGTAGATCTTAGTAAAGCTCAAAATGTTTCAGTAGCAGAAAGAATATTTGACCCGCTTATTAACAATCAACTTTTTATAGCAGATGCATCTAAAACTAAGATAGTAATGGCAGAATTACAAAAGGGTCAAGCTGCAAGAGATTGCACTGACCCTAAAAAGTGTAACGATGGTTATAATCCAGAAAGCGATGAAGCACTAAATTATTGGTTAGAGAATTTTAAGAACATGACTCCTGATGAAGCACTTAAAGCAAATCCTAGAAGATATGTATATGATCCTAAGATAAGTAAAAGACTTACTGACCTTATTAAAGAAATAGAACCTAGCGCTACTATTACTGAAGTTCAAGGACAATGGATTGTAAAAACTAAAATGGGAGACCAAGTTCAAGCTCATCTAAATAGTATTTTACATAATGCTGTTGCTACAGATCCTCAAGTAGGTGAATACATGAGAAATAAAGCTTATGTTCAAAGAGAAAGGTTTATAAGAAGTTCAGGTTTACCAAGAGAACAAGCTGACGCAAACTATAATAACGAAATTTTAACAACTGTAGAAAAACAAAACACAGAAGATTTAAATAATATTAATAAGTCTATAGAAGAAATACAGTTTAAAGGTAAAAAACTTGTTGAAGCATCTGGTGGTAAAGTACCTACTAATAGTAGCATTCTTCAAAGAATTGAACAGTTTGGTCAAATAATTCAAATGCTTGAAGCTAATAAAAAAAGTATTGAAGAAAGACAACAAGATTTTGAATTATTTAGACAAAATGCTAATTCTTCTAGAATTGACGATCAAGTAGCATCAACATTATTAAGCAATCAAATAGGTTCTTTTGCTAAATCTTATAGTGCTCTTAAAAAAGAAGTTGATATTGAAGCTAATCCATATGCTGTAAATGAGCAAAAGTTTAATTACGATGTTGCTATAGAAAAAATGCGAGCTGAAAATGATAAAAATAATATTATTCTAAGAGCTCGCATGGATATGGCTAAAGAGCAATTTAAATTTAATCTTGAAAATACTGCAAATATACCTGGTGTTACCCCTGAAGGAGGAGTACAGCTTATAAGTCAAGGTGAAAGTGCTACAAGACCTATAGATAAAATTGGAAAACATAATACGGACCAAGCTTTAGCATATGCAAGTCAGGCTCAAAAAGGACAAAAAGATTATTTGGTAAAATTATATAGAAGTTTAAGTGTTGCTGATAGGAATAAACTATTTAAAAAACCAAATGGTGATCCTTATACAGTAGAAGAATTACAAAACTTAGACCCTAAAACTTTACAAGAAACATCTAAAGGTAATGTTTCTCAACTAAGTCTTTTATATAGAACTGTAACAGGAGCTATAAGTAAAACACCTCCTACTACACTACCTCAAATTCAAGGAGAACTAGCTGCATTACAAACTTCTATTAATTTAAATGAAACAGCATCTAAAGAAGCAATAAATGCTTTTAACAGTAATAAAGAATCAGTTAATTTAAATCTAAATAAAAATCCTGATTTTGTAGGGTTAATGCAAACTATAATGAAAGGTAATGATCCTGAATTAAAAAAGTTATTTAGAATAAAAGATGGAAAAATAGATGTAGACGACTATAAATTATATCAACTTATATTAAAAGAAAGAGATCCTGCTCTTTTTTTAGCAAGTCAAAAAGTAACAATGTCTGGTGTGAATCCTATGGGAGGTATAGGAGTTGGTTTTGGTGCTGTAAAAGCCTCTGAGCGATTACAACTGTTAGAAAATTTAGAACAAGTTATAAGTAAAGCTAAAGATGATACCTATAAATCTAATTCTAGCCAATTAAAAATAGTAGGTGCTAATTTAGATTTAGATCAATTAGGCAACCCTATAATATCATACCCTGCTATAGGAATTCCTACAACAGTTAGTAGTACGGATAATACAGCTGAGAAAAAAACAGCTCTTTCTATGCTTAACAGTTTAGATTATGTAGCTACTACAGAACCCGAAAGTAAAATAAAGTTTTATTATCCCGATGGAAATAAATATCAAGAACTTGAAGTTGGTGCCAATGTTATAGCTCAATTAAAAGCAGGGTTTTCAAATCCTCAAAAAAGTAATGTACTGCAAATCAATAGTATTGAAAGAAGCGAAAATCTTACATACAAAAAAGAATATGATGATTCTAAAGTACTTTATAAAATAAATATTGCTCCTACTACAGCAGAAGCTATAGCAAAAACGACAGGAAAAACTGTACAAGAAGTTTCTCAAATTATTGTAGAAGTAGATAAAAATTCAGATAGAAGTAATTTTGTAAATGCTAGTTCTAATTTTAACGCTGCAAATACTATACTCAAAGGAGGAGGAAAAATAACTCAAACAATTGATGATCCTATTTCAGGAGATAAATATGAATTAAATATTTTTAGAGCAGAAGATGGTCAGATTTACAGTTATCTTAATTACAATGATGTTTTTAATGGTAATAGTTATTTACCTATAGGTAGTCTCGACCCTGAAGAATATATATTACAAGGTGTTCAAAGTATTAGTTCAGGTATAGCTACTAAGAATAATAAAGTAGCAAATGAAAATCAAAATTTACAAACAAATTTTGTTTCAAAAACAGAGTTGTATAATTTACTAGGAATTAAATAATGGATAATTTTAGCGATTTACAAAAAGATATAGATTCTGCTATATATAGCGCTTATCAATTTGGTAATGTAACGGGCGCTCCACAGAATACTACTTTTAATGGAGATGTTGCAGCTCAGATGTTAAAAGAAAACATTAAGACTACACCGTCTTTAGTTTCTACATCAGGAGGTGTTCCTTCAGTATATGGTGACTCTCAAATGAATCTAACATTTGAAAGGTACTATATGCACCCTAATTTTAGCAGATTAGGTTATTCACCTTGGAGAGATAACGATAGACTATATAATGAGAATAGTTCTTGGTTAGATAATACTAGTAGATCTATTAAAGCAATGGGTCATATAGCAATGGAATCGTTTGGTTCTAATAAACCTTTCATTTCTACTTTAGATTTATTTGATCCTTTAAACTATGACGAAGAATCAGCAGGTTCTATATCCAGAATGATGAAATTAGGATATGACACTAGTGGTGGTCTAGGAGCATTTACTAATAACTTTTTATTAAATAGTGGTATTACTCTTGGTATAACAGCAAGTGCTCTTGTAGAAGAAGCTGTTATAGCAGGTGCTTCAGCTCTTATGGCAAAAACAGGTGTAGGAATTCCTGCAGCTGTAGGTACTTTAGGTGTAGGTACTGCAGCTACTATAGGTAAGTTTGCTAGAAACATAGGTAAAGTATTTAATGCTAATGACCTTGTTTTTAAATTAGCACGTAACACAGATGAACTAAAGCAAGTATATGACTTCAGTAAAATGGGTCGTGCTTTAGATAATAAAGTAGTTGATTTTTTTAACCCTCTTTCTAATACAGCAAAACTATTAAAAGAATACCCTGAGACTTTTAAAGGATTAAACGCTCTTGGTAAAACAGCTACTTCTTTTGGTGCTTTTTATGCAGATGCAAGAGCAGCTGCTAGAGTTCTTAATGAAGCTCAAATGGAAGGAGGACTAGTTCTTAATCAAATGGTTGAGGATGGAATACGAAAAGAGTATGATGCTACAGGACAGTATCCAACAGAAGAAAAGATAGCAGGTATTAAAGAAGCAGCTCAAAATGCAGCGTTTGCTACTACGATGATAAATCTACCTCTTATTTTCTTTTCTAATAAAGTAGGGTTAGATAATATCATAAAAAATCTACCTAAAGGTAAAAATCTAATAAGTGCTTTAGATGATGTTAAACAGTTTGGTAGTTTTAGTAAAATAAAAGGTCAAGGTTATAAGTATCTTACTTCACCTTTACAAAAAATATCAGCCGGTGCTAGACCTGTTGAAATAGCAAAATCATTTCTTAACTACACTCGATACAATTTTTCAGAAGCAATTCAAGAAAATCTACAGGAAGCAACTAGTGCTGGAGTTATAAACTACTATAAAAAGTTGTTTGAGAATCCTATGATAGACCAACATATGCTTTTAAAAGAATCTGTTGCTTTAGGTATAGGAGAACAATTTACTGGACAAGGTTTAGAAACTTTCTTTAGTGGATTTTTAACAGGGGGTTTGATGGGAGGCATGGGTAAAATAGCAAATCTGGGTATAAATGTAGGTCAAAGAATATACGATCCTGTAGCTTTTAAAGACTATCAAGATGAAAAGAAAAAGTTAAAAGAAGAACTTGAAGAATCAGCTAATTACCTTGACAAAAACTTTTTAGACTTAGGTAGAGGTCCTATTGACATGATCAATCCTAATGCTGTCAATGCAGCTCAACAAAGTGCTGCTAGTAAAACAATGAATGCTTCTAATCAAACAGGAAATGTTAAAGTATCCAAAGATGCTCAACGACTATCTTTGTTTGAACATGTATCTAATGCTATTAAAGGAGGTTTTTATAACAATATTATAGATGATTACAAAAGTCAACTTGCTGTAGATGACAAAACATTAGCTGAAGCTTTTGGTAGAGATATTACAGAAGTACCTAAATTAAGATCTGATATTTCTAATGCAATTGCTGACGCTGAAAATATTAAAAAATTACACGATAAATATAATTTTGGTAATCCTGTAAATCTTAAAAGTGTTTCTAAAGACGATCCTAAATATAGACAATTATTAGCAAGATATAATGCATTTGAGACTGTACGAAAAATGCTTATAATGTCTGAAGATACTATCAAAGATGGTGCTTACAGAATGAATAAAATTACAGAGTCTTTGATGACTTTATTACCAGAGTTTGGAGAACTAGATTCTGATGATATTTTAACACTAGTAGATACATTTAGATTAGAAGCATATAAGTTTGATCAGATTAAGCAAGAACTAGAATTAGCAAAAAGCACTCAAAGTTCTCCTAGTACTACTCCTGAAGATAGAGAAAAAGCTAGAATTAAAGAACAATATATTAGTCGGAAATTAATTGCTTTAACAGATTTGCATACTAAACTAAAATCTTTTAGAAGTAAGAAAAAGACCAATACAGAATTTACCGACGATGAAAGAAGTGCATTGTCTGGTGCATATAACGCATATATTAGTGTACTAAACCAAAATCCAGAAAGAAAAAGTTCTGTTGTTACTACAACAAATCTAGATGAATCATTAAATTATATACTAGATTATATATCTTTAGAATCTGAAAATGAATTACTTACTAGTATAATTTCAGTTTTACAAGACCCTCAAGGTTTTGCTACTACAGTAAATGATACTACAAACTACCTAGAACAAATACTAAATGATACAAGCTTTGTATCTAAAATGGTTAACCGAGGTGTTAGTCTTTTAGAACACAATGCTATATACAACTTTATGTTTACAAAGTTTGGTGTATATGTAAAAGAATATGAAGATGGTAGTGTTGCATTTGAAAGACCTAGTGCTAATGTAGTAGACGCACTTATTCCTGTAGATCCTTTGTCAGAAGAATATGAAGAAATGCTTAACGCATTTTTTGATAAAAAAGAAGCGTTATCTAAAATAGATGCTACTACAGAAAAGATTAAAAAGACAAAAAAAGTTCAAGCAGATAGAGTTGCTAAAGATAAAAGAGATTTTGAAACTATAAAAGCTGCACTTAAAAAAGAAGATCCTTCTTTATCTGATGAAGCATTAGATAGAAAAAGTCGTTTTATTTTAATGATCCCTCAATTGCGAGATTTGTACATACAAGATTCAGTCCTTGATGGTTTAGCTCAAAATATTGAAGATGCAGCATCTACTCCTACAACAAAAGAAGAAGTAGAAGAAGCATTAAAATTACTAGAAGCCGCTAAATTTATAATAGTAGAAGACCCTGATACTGGTACCTCTTATTATGTACAGGTAGATGAAGAGGGTAATCCTTTAGAAGAAAGTTTAGAGTGGAAACGAGTAACAAGTCTTTATAAAACTAAAGAGTTTGGTGGAACAAAGAAGTTTACACATAGAGGTAATATTATAGATGGACTTTTAAGAGCTCTTATTGGAGATAAAAGTTTAACTAAAGAACAGTTTAAAGAAGCTTATGTAGAATTACAAAAAGAAAACCCAGAAGCTTTTGAATTTACTGATGATAATCTTACAACTTTAAGAAGTACTCTTGATAATTTTATAGCTAGTATTGAGTCCCAGGGTTACACTCTTAGAGCTAATATACCTACTCTTTGGGGTACAATAGACGGGCAAAATGTTGCTGGTACTATGGACATAATTGCAGTCAATGATAAAGGTGAAACTTTATTAATAGACCTCAAAACTTCTAGTTCTAATAGAAGAAAAGCGTATGCTATGGAAGCAGCTCTTAAAAAAGCAGCTGGTAATAAATACAATTTAGTAAAAGAAAAAATAATAGCTAATGGTAACAAAATTAAAGGTGATGTAAGTAAAGGTGAAAAAAACCTACTTAATGATTCTGAAATAGGTGATATATTAAATAACTTTCTTTCAATAGAAGATGACAGTAAAATTAAACCATACGTTGATGTAAACGCAATCTTCTTCTATAAAGATTCTGACGAAAATCAGTTAAATGCTTATGCTGATTTGTTAGAACAAAGAACAGGTATAAAAGTATCAGGGTTATTTGTGTTACCTTTAACTATACAGGATAACAACAATAATAAAACCTATACTAAAATAGAAGCAGCTACAGAAAAAATTAATAATAAAGACAGATATGCTCTTAAAGTAAGTAGAAAACAACCTATTGCACCTAAAATAGAAACTACAGAAACACCAAAAACTGAAGAAAAAGAAGTAGTAGAAGAAGAAACTCTAGAAGAAGAACCCTTAACAGAAGAAGAGATTAAGCTTAGAGATGAAAGAGTAGAGCTTATAAACAAAACAATAGGATTACTTGAAAAAAGGAAAGAGAAAGGAGTACAAAGTATTACAAATGTTGAAAACACATTAGAATATTTAAAAGAACTATTAGATGAAACTTCTGAATTAAGTTTTGAAGAAGTTAAAAAAATACTTAACACTATTAAAACTCTTGAAGAAGCAATATCATCTAATTCTGCTAGAAAATCAAAAAGAGGACAAGCTATATCTTTAAGTATAGAAGAATACAAAAAACAGTTTAGAACTGAAAAGCAGTTGTTCAATGATATAGCTAATAGAATTAAATATCTTAAAGAAGATTTGCAACAACTTAAGCAAATTGATAAAGATCTATCTGATCAAATTAACTATTATAGAAATATGATAGCTAATAAAGACTTTAAAACTTTAAGTTTTGAGGAGATAGAAGAAAAGATTGAGATTATTAACAAGAAAAAATCTGTATTAGAAAAAATAATAGCTAGTTTACTTAGAGTAATAAAGCAATCCGTTTTTTATCTAAAAGAGTACGTTAAAATCACAACTAAGTCTATCAATGATTTAGAAATATTTAAAAAGAACACTAACTTCAAAAGATTAAATACTGAAGAACTAAAAAAGTTAATCGATGCAGAAGATTCTTCTGCTACAACAGAATACGACAAATTAAGGAAACAAGCTGACGAACTTGAAAAAGCTATAGAAAACAATCTAGATTCTATAGAAATAGTAGAAGGCGCAAAACAAAAAGAACAAGAACGTCTTGATGATTTGTATAATGTTGTACAAAAATACAATAATCAGCTACGGTACCTTAACAATCTACTTACAGTATTGTATCCCGATTTAGCTAAAATCAAATTAGAAAAAGCAACTGCTGGTAAAACTGCAAAAGAACAAGTTGCTCCTGGAGTTAAAAAAGCACCTGCACCGACTGCTAAACCTAGTCCTCAAAAAACAGAAGCTAGATTAGAAGACGCTAAAAAAGAAAAAGCAAAAGCTGAAAAACGTACTACTAAACCTAAAAAAGAAAAACCTACTACTACACCTACAGCTCAACCTACTGTTTCTGATAAGAAAGCTGATGTAAAAGGAAATTTAGCATCACAAGGTACTTCTATAGAACTAGAAGTAATAGGTGAAACTGGTAAAGAGTTTTTACTTACTGTAGATAGAAGTGGTAACATTAGCTTATGGTCTGAAAAACAACCTGATGGTACTTATAGACCTGGAGAAGGCGCACCAAAAGAAGCAATAGATAAACTGTATAATAAATACATACCTGAAAAAACAAGAATAGCTATAACTAATTGGTTAAATGCGTTCACTGGTTCTTGGGCTGCATCAGAAACAGAAGATGGTAAAAAATATGATATAGCTGAAAAAGAACTTAATGCAGAACTAGCTGCTTTAGAAGGTACTGGTATAGAAGAAACTGATACTACAACTAATACTTCTAATATAGGACCTGTATCGTCTATAAAACTAGATACTGTCTATCCTATATACAAAGACAATAAACAGGTAGGTTCTGTAGTTTTGCAAAGTGTTAACGGAATACCCGCGTTTGTTTTTACTAATAGTAAAGGTCAAGTAAGTACTCCTTCAGTAATAACAACCTTGTCAAATAATTTCTTTAATGCTAATGAAGGTTTGTTTGAACATTGGTATAATAATATTCTTACTGATGATAACCGTCAGTCAGTGTCGTTGTATAAAATGGCAACTACTGCATCCCAAAAAGATTTGTTTGTAGCTATTTACGGTATAAGTAAAACTGTGTTTAACAAAAATATAGATTTACTAGAAGATGCTGTATCTACTAATGAAGATATATTAGATACTTTTAAAGGTAAACTTATATATGGTACTCCTGGAGTAGGAAAAACACAATTTATAACTGAATACAACGCTCGTCCTGAAAGTCAAAGAAAACATACTCTTATAGATGTAGATGATTTACTAGTAGCTAGATTACAAGAACTTAATGCTAAATTAGGTTTTGCTGGAGATTTAGAGTTTACAAACGAAAACTTATTTGCTATTATAAACAAGTTTGGGAAAACATTTGGTACTACAGAACGTACTAAAGAACTAGATAATCTTCTGTACAACCCGGTATTAGAAATCATAAAAAGTGAAAAAGCAAAAGGTTCTATCCTACTAACAGGAACAAAAAGATTTATAAAAGAAGCTGATATTGCTGTACTTAGTGAAGAACGTAGTAATATATTACGCGATAGGATAGTAACGGGTGAAGGAGATGTAAAAAAATACCTTGAAGCTGAAAACAGATTTACTAAACAAGTAATAATACTAAAACAGGGACAACCATTCAGCGATGTATTAGTTAAAGGTATTGACGCAGTAGAAGCAGATGCTGCATTTAGACAACTAAAGCGTAATCTTTTTAATAGAATGATTTTTGATGACTTTACTTTAGTTAAACTTATTACAGAATTAAGTAAAGTAAATCTTAGTGAGCTTAATTCAAACCAACTTGTAGATCTTTTCAATACAATAATAACTAAAGAATCTCCTTTTTATTCTGAGATTATAAGTTTAGATGGTAATATTGACGAAAAAAGTAAGGAATTATTTAATTACTTCAAAACTTTTTACAATTCTAACGAGACTTCTGTTACAGATCGGAGTGTATTACTTAGAAAAATAATAGATGTTTTAAGTAACATTGCTCCTAACAGTATATCAATTACAGATTTAAATAATCCACTATCTAATTTTGCAGTACTTAGCTCTGTAAACGGAGACAATATAGAATATAATGTATTTTCTAGTATTGGTGCTGAACCTCAACTAAAATCACAGTCTATTTCTACTTTTGTAACAGCAGTCTCTAAAAACAGAAGTAAGATAATATCTTTTAGAGAAACAGTTCAAGGCGAAACTGAAAAGATTGATTCACCAGAAGCCGTAGGTAAAAATATAAACAACCTACCTAAACTTGATGAAAAAGATATCTTTAACAAACCTTGTGGACCTATTAATACTTAAAATTTTACTATATTTACCTTATGAATATAACTGCCACTTCTTGTAATATTACAACGGAAGACTTAGAAAATTTTGAAGTTCATTTCGTTACACTTTATAAAACAGCTTTTGACGATTTAAAAGAAAATGAAAATTTAAATGTCAAAAAATTCATGCAGAATTACTTTAAAAGAGTATCTGAAATAGTAGACAATCCTAGCGAAAAGTATGAAAAAGCGTTACTTGCTACTTTAGTAGGTTCTGTAGCTTTAGTAAACACAGCGCGCAACCCTATAAACAAAAATTATTTCCCGGATTATATAGTACAGCAACTTGGTAATATTCCTTGGAATATAGTAGATGATTCTTCTAAAGTAAAAGTAACTAATTACTTAGATTTAATACCTGCTGTAAAACCCGTTGTAGCTCCTGTAATTAGTGCAAGAGAAAGTGATGCAGATTATGAAGCTTCTTTGTTTGAAATCAACACAATGAATATTGCGTTATTATTTCAACCTACAGATTCTGAATTCTATAACAGTAATGATTTATCCAAAGAAGTAGAACAAAAAAATGGCATAAAAGCTTTTAGAAAGTTTGTTGATTATTTTTTAAGTAATAGCAATAAAACTGTTCAAGACAAAGACCCTGTTCTAGAAAATATTTACATAAGACTTTTTAAGATAAAAGATGTTGATTCTTCAAAAATATATGGTAATCCAAAAGGGAGCGAATATGTTTATCTTATAGTAGACTCTCAAGGAAATCCTATTTATATAAACGATGATGGTGTTATTGATTCAAGTGGAGCATATCATGCAGCATTTTATTCAAGGATTCCTGATGAAGTTATAAACAACATAGATAAGTATATGGATGGTAGTACAGATAAAGTGCTATTAAATTTACTTATTAAAAGAGGAATGGTTTTAAATCCTGAAAAATATAAAGCCAGTACTTTATCTTCATCTACGGATTCTAATGTTATAACTCAGATAGAAACTGAAAAAGAACAATATATACAATCGCTTCTTGCATCCACGCGTAGTATAGCAAGATTTATCAAGGATAGAATTCTTGAAGATCCTGAAAATAATTTTATGGAAATTGATACTTTAAATAGCAGATTTGGTTATTTAAAGTATATATCCAAAAGAGCGGATTTAGCAGAAAAAGGTGATAGCTTTATTACAGATGAAAGTGGTAAATTTATAAACGGTGTACAATCTATTGCTTATAAACCTGCTAAAGTATTGGGTAAAAAACAAGATGCTCGTTTAGTTATAAATGATAAGTTTAATGTAACAATATTTCTTAGCAATAATAAACTAGGATTTGCAGGAGATAGAACCAACCCTCGTTTACTTCCTATTGTAGATGCATTAGTAGAATTATTAACAGATGATACTATTTTGTATGGAGGTGTACCACTACCAACCGCTGAAAAAAACGAAATACTAAAACAATTTTACTTTCAGGAAATAACATCTGCAAAAGCTCCTATTAAACATAATACAAAAAATTCTAATGAAGCGTTATGGACTGTAACTGTTAGTGAAAAAAATAGCAATGAAGCAACTGTTTATAAAAAAGGTACTGATAAAGAAATTTTTAAACAGTATCTAAAACAAAGTTTAGAAGCAAATTATTTACTAAACCCTGCTAATGAAACTATTAAAATTCCTACTATTATCCAAGACGGTGATATTAAAACTCTTATTTTAAAAGAAATAAGCAGTGCTGATTATATAGCTCAATACTTTAAGTTGCCTATAACTGTAACAGAAAATAGCGACAAATTACCAATTCTAAATCCTACACTAGCAATAAATTTTGAGTCTCCTTTTACTATTAAAACAAAAGAAGTAAAAGAAGAGTTTGTTGATGACGAACTGTGGATGTCTAAAAACATTGCTAACTTATCTACAGAAAAGCTAAATAAGAAAGCTTTAGAGTGGTTTAATACAAACCCTATAACTAAAAACATACCGCTACAACAACTTTTTAATATAGTAAATTCAGGAGCTCTTGCTACTTGGAGCAGAGCTGGTGTTACATTGTACAGCGGTTCTCAATATACCGACCTTTATCACGAAGCCTGGCATGAATTTACAGAGATGTGGTTTACACCAGAACAAAAACAAAATCTTCTTTCAGAAGTAAAAAAAATAAAAGGTAAGGTAACATACTATTATAAGAACGAAAAAATAACCAAACTAGCTTCTGAAATAGATAGTTACCAAGAAGCAATGGAATTTTTAGCAGATGAGTATAGAATGTTTGCTATTAATGAAAGCGCTTCTGTAGTAACAAAAACAATTAAAGCAATATTCAAAGCGATAAAAAACTTGCTGGATTCTTTATTTGGTAAAACTACTTCTTTAGATAATAGTATAAATACTTTTGATAACCCTGTTATTAAAGAGATTTTTACTACACTATACACAGGTGATGTAAAAAAACTTGAAGCTTACCGCTATGATATAAATCAAGGTACTACAGATGTGTTGCAAAGAACAATAGTAGGTGTAGGAAAAAAAGAAGAAAGATATAAGTTTACTTCGCAAGAAAGTATTTTATTACAGCAAGCTATTAATTCAATAGTTTTTGATGCAGCACTTACACAAAGAGATACTAAAAGTCAGCAAGGAACTATAGTAGGTAGTGTTAGACTTTTATTTAGATCGGATAAAGTTGAAAGATTTCATAAACTTATTGCAGAACGTTTTGCTGAAAAACAAAAAACTTTTGAACAACTTGCTAATAATTCTGAAACGACTAATGAAGACCTAAAAAAATCATATAGAGAAATGGCATCTTTGTTTGCAGTGGCTTTAAGAAATTTAGGAAGTGTTGAAAAACTTAAAGATAGAACTGAAAATCAAGGTATTATTAAATACTATATAGAAGAAAACGAGTTCATTAATGAAATATATAACGACGATGAAGAAGATTTTCTTGCTAAAGATGACGGGCAGTATTCTGATAAAGGAAATAATAGTACATCTTTACATAGCGACTTTTCACCGTATCTTAAACTGATGTTTTCCATAATGCCTGCTCTTAAAGTATTTAAAGAAAATACTTTATATGTAAATGATAATTTAACAGAAGGTATAAAAAAAGTAGGTGATTATTATTATAGGGTAAACATGCTTTCTGGAGAACAATCAAGTATTGAAGCAAAAGATTTTCTTAGGTTGTTTAATACCCCTAGACATATTGTTGATGAAAACGGTAATATTATAAAAAGTAGTTCATATGTAGAAAGAGATGCTACAGGTTCTCCAGTAGCACTAGGTAATGCTAACATAGCTATAAGTAAACTAATAGAAACACCTGGTTTAACAGGTACTCTAAAACCATTATCATTACTTACTATAATTGAAGCTTTTGCTCAAAAAGGTACTTCTGTTACAGATAAATCATTTTTTGCATCAGTATATGGTATAATAGGAGGTAACGCTTTTACTAAATGGAATTCTATTACAATACAAAAAGCTCAGAATCAGTTACAAGAAAAGATTAAACTCTACCCTGAATTCTATAACAATGTCAAAGAACACTTTTATACTTATAGTTCTTTAGTAAAAAGCTTGTCAAGAGAAAAGGTTCCTCCTATAATGGTTAGTATATCGTTAGATAAAGATAAAAAATACACCATAGAATCTTATATAGGAAACACAGAATATATTAGCTTTTGGAATAAAAGAGAAGTTGAATACATTGACTATACTACAAAATTACCATCTGAAGAGCAAAAGCGTTATGGTTTAGTTCAAGTTGGTACAGAACTTAAATTTAATGCGCAAGAGTTTTTTAATCATCCGGATAATAATAAAAATTATAATCCTGCAGCAAATAAACAAGATGTTGTATTTAAATATACTGACCGTGATAAAATAGTTAATTATCTAAAACTATTAGGAATATTAAATAATAGTATTGTTTATCCTGAGTCATTAATAATAGAGATGCTCAAAGATTCTACAATCATAGATGGACTAAACGCGCTTAATATAGCTTTATTCAACTATAAACAAAACTTATCAGAAGTACCAAGTATTCTTTCTCTACTAAAAAAAGGTATAGCTGCTATACCTGACTTAAAACAATTAACCCTAGTTGAAAAAGTATTTAGCTATGCAAATAAAATAGAAATTACTACTAATGATTATATGTACAAAGATGCAAAAGGTGATTTGGTTAACGAGTTTTCGTTACAATCATCTATGATGCGATACGTACAGATGTATAATGATTCTGATCTAAAAGCAGAACTTTATCAAACACCTGAAGAAAATGCATTCTGGGTTGATTCATTGCTTAACAAAGCAATTTACGGCACCAACCCAAAAAAGTTTAGATTATTTTTAGCAGGAGGTATTACTAATGATAATAACACAGGAATATCTGAAAATGATAACAATGTTTTTACTGCTACTATTGAATCAATAATTAATCTGCGTATTCAAAATGCATATAGAATGTATCAGCATTCAGGAAAAAGTACACAGTATTTTATTAGTTTAGATAAACAACCTTTTATACAATACAATGCTGCCGACGAAATGGCTAATAATGTGTTTTACAATCAAATGTATAATTATTTTATAGCAGAAGCAGTTCGAGTCTATCAGACAGAAAACGGTGTAAGTGAAGGTGTAGAAATGTTTAGTAAATACGGAAAAGAATTTCTCTTTTTTGATTATATAAACGATTCAACCAAAACATTAGTAAAAAAATTAATAGCTGAAAATTATAATTTAGAACAACCTAATGTTACAGAAGTAATAAACAATGTAAAACAAAGTTTACAAAACTATAAAGCTACAATTATAAGTGAAATAAAAAACGAACATGAACAGCGAATAGAAAAAGCTATAAATGCTTTTGCAAAAATTGATAATACTATTTTAGATAATGTTGATAAAGCAATAAAAGATACCGTTGGTGAAGAATCAGATGGAAATGGAAACAAGTTATACCGTCATTACTATATGAATAATACTTTGTTTAACATGGAATCTCATATATTTTTCTATGGTGACTTAGCAAACTATCAATTATCAAAGGATGAATTTCCTAAACGAAATGCTCTTTTAGGTTCTGGTGGAAATCCTGTTTATTCAGATCCTGAATATAGAACTTTAATAAAAAACATTTTTGACTTTAGTGATACTAATGATGCTATAATTAATCTTAAAAAGTTACCCATTACTATTCTAGAGGATGTAAAAGTAGGGTCAGAAAATTATAGTGAATATGAAAAAGCAGTAAAAACTATAATTCAAGACGCAAAGACAGCTGAAAAAAGAGTAAGTCCTTACAAGGATGGCATGAAAGAAGCAGATGCTCAAGGTATAGTTTTACTAGATACTTATAGAATGCTTTCATTAGCTTCAAATAATTGGAGTTCTGTAAAAGAAGATTACTATAATCGCATTAAAAATAATCAGCCTTTACCAATAAATGTTTCTGAATTTTTTCCTTCTTTAAAGTATCAATTTGCAGGACCAGCAACATATATTAAAGATGAAAAAACAGGTAAGCTTCAAATGTTTACTCTTAAATTTAATATAATACCATTAATACCTAGTGTACTTAAAACTAAAATAGGAGAAGTAGAAAAAGAAAGATATCTCAATCTTGTTTCTAAAAAATTGGTTACTGAAAACATAGCAATGTTAACTTTTGTTTCTGGGTCCAAAAATAGTTTCTTGTTCGATAAAGAATCTAATATTTTCTACGATGATAATGGAAATTTGACAGAAAGTCCTTTTGTTAAAAACTATATTGATACAACCTTTTTCAAAGATCAACTTTATATAGCTCCTGTTTTTAAAGAAAAATCTTTAGTATCTAGTCAAAAAAGAACTAAAATATTAGATTTGTTTTATCAAAATGGTAAACTCACAGAAAAATTTGCAAGACATAAAGATTTAGTAGAAGAATATAAAAAATCTATTGCTGATGCAACGGAGATTTTTAAACAAAAACTTTCTTCGACACTACAAATAGATTTAAATAACCCTGATAAAAAAGCACTTGAGAAGTTTGCAGGTTACATAAAAGAACTGCTGCATAAAAAAGGTTATATAACAGCTGATGAAACTGAAATGATAACCATTGTAGATGGTGCTTTTGCGCAAGATTATTTACCGTCAGGGCTTGCTGTTATATTAGATGGTATTATAGCAAACATTATTGAAAAAAATATTCTTCAGCAAAAGTTTCCTGGAGAACCTCTTATTCAAGTTGCTAATACAGGTTGGGAGTTTGTAGAAACAGACCCTTTAAAAAAGAGATTAAAAAAAGATAAGGTTCGTTATAATAATAAGTTAAAATCATACAGACCTGGTCCTGATGGTACAACGTTACCAGGACAAGTAATAATATCAATGCAAGGAGGTTTTTATAAACTACTTAATCTTACTCATACTGATGGTAATCCTATAGGTACTGTACCAAGATTAAACGAAATGATGGGTATAGAATCATGGAAGAAAGAGCATATGCAAAAATTTATAATAACAGGAGATAGAATTCCTGTGCATGCTCATCCTTCTATGGAAGTTTTAGAAATTGTTGAATTTATAGATTCACTTCAAGGTAATGTTATTATACTTCCTTCTGAGATAGTAGCAAAATCTGGTGGTGACTTTGACGTAGATAAACTGACACTTCTTTATCCTACTTTTGATGATGCAGGTAATATATTAGAATACTCTCTTGACTATAATCAAAGCAAAGAGAGAATAAAAGAACTATCTGCAAAAATTAAAGTAGAAGAAAAACATACCGCTGCTTACTATAAACTATTACGAAAAATACTTAGCGCGGTTGCTAAAGATTTAAAAACAACAGGATTTCAAAATGTAGGTGAATTAGCTAGTAGTAATAAAGCAGACCAGTACCGTAAAGTAGTTACTAAAAACGAAGAAGCATTTGCGGAGTATGATGACATTGAGTTAAAAGCAGATGAAACTTTAGACTCTATCGCAGCAAAAATTGAAGATATCAATCAGAAAATTGATGATATATTCAACAATAAACCTGAATTAAAAACTAAAGAAGATAAGTTAACTGAATCTGAAAAGCAACTTATTAAAACTGCTGAAGAATACACTAACGCAGTTTTTTATTTCAAAAACATAGTAGGCGCTATAGGTAATAGAATAAATCAAAATGTAGCAGCACTACTTACTGTAGAAGAATTATTCCCTTATTTAATTTTACCTACTACTGACGAAAACCTAAAATCAATAGCTAATAGTACAGAAAACAAACAATTAAGTGAATTTCCTATACCTTCAGAAAAAAGAAAATATAGTTATATAACAGATCCTTTTGAATCTTTGCTAAAGTTAGACTACAATAGTGCCGGTAAAAAAAGTTTAGGTATTATTGCTGTATTTTCATCAATGCTTAATGAAATGGCTGAAGCAAATCTACGACTACCCAATGGTATAATGGTTAAGGGTGGAGGTTTTAAAGTAGTAAAAATACCATTTATGTATAGGAGCACTAAAGAAACAGTTGATGTACTTGTAGACGGTGAAATAAAACAGATTAAGATTGACGCTTTAGATTACTCAAGTCTAACTGATTTAGAAAATAATGATAAAGGTGACTACACAGGACAAAAGATTCAAGCTTCTGTTGACGTAGAAAAAGACCCTTGGTTATTACGTCTTGGCATTAGAAAAGAAACAGCATCTTTCCAATTAGGTTTAACTGGAGCAAGTGTAAAAGAAGGACCTCTTTCTATATTTTTACTTAATCCTATGGTAAATCAGTTTGTTAGATATACGGAAATATCACAAACACCGTTGTTGCCATTTTTTAGTAACATAAGTGATGGTGTTAATAGCAAACTTAGTACTGTTAGTAAGTTTTCAAAAATAATATCAAAACGAGAATTAACGGATTTAATAAAAAATTCTGATTATAGTGATGAAATAAAACAGAAAGCCGAAAAAGTTTTACAGAAAACTTTTACTAAAGATAATATTATAGAATTAAATAATATCTTTTACAGTACTTCTATACAAAAACACGAATCAATAAATTTTGGTGCTTCTCACTATGAATCAAAATTAAATCAAGCAGTGGGACTTATACATTATATAGCTATAAATGAAATGTTTAAGGACACTATTAATAAACTTTCTTTTGCTTTGCGACCAGATCGTCAGCGATTTGCTTCTATATTAGACTTTATGATTTTTGATAAAAAATTTGAAGAACTATACAATTCAATGCCTGATTTTACTCGTGAAGCGTTGCTTCAAATAAAAGAAAAAAGTGTGAGATCTTCTTTCTACATTAATACTAGCACTTTACCAAAAGCTTTATTAGAGCTACTATCACCCATGATGATACCTGTAGTAAACTTTATTTATGAAAAGCATTATAAAAATAAACAATTTGAATCGCAGATACCTTTTAAAGATACTAAAGCTGCAATAAAACTATACTCAAACATCATTAGGTCTACACTATTGCAAAAACTTTTAAACTCTAGATATGATAATGATGTTTACAAAGGATTTAATATTATAACAAGTACTGAATTTACTTCTGATAGTAATGCTGTAGAAACAGCCGTCCTTAATAATGACTTTAATATACTAGCAACCTCTGCTATAAAAGTTTTAGAAGTTAAGGATGAACTAAATAATGTTGTAGAAAAATCTATATATGTAAATAAACTTAATATTGCTCTTTTTGCTATGAGTGGTGCTGCCGATAAAAGCAATGCTGATTTTTATATCAACTACGGTATGGCAAAACCTGATAGTAGAATTATAACAAGTCCTAAAAAACTTGAGAAATATCTTATTGAATACGAAATAGCTAAAAATAAATATCCAATAAGTGCGTTTGAAAAAACAATTTATTATGAACAAGTATATAAAAACATAACAGAGGATGTTGATTATAATAAAGTAACCAGCACTAATAAGGATGTAAAGAAAATTAACTACGCTTATGAACTATTTTTGCGTGATATGGCACTTATAAATACTATGCCTTTATCAGTTTTAAGTGAAAAAAGTATAGGTAAGGGTACAACTAACATTGGTTATTTTATAAATCAATTTAAAGTAGCATATGGAAATATCTTATTACAATCATATCCTGTATTAAATAATATCAATACAAAAGTAAGAGATAGGTCTGAAAATCTAGAAGTTGAAATTATTGGTATCAAAGACAATTTAGAATACTACCGAAATCAAATACAAACTCTTATAGATCCTACAAAACAAGTAATGTCAAATAGCTTTGACAATATAATATTAAGTGATATTTTAACTGGAGTAGGATTGTTTTCAGTAATGCAGAATAATACTAGTACAACTGCTAGTAAAGTGCAACAACTTTTTGTCAACAAGAGCTTGATGCGAAATTTAGCTACTATTTCATTAAGTAATAAAGAGTTAAACGATTTGTTGAATTCAATATTATCAGAAGTTATTGCTAAAAACAATCACAAAAAAATGGGTTATGTCTATGTACTTCCAGAAAAGAAACCTATAACTGCAAATACTTTAGATATAGTACCTTATAGAAATATTAAGACTACTAAATCTACTCTGTTTGTTGCAAAATCTGTTTCTACTTCTACTACAGATACTACACAAACTGCGGTAAGTACTCAACCCGAAACTGCTAGAACTATATATGATAAGATTAATAAAGATAAAAAAACAAAGTCTACTAATGTAGAGATAGCAGGTCAAGGAGATTTATCTGATGTAAAGTATAGTGCAAAAACATTTTGGAGTGAAGTGGTACCAGAAGCAAGAGCTTGGTTTGGAGATAACCTTATAATTGCATATAGAGGTAAAAAAACAAATACTTTCTTGCAAAACTATAAAGGTAGGCTTAGTGGAGAACCTGCATTAACAATAGGTAATCCTTTTGACTGGCAAGCTGAAACAGGTACCCGCGATGAACAAGGTATAAAATCTACTAAACGATTTATACACTGGATGATTACTGGAGATAACATGGGTGTTACTGAAGCTACACCTGAATATAGGCAAGCTATTATTGATGATATTAAAAACGGTAAACTGAAAAATAGACCTATTATATATTATCAAGAAAAAGGATATGCTACTCATGCTACAGCTTTAGATTATCTTATAAATGAGTATAATTGGAATCAACCTACTACACCTACTGTAAGTGAAGGTATTGAAATTAATTCTAAGCAAACAGGATTAGGAAATGATTTAACTAATGTACATTTTGCTACAAATGGTAAATCTAAATTTGATATAATCCCTACAGATAAATCTTTAAAAAACCCTGACTCTGTTAAATTAGATAGTAATGATTTAGCGGTTAAGTGGGCAATAGATAAAGGACTAAAAACTTATGCTGATGCTTATGGTCAATCAGTAGAAGCTTGGTATAAATCAAACAATGCAATGTCAAAAGGCATTCCTAAAGGAACAGAAGGAGATGCTTATGATATGAAACTTATGATAGGATTAATAACTGATAAGTTAAAACAATATCCTAATCTAGTTACACAAATTACAGAAAGAGGAGGTTTAGCGTTTTTAGATAAATCTACTCATACTATGGGAACTGGTAGATGGTCTAGTAAAAATCCAAAAAATATGTTTATGAATGCTTTAAAACAGGCATATCAAAACGTATCTGCTACACCTACTGTAACTGCAAAACCTACTACTCAAACTCTAGAATCAAAAACAGAATTAGAAGTTTATATTCCTGATTATAGTTTAGCTGAATCTGTATATAACAATCTAAAAAGCAGAGAATCTAAAGGTGAGGATTTTATAAAGATTAAAAACGAACTGTATAAAAAATTCTACGATAATATTTCTCAGAAATACGATCAGATACCAAAAGATACTAACTTTAACATTAGATATATGTTAGGCAATACAGTAATAGAATCAGCAAACATTGAAAATGAAGAAAGTATAAAAAAGACACTTGTTTATGATAATATACCTCTTGGAAATGATGATAGAAGCAAGCAAATAAATTCAATATTAAACGGCTTGTTATACATAAATGCTTTTGTTTTGTATCAAAAATTTGGTAAAATAAATAAGCAGTTTTTACCTCCTAAACTGGTTGCTAAAATAATGGTTAGAGAAACCATCGAACAAGCAAACATAAGTGAGGACGAATTGAATAAAGTTTTAGAAGTTATAAGAAATTGTTAATATGTTTTGTATAAATAAAAATTCAGAAGAGTTTAAGTCTCTTGTAGAAGAAGTAGGTTTTAGAGACGCTGTAGCATACTACTTAGCAAAAGGGTATATTATTGATGATACCGAGTTTACTTCTACTTCAGAAGAAGTAGAAGAAGTTAATAGCCTTTTTCAAAATACAAATTATTATAATTTAGAAAACACGGAGGTTAAAAGAAATATAAAAAACCTAGAAAAGCAGCTGCTAGATGGTTTTTTAGCTGAATATAATTTTACAGCAACCGAGTATGAAAACTTAAAACAAGAACTAGGAATAGACTCTTATACAGCAACAGATTTAATAACAAAATCTATTGCATACGAAAAAGGAGAATCTATTTTACCAGAGGTTGCATACATTGCCTATTCAATTTTAGGTAAACAAAACAACAAAATTAGATCTGATTTAAGATACCTAGTAAACAAATGGAGCAAATACACTGAAAGGTTTAACTATCATAAAAAAATAATATCAAAAAAAGAAGGGTTTATTGATGATAAAAAAGAATGGCGAACAAAAATAAAAGACCTAGTAATACTAGACTTTTTAAGAGAAAATATAGAAAAATATTACTTTAACGATAATGAATTCACTAAAATTAATGATTCAAAATGGACAAAAGAAGATTTTACATTGTGGGAAAAAATAATTAGAGCAATAGAAAAATTCTTAGAAAAACTTAATATAATGTCAGATGAGCGGAAAATAGAGAAACTTAAAAATATAGGTTTATCTATTGCTAGTGAAATACTTACAAATAATTATCAATATTATAATTACAATTTATCGCAAGATCAAATAAGAAAATATTATAAAAATACAATTCAAAGCGATCCTTTTGCTAAAGAATTAGTTGAATTTGTTCAGTCTAAAATAGGACTTATTCTTACTGGATCTTTAGCTTTAAGAAAAGCAGGTTCTGTTTACAGAACTATTATTGAAACTTTACATGATATAGATTGGGTTGTGCCTTTTGAAAAAACGTACACTCCTACTAACATGGATGCGTACAATAGAATTATTAATGGAGAACCTGAGTTTATATTAGATGAATATATAGAAAGTCTAAAGATAGATGATGTTGCAAGAAATGTATTATATAATATTCAAAAATTAGATTGGTTTCAAGATTTCATAGAAAAATACCCATCTTTTGAATTTACGGGTGGTTTTTATGGAGGAGAACATACTAAAAAAGAAAGTTTTACAGCGCAAGGTGTTGTAAACGGAGAATTTTATACTGAGGATGGTACTCATGAACAAGAATTTACTTTTTACAGTAAAGATCCTATTACAAAGAAACCTATAAAAGTAACTGAAAAAAGTATAGTTAATCATAGAAAAGGTGAATATATAAAAGGAACAGGATACGCAATTGATTTTTTTGTACGATTACAACCCCATCAAGAACAACATGAAAATTATTTTAAACTATGGAAAGAAATAATGATTGCTAAAATTAGAATGGGTAGAGATAAAGATTTTATAGACTGGAAAGCATTTGTTCCATATCTTAAGTCAACCAATTCATTTAATTTTAATTATGAAGGTTTTCGACATTTCAATTACGAATCTTCCAAAACAAATTTATTAGAAGAATATATAGTAGATACATTAGAAACTGTAGAAGAACAAGAAACATCTACTGGTATAAAACCAGGAGTACAAGAACTAATGGATTTTAATAGACCTGTAGTAGATACTAAAGAAAAAGCATCTCCTGTAGTAGAAGAGTTAATGACCCCTGAACAAATAGAAAAACAGCGTGACTTTGAAGATTTAGTTGAAAAAGCTAGATTAGATGAAGAAATGGGTATAGATAGGTTTGGCGATTCGTTTGGTCCTGAAACTATTAGTTTGCAAAAAGGGTATATTAACCCTAATACAGAACCAGTTCTCTATCAAACGTATGTAAATAAATACAATGAAGAAACAGGTAATAACATCACCGGGTATGAATTCCTAAAAGATGATGAAGAAGACATTTTTGATATGTCACCTTTCTATAAATTCTTAGACGAAAATGATTTGCAAGGTTTAGACTTACGTTACTATGAAAGAGGCGTAGTAAATTTTGAAGAATTTAACCAAGATGTGATAAAAAATAATAACTTTAACAAAGGGATTGACCCTATTGCAGGGTTTCCTGTTCCACCAAGTTGCTAAAAAATGAATTGTTCTATTGATAATTTTCGTGATAATGTAACAAAACAAATGTTACAGTATGGTTTTGCAGTTGCTGCGTCTAAGTATTCAAGTAATCCAACTTTACAAAACGCTATAAGAAACGGAATAAGCACTAATCAAATACCAAAAAAGATTTCTATAGGTAATAAATCATATAGAGGTTTTGATATAGCTAAAAAAATTGCAGATGCTATAAACCAAGGTTGGAAATCTATGGTAGCTAATGTTGCAACTGTAAATGATACACATTCTATAAACATAAACATTAGTCCTGATATGATGAAGCTTCTAGAAGCTGCTGATTTTACTGCAGAAGAAAGAAGCGCTTTTAACGACATAGCTCCGGGTTATGCTAATAGTCTAGAAGAAGAAGCTATATTAAAGTATGAGAGTATGAAAAGCTCTGATATTGATAAACTAGTCTCTGCACAAGCTAATAATTTTTTGAGTTCTGTTTTAAGTACTTTAAAGCGTGCTTTTCCTACAGTAAACTACCAAATTGTAAGTGATACAGATGCTAGAGAAATTACAAAGAATTCTGCTAACCCCTACACAGGTCAGGGTGTATCTTTTTTCTACAATGGTACCGTTTATATAATAGAAGGTAATGTAACACCCAAAACATTAATTCACGAGTTTCTGCATCCCTTAGTTAAGTCAATAGAAGTAGAAAACCCAGGATTGTTTGATAATTTAGTTAATGAAAGTAAAACTGTAGATAACACTTATGGACTTGAAGTAGGAAAAAGACTACAAGAAGAAATAGATGAAGACCCTGAAACTTTTTCCTTTGACAATAATGCGTATAAAAGAGAATACGTAACAAGAGTATTGGAAAGAATCGCTAGTGAAAGATTACTAGAAAACAGAGAAGATGGTATTCTATATAACTTTTTTAACAAAGTTTTCTACGCTTTGAAACAGATATTCAGAAAAGTATTTGGTTCTAAAATTAATGTAAGTAAATTATCAGCTTATACTTCACTTTCAGATTTAGCTGAAATGCTTAAAATGAGTGAGTTTAATCTTAATGCTGAGTTATTTACTACTGAAGATTATGTAGAGTACTTAAGTAAAGTAGAAGAAGAAATAAATAAAACAGCAGAATTATTAGCAGACTCTGTAAAGTATAATAAAGAAGCTGCAAAAGATCCTCGTAATATAAAATTTGGACTCTCAAATCTTGATGACCTGATTAAACAGTTAGAAACTTTAGTAGATAATAATACTGAATACTTCAAGAATAACAATATGATAGATCCTGAATTAAATGCTATTATATTTAATTCCGAAACTGGTAATCTCGAAAAAATAAAAGAAGAGTTAAGACTAAATAAAAAGTTTCTTGTACAAGAACAACTGGATCTTAGTGAAGATATTAGAAATGCTTTAAACGCAGAAAAAAACGATGCTCAAAAAGCATACCGGTTAATATCAAGTATATTTGAAATTCAAGCGTTAATCTACAATTTAGCAGGACCTGATAAAACAGTACTTATTGATAAAACATCAACTGATGATTTTAAACAAAATTTAGTTTTGATAGAAAAACTAGAAGGTATGTTACGATCATTTCAAACATTAGCTCAAAGTGTAAATTCTATCATTGTTAAACTTGATCGTAATAATCAATTAGCACAATCTCTTAACCAAACAATAGAATATTCTGAAAATGGTCTAAATCAACTTAAAAAACAAAGGTTTAACAATATAAAAGAAGTAATAAATGTACCCTTGTCTGCTATAAATGATACGATTCAATCTTTATATAATGATCTAATTGAAAAAATAGATGAAGAAATAGCAACTAAAGGATCTAATAGTTTATTGGAAAAAAGAAAAGAGTATTATATTAAAACTCGCGACTCTTTAATGGTTTCCGAAAAAAGATTAGAAGATTTATTACAAGGTAAAGCGGGAGACTCTGATTTCTTAGAAGGTTATATTCTGTCTGCAGTACAATCTTCAGATCCAATTTACGGTACCCTTGGTAGTATTGTAAAAAACGCTTACAATAATATAGAGGCTAACATGGTTAATGTTTATTCCTCATACTTTAAAGATTTAAATGAATTACAAAACAAAGCAGGAATAACAAAATTTAACTACTCTAGTAAATACAGGCAAATAATTACAGAAGCTACTAGACTAGTTAGAACTGTTGAAGAAGGAGAAAGTAATAAAGAAGTAACGCTTGAAGAAAAAAGTGACTACTTTGAGTTTTTACATTCTACTTTAGTTTCACAAGCAACTAATGATATAAGAAGATTAGAAGCAGAAAAAGAAGATGCTTCTAGAAATAATGACTTGATTACAGTAGCTGAAAAGTCTAGAGAGATATCAGAGTTAAAAGATAAATACTTTTTTGGTTCTGTTTTAGAAGGACACAATATCAGAAAACAAATGCTTTCTACAGAGTGGGGCGTAAGAATGTTTATCAAACGACTTAAGATAGAAGACAACATTCGTGTTTTAGAACTTGTTATAAAAGCTGAACTAGCATTAAACAATCCTGAAGCCCGACAAAATATTATAGATAAACAAGAACAAATAAAAGAACAGTATATATTATTAAATGAAATAACTAGCATATACAAAAAAAATGGTGAGGTTAAAACAGGGCAAGAATACCAAGATGCTATAGACTATAAAAATTTTTATACTGTTACAGAAAGCAATTTAGAAATAGAAAGAGAAGAAACAATACAAAAATTTGTCGAAGCTTATAAATTAAACGAAGAACTATTAGGTGCAAACACTCCTGAATTTGGTCAATGGTTAGCTGAAAACACTTATATAAAAAGAAAAGATGAATATTTTTCATTAGTTCAGCAAATATTTGACAACATAGGTGAGACAAACAATAAGTCTACCAGTTTTACAGCAAAACTTAAAGACTTAAATAATGAACGATCTGCTTTAGGTAAACAGTTAAGTCAATTAAGAATATTGTATTCTGATCCTAGAACAAAAATGATGCTCATTGACCAAATGACACCAGAAGCTGTAAAAAAAGTAAATGACATTGAGCAAAGATTATTTGAAATAGGTATAGAAATAGATGTAGAAAGAGGACTACCTAAAAATATAAAAAGGAAAGATATTGAGCTATTACACACAGTAAGGAAATTGTATGCTGGAGATTACGAATATGAATCAACAGATCCTCCTGTTATTAAATCACTCAAACAAAACAATTTTAGATTGTATGAAAAATATATTGCCATAAGTGAAGCACTAAAAGAATTCAGAAGCGAACAACCTTCTAATGTAGAGCAAGAATATATAAATGGTGAGTGGGGTAAATTCTACGATATTCAATACAAAGGTAAAACAGTTGCTTATGAAATGTATAAAAAAGAAGCTATTCAAAATATAAACAACGGAATTTATGTTGATATAGCTTTTATTAACACAGATACTAATTTCATTAAAGCTTTAGAGAATAAAGATTTTAGAAAATTTATAGAAGACCATCATACTAAATTTGAAATAGAAGAGGAAGGTACTGTATCATTTGCTTATGTTCCAAACGGAATTCACATTGAACAAAAAATCAATGACAATTACAAGGACATGGTTGAATTTAGAAACAGTAAAGGTGAACTTGTAAAAACAAACTTTCCTTCAAGAAATTATCACGCTTTAAGAACCAAAGAAGCAGTTAAAACTCCTCGCATAATGGGAGTAACAGTAAATGCTTTTGGTGAATGGTTACCTAAACCTATTGAAGTATTGTATGCAGAATCTAAGGGTAATAAAATAACTACTGAGTTCTTAGAAAATATTCCTGACATGTCAGATTCTGAATACAATTCATTTATTAATGACAATGAGGAGTTAACTAAGTATGTAAATAAAGAATACTATAACTTAAAAAAGACTGATAAAGATCTCTGGAATCTACTAGAATATCTAAAGAAAATGTCTTTTACACAGCAAAAAGAAACTTCAAAAATGGGAAGACTTAATTTTCAAGTACCTTCTTTTTTTGCTAGTAATTTTGAAGTTGCTCAAAAAACATTATCTGGACAAAAACGATCTGGGTTATCAGTATTCTTATCTTCTATTAAAGCAAAGCTTTTTGGTAAAGAGGGAGATGAAGCTGAAGAAGGATACTCTAATGTTCTTTCTGCTGAAACAGAAGAAGAAAAACGCACTAGACTTAAACTTATATCACTAGACTTTTTTGGTGATGAATTATCTAAGATACCTGTAGCAGGAAAATATCCTATTGACTTAGATAAAGTAAGTATGGATATTCCTTTATCTATGTTCAGATACTTCTATAGTATAGAAGAAGTAAAAGAAAAAGTAAAAATAATGCCTATTGCTAGAGGTATTGAAAAAGTATTGGCTGATGAAGAAAACGCGTTGAAAGAAATGGATAAAATTAATAAATATGCATTTCTTCAAAACAATCTTACAATCTTTGCAGGTGCTAAAAGCAAAAAAGAAGCTAGTATTAGAAAACAAATGGTAGAATCTTTTAACCGCACTATATTTGAAGGTGAAAATGTTAGAGGATTTTTATCAGATGCAACACCTATATTGAAAATACTAAATAATGTAACAAGATTTACATCGACTGTATTTCTTTCTACTCCAGAATCTGCTATAAGAAACAGAGTACAAATGGGCATGCAAAATATAATAAACCTTGCAGCACAAGATGGAGTTGATAGAGAAAGTTACACTAAAGGTGAAATATGGGCAACTAAATATATGTTTGGTCAAACAACACACGCATATCAAGGAGGTACATATACCTTTGAACAAATGATGGTTGATGCTTGGGACCCAAAACAAGGTAGCTCAAAGCAAAGAATAGGTCGTAGTTTTAATAGATCATACGCGCAAGATGCTGCAGATTGGCAATCATTTGTACTAGCACCAAGAACTTGGTTAGAAACACAAGGTGCTATAAAATTATGGGCTCAACGTATGTTCTATGAAAAAGTAGAAATAACAGAAAATGGCGTTACTACTAAAATACCATACATGGAAGCATGGTATATAGTTGATGGTAAACTAACACTTAGACCAGGTATTGACAAAACATATGATGTAGAAGGAGTAAAGTTCAACCTGATCAAAAACAGAATTCACCAGCAAATTGCTTTAACCAACGGTGATTCATCAGCTTTAGGTAAAAGTTATGGAGATAAGTTTGTTATCTACAATCAGCTTCTTAGTATGAAAAGATTCTTTTATATGATGTTTTTGAATCGTTTTGGTACTAATTTTAAATATGATAAAGAAAAATCTTTTTTTGATGCTTGGTCTTTTTCACCACGGCTTAACTATTCAACAGGAGAAACTCAAGAAGGATACTATATAACATCGCTACGATTCATAGCAAATTACTTTAGGAATATTTTTACTAAAAACCCTAATTTTAATATTTACTGGAGTATGCTTACTCCGTATGAAAAAAGAAATTTAATTAAAACATTTAGTGATATAATGCTTTCTTTAGTCTTATGGTTAATTGGTAGAATGTTATTTGAGTATGACCCCGATGATGAAGATCGCTACAAAAAATTAAGAGCTAATTCAGCACCACTACCTATATTTGGTACAGCAGACGAAGGACAGTTTCATTTAGAAGGTTACGCTTTTAATAAAGCTCTTCAGCTTATATTAGGTTTTCAAGAAGAACATAATACTTTTATGCCTTTACCCGGTATGGGTTTAAAAACATACACCAATTTATTTCAAATTAAAATGGCTACCTTTCAACCTAGTGCTGATCTTATTAAAAATGTAATAACATATAGTATGTTAGGAGCAACTGGTGACGAAAGAGGTTTTTATGATAAAAGAGTCGGTCCTTATGAATGGCAACAAAAAGATTCTGCTAAGATTGTAAACTTTATGTTAAAGTATATTGGACTATCAGGAACTTCTACAGATCCTGTGTTAGGTATCCAACAAAGAGAGTCTTTTGCTCGATAAAAGAAAAAAAAATCCCCCTACCTTTTTAGGGGTAGGGGGAGCTGTTTATTCGTCAGAATCGTTTTCGTTAAACACTTTATCTATAATAGTGTTTAGCGCGTGCGAGTCTATCGTTTCTTTCTTAGTAGAAGAAAGTATTTCTATTAGTTTACTAAAGTATGCTATATCAACACCAATAAGTTGTTCTTCTAACACATAAGGATCTCTTAAATTTAGTTCTGATATCTGGAACATAATCTTAAGCATTTCACCAGCGCTGATATTCCATCCGCGTTTTATAAACTTCTTAATGCGTATAATAGAAGTAACAGGGTATAAAGAACCTCTATACTTAAGAGTTTTTGATAGAATAGATTCTAATACTTCAACCGTAGTTACTAGACCTTCATCGTAAGTAAAATAGGAAGTAGCATGAACAAAATCAAAATTCTTATGAATAGCTGCAGCATCACCGGTAAATCTTAACACAATCTGAATATCGTCTGATAAACTAATAGCGTTAGGAGAATAAAATACAGGACGGTATTTAGGAGCAGTATCTTCATCATACTCTGGAGCATAACCACCATTTTTTTCTGCAAAGAAAATCTTTACCTGATCTTCTTTAAGATTTTTAACAGCGATTACATATGCAGAATCCTCTTTACCTTCAACACTTTTAACAAGTGTGTCTTTATCAGAACCAGAAAGAACTATCATTCTTGTATCATTACCTACATAGTATTCTGCAAGTCTTTTTGCTACTTCAATATCTTGAATATAGATATCATAGTCGTTTACTTTTTCTTGCAAGTATAAGGAGGCTATACAGCCTCCAGATACTAACAAACTTTTTCTTACATCATCTCTAAGAACAGGATCTGTAATTGAGTCTAACCACAATTCTAATTCTTTCTTTATTGTCTTGATTATAGTTTTTCTTTGCATGTCAGTATTTTTTTCCGTGTAATCTTTCACGAGTTTCATTGAATCTCATCTTCAAAATAATATGGTCGGTAATATTAATGTTCTTACCACCTACCAAATCAAACAAACGAATAAAGGTATCTGCAATCTCCTCTTCAAAGGTTCCTTTAATGTTATTATTGTAGTAGTCGATGTAAGCTTCTTTCTTTTGTTCGTGCTTAACATTTTTACTTAATAAAACACCCAGTTCTAATTCTGTAGAGTTTAAAGTACAGTGTCTTTGTTTTCTATCTGCTTCTAGCGCTTCTGCTAGTTCAGAAACAATTAACATAAGGAGCTCACCTGTGTTTCTTTCTTTGTCCCAGAAACCTTTTTCTTTTGCTGTTGAATGAGCTTTTTCGATTAATGCATTAATGTCCATAAAAATTTAAATAATATTTACTAGATTGATTTCCTTTTTGTTTATTGTATTTAGATTTTGATTTTAGTGAGTAATCGTTTTTAATATTACCACTTACTTCTTCAAATTCAATCTGACCAATTAACATATTCGGATAAATTTTAATAGGTTGAATACATGCCAGTTCTAAAACTAAAGAACCTTCAAAACCGGGGTCTATAAACCCTGCAGTTAAATGTATCATTAAACCTAATCTACCTAAACTAGATTTACCAGATAATGTAGATTTTAAATTGTACGGTATTTTTAAGTATTCGTTACAGTGCCCTAGATATAAAACACCAGGTTGTAACTCGTAACCTTCATCTGTTAAGATTACAGGTTCTGCTAATAAATGTTCTTTTTTACAATCAAAAGTTTTGTCTTGGTAAAAAGCAATTTCAGGGTTAAGAGTAACATCATAACTGCAAGGATTAAGATGCTCTTTTCTGAAATTGCTAATACCAAGATGTTTACTTAGTAGTCTTCTTTCTATTTCTAAGTCACTAAGAATCATTTGTCATTATTTACAAGTTGTTTATACAAATCATCATTCAGTTTTTTAAGTCGACGGACTTCTGTTTCTAATGATTTTATATTATCAGCCATAGAAGACTTAGACAAACCTACTATTTTAGTGTAGGTTTCTCTTTGTATTTTCAAATCGTATTCTAAATTTGATTTTTCATATTTAAGATGTTCAATTTTATTATTAGACTGATCAAGAACATGTTGTAAATAATGCTGATTATAGATACCTGAGTGGTAAAAATACTTCTTAAAAATATAATAGCAATCTCTAAGTCCATCTACATACATTGAATCAGGATTTTTTGTAGCACACTCCTGAATCATTTTTTCAACATTATTATAAATATTCATTTTTCTAAGAGTTAAATAAAAGGGGCTTTTACACCCCTTTTATTATGTGATCACCATATAAAATCTTCGTCTGTAACAGTAGATGAAGAAGGCGGATTACCAAAGTCATCATCGTCATCAACATTGTTATATACTATTGTCTCTTCCTCTTCCTCTTCTTCTTGTTTTGATTCTTCTAAAACAACTTCTTCATCTTCTTCTTCCGCAACAACAGTTTCTTCTACAACAGCATATTCTATTTTACGGGATTCTTGCTCAAAGTTTTCATCAAAAGTAGTTTCAACTTTTTCAGGTTCTGGAATTGCTACAGGTTCTGGAACAACAGATTCTTCTTCTACTACCATATCTAACTTTTCTTCAATATCATTTTCTGTTTCTACTACTACCGGAGTAGAAGAACTGACATTATTAAAGTTAAGTGTAGATTCTATAGGTATAATAGAATCAAAACTATCAGTCAAATACTCATGCAATTCAGAATGTGCAGACAACCAAAACCTAGGATGGTAGGTATATGTTACCAAAGAAAGCATCTCGTAAACATCAGATAATTTCCAATTAGAAACATCCTTAAATGTTTCTGTCATCCACTTCTGTATTGTACTTGCCTGGTGTGGTGTAACTAAATTCTTATTAAAGAAGATATTACCTAACAAACAACAAGTTTCTTCCCTAGAAATTGATTTAAAAGAAAGAGCTTCTATTTCTGCTATTGTGTTGTCATAGTAGGAATAAGCATTTTGTATTACATTTTCCATGAGTTTAATGATATCAGAAATATCACCACCCTTTTTTACGGAAAAATAATGTTTAACATATACAGCAGGATTAGTCTTTAACCTACAACCTACCGCACACTTAAAGCGCATAGATCTGGTATAAGAATTAACCCAGCTAAATACTAGTTGGTAGGTATCGTTAGACGGTACATCCACCACAAAATAAGCAGCTACTATTTCATTCTTGTTAGAACCAATAAATTTAATTGATTCTTCACCTTCTGCAGTTGCAATAGTAATGTTATTGTCGGCTAGTATTTTCTTACTAGCCTCAATAACTTGTTTGTGTGATGGTGGATTGTATCCGTTACCGTAAACCGGAATAGAACTAGTAATTACAGAGTTCTCGTTTGTGGGATTAAGTTTGATAGGCATAATTTTAAAATAATGTGTTTTCTACTTTTTTTACAATGTTACTAATCTCTTCATAAATAGCATCTAGATAAAACTTTTCGTTAATACCATAGTTTACCCAGTCTTGCTCTTCATGAACATTATATACTGTTTGATATACATTACCAGAATGCTGTTGTATCTTACGTCCATCAACACTGTTGACTTTAATAATCTTACAACCCTTCTTGCTCATATAATATCTAGTTACTTTCTGTAAAGGAGATTCTGTAATAGAACCTTGGTCGTTACACAATGCAACTAATTTCCACTCTGAGGATGATTTGATACCACCACAGTAGTCAAAAATATTTTTGTTAGCTTTTAATGTTTGCTCTGGTAACTTACCAAAAACAAAATAATTGTATAAAGCCTTACGTTTAATAAGAAAGCTTTTATTCTTATGAAGCGCTAAGTCTGTAAACTCAAATGCAATACCCTTACATTTTGTAGGACTGTAATAAAACTTACCGCTCTCTTCTCTACAAGGGAATATACCTTTTGATTTAATTTTAGAATACTCTTCAGAAGAACACTCTCTTTCTTTAAAAATACCAATATAGTTATTTACATCTCGAATAATAAGCTCTTTATAAGCATCAAACTCCAAAGATAAACTAGTTCTTTCTTCCCAGCGCTTACAACATTCTTTATAAATCTCCATTTTATCGCGTGGTATTAAGAATTCCGCACCATCTGTATTTACCAAAACAGGAATAGCATCAGGAATACTTAGCAATACATCCTCGAACAACATCATCAAAGACAACTGTCCGTTTATAGTACATTTAATCCCCTAAATTTCTAAAGGGGGTGGATCATATCTTCTTGATATCTAAAAATTTTATTACTTGCGTGTTTACGTAAACCTTTGCATACTTTTGCAATATAAGATTCATCTAACTTATAATAAGCTGCTGCTTCTTTTATTGAATTATATACAAACCCGTCATTCACACATATAACAGGTGAAGAGTGATTATTAATGTAAAAAGGAAAATCACATCCTTTTTTACATAATATCCATTTTTTTGCTGATTTCCTAATACCCATAATACAACTGTTTATTAATTGTATAGAACATCCTATATGTTCGGAAGCATGTTTTTGGGTAAGAAAATATTGTATTTCACCTGTTATCAGATTCTTTCCTTTTAGTCTATATTTTATCTTAATTAATTCGTTAAAGTTTTTATTAAAAGACATAAGCCACTTACTTAAAACAAGTGAGTCATATAAGGCTGATGTTGTTACTTTTAAATACATCGCTGCAGCTTGTACTGAACTAAATTCAATAATTTCTGAAGTAAATATATTATACAAATAACATGTTCTTGTATGAGGTTTTGTTGGTAATAGTACATGATTTGTTAAATCATCATACTTTTCAATTAACTCCTCTTCTTTTAATAAAGCATCTTCTAAATTAGTAAAAGAATCAACTATAGTCATTAATATTTGATTACCGCTTTTTAACTCTTTACTTATCCAATTACTCTTATAAGTATTATTATGATAAGATTTTGAAGTATGATGTGATAATCTTCTTAAAGGATCTGTAGTAATACCTACATAACGCACTTTATTATTCTTTGTTGAACAAAGTGTGTAAATGTATATTTTATTTATCATGCACGGTGTTTCCCAGACTATATATTTATTTAAGTCAAGTACTCTCTTGCGAGATGATCTCTGAACTCTTCCCTGTTCGGGATTCAGCTGCTGATTGTCCATTTTGTGTAATTTTTTGTAAAAATACAATAAACCTTACACTCATACAAATATTTTTCAGGCATTCAAGCTTAGTCGTATTTCATACTTACTTTGTAGCATATTTGTCTTTAGGATATTCCAGCAATTAACCGTGTTTATTGAGCACCACTATTTTAATGCTCATTGTCATTAGAGGATCGTAGAAAGGACTATTTCTCTCATTAGTAAGACCGTAAGCACTATTCAAAATAATCTTAAATAGATAATTTACAGGATCTTTCTTAGGTATTTTAACGCGTTCTTTAAAAAACCATTCATACTGTTCACAAAAAATCTCTACCGGAATATGAGCAGGAGACCATTTGTTTTTAATAGCAAGATTAGGATAAAAACTTATTACATCAAATGATTCAAGAGAGTACTTAGCATCTGACTTGTAAATACCAGGAAGTCTAGAACCATGAACACCACCTAAACCATAATCAATAGTAATACCTTTAGTCTTTATGCAATGCTTAAAAGCATCTTTAGTTTTTTCAGGATCAATTACTAATTCTTTAAACGCCTCTAGAAGATTCTTAAACTCTTCACTTTTGAATTCAGTATAAGGAAGAATAATATCTTTTACTGGAATACTTTCGCGATATGTTCGTAAAGATTTAAAATCTCTAGGATTCATTCGCATTTTAGGTGCCAAGTAATAAGAAAATATCTTCTTTGCAATACTAGGTTCAGAAGAACTAAGTAAATCCATTTTATATTTCTCACTAAAGATTTCTCTTTGAGAAGTCTGCGGTGTAAATATTTTGTATAGATGTTTAGTAGAACTAACATCGTTACCACAGTAACTAATAATCTGATCTATTTGATCAAGACTATTAATTACTGTAGAATGATGTATCGGCATTTCTTCAATGTTATGCCAATCTGTTGTAAACTGCAAATATTTTAGACTAGCTCTCTTTGCTGCAGAGTCAAAATGTCCTTGCTTAAAAACATCAATATGAGGAATACTAAGTTCAAACGGACCATACTCAGCAAACTCTTTATTATTAGAACGCTTTATTGCTTCTTGAGCTTTAAGGTAAATATTGTATGCTACTTGAGAACCAGGTAGATTAAGTAAGTCTTCTCTATTTCTAATGATGAATTCTATAATCTGAGAATCAAAGGCAATACCATTAAAAGAAACAAAAGAATCTTTGTTTACAATTAAAGTATCTAGAAAATTACAAAGCTCTTCTAAATCATTCCTTAGATCATGTATAACATAGGTATATACACTAGCTTGCTCATCTACATCAGCTTCTTCAAAAACAAAAGCTGTGCAATTAATAAGAGTCTCGCAGTCAAAAACAAATCTCATGATGTATATATTTCTTTCTCTAAATCAGGTAGGTTACATAACTCAGGACCTACTATTGCTATATCAACCTTTAAATCATCAGCATAATCCTTGTAATATTTGTCAGGATATAACCAAGAATTCACATACTCATATGTAGGTTGACCTTTGTAATATCCCAGTATAACCTTTTTAATTCCTTCTGGTATTTGAGAATATTTGCCTGTAAGCACAAGACTCCAGACTTCTTTCATATCAGTAAGGTCGAACACGTAAAGATACTTACTTTCACCCAATCTGCGCATTTCAGATTGCTTAAAATGAGGAGAGGTAAATAAATACTTGCCTTCTAGATCACGGTGTATTTCAGGATATTTACTACCATCTACTACAACAGTAAGCTGATAATCATCGATGTTGTACACATCTTTCCTACTAAGGTAGCATTGAATCTCTAAAATATCATTTACATTTTTAGGACATATCAAAGGAAATAAAAATACCTTCGATTTTTGCACATACTGCTTAAGAACTTTAATCATAAAAATATTTCATAATTTATATATGATTTAGGTAGTCTAAAATTTTGTTCAGCAAAACTTTGTTTTACCTGATTTATAAGGACATTCGTTCTTTCTAACCATTGTTCCATAGTAGATTCAGATACTTTAAAAGGATAAACTACACCATAACTATCAACTACTATAAAAGTAAATGTTACACTATAATCTGGGTAATAATGTTTAGCAAACTTATAATATAAAGCTGCTTGCAACCACAGATTATAATACTCAACAGTTTCAGGAAAGTCCTGAATGCGTTTACTAGTTGTTTTTAAGTCGCTTACAAATACTGTTTTAGCATTTTCCTTGACTCTAATACAATCTATAATACCTCTAAGCCCAAAGAATTCAGTAGCATTTGGAATACTTACTTCTTTCTCAGACTCAGTAAACTCTAATAACCACTTACAAACTTTATCTTGATTTAGCAGTTGAGTTTTTTCTAGAATTTCATTGTAATCCTGCTGACTTACTGCTACTTTAGATTGAGCAGTAAGTAAATAGTTCCAGTATTCTTCGTTAACATCAAGAATTAGTTTCTTACCTCTATCAGAGTCTAGTTTAATAGCAGAATAGTAATCTATTTCAGCCATAATCTGACCAATTTCATCCTGATACTTGTTTAAAGGAGCTATTAATAATTCAGGGTCCTCTAAATGTCTAGAATATAACATTTTAAGAACAACTTGATGATTATCTATAGGTAGTTTGTTTGGTAGTAGACTAAACTTTTCCGCAAACTTTTCTGGTTCTAAAACCAAACAATGTAGTAATTTACCTTTAGTAATAAAATCACCGGATATGTCTTCTTTCTGATTAAGCACGTAGTGCTTGTAAAAAAGATATGGACTATAATGATATTTACTCAAACCAGAAAAACTTAAGTTAGGTTTGGATTGAATAAATTCCTCTAATAACTGATATTCATTTTTACTTTCCATCAAATAAATTTAATTGAGCAGGGTTAACTTCATTTTTCAAAACTTGTACTTTAAGTTCGTCTGTAATTGACAATGTAAATACTATATCCTCTGAACCATATTTACTACTAATAAAATCTTTTACGGAATGTTTAACATTTTCCATTATTGCATTTAGATGATATTTAGTTAATAAGTTTTTAGAAATTAATAACTTGAAAAGCTTATCCTCTGCAAAATCAAGAATGTCTTTTTCACCTAAATAGCTCATTAATGTTTGAAACTTAACACTTGTATGAAGACGGTAATTTCTTATTGTCCACTTATAGTTACATAATAAGCCATAAATATAAGAAATTGATTTATCTAAATTACAATTACACATTAAAGTAACAGCTAATTCAACATCACTTTTATTTGTACTACTTAGCATCGAATCTAAAACTTTATGTTGTTCTTCATCGATAATAGGCAAATCTACATTTTCATACAGTAAACTAGATATAACATTAATATGAACTATTTTAGAAGGATATTTGATAATATCTAGAATATCTTTCTCATAAACAAAACCATATTTTGAATTTTTATAAGCTCTAAACCACCTTTTTGATATAAGTTTATCATCATAATTTGTATATAAATATTCTCTTTTCTTATATAGAACATTATCATCTACTAGTATAAAATCTGCTTTTTCTATATCTCTAACAATTTTGCTATTAAACTTTTCTGTTAGCATTCTAACATTATGCCTACTAATAACAGTTTCTTTAGAAATATAAAATTTAGAACCCTGCTTTATATCTATATTATCTTTATGGTCTACATGATTTATAGAATAAGCGTTTTCTCTATAGACTTTATCATAAACTTTTTGTGTAGAACTTACATTACTTGCGTATAAAACTTCTTCTTCCATAATTAAAATACTTTAGTGACTTCTACTTTTATTGGTATAGAAAAATATAATTTTGCTAACTCTGCCATTTTATATTGATATACAGGTTGCATATACTTTTCTATTAATTCTTTTGGTAGCATGTTAGATTTATCATAACAAGCATAGACATCAAAAAACGAACTTTGTAAATGATTATTTACAAAATTATTTACTTCTTTAGATACATTTTTACTAGTTTTGAAAAAATTAGTTCCTCTATAATATATAGCAGTACCTAATAAATCTAAAAGAATTTTTTCTTCCTTTGTAGCATCCTTTGTAATAAGTGATAGTAAAATTGTTTGTACTATTTCTAAATCACTAGGTCCTCCATTACAGATCATAGATATTAAAGTAGGTATCATATCCTCTGTAATTCTAACACTAGGTTTCAGATAATATTTATCAAAAGATATTGGGTTTAACTTACCCTCTATAATCAAAGGCAAATATTTTTCCCAGTTTTTAGAAAAGATATAAATGTTTTTATTGAGGTGCTTAACACTTAAAACACTAAATTTTGATTTATATTTACCTGTGTAGAATAAACTGACAGGAAAGATTATATGTTTACTATTTTTATACGTATCTATAGGATTCTTCTCTACATTTAAACCATTACTATCACCCTGAAAATATGGATAAAAGAAAACTTTATCATCAGGTGTAAGAGTTCTGTCATTATTAAAATAGTTGTTATAATCAACTTCATACATATAAAAAGCTATGTATTTAGAATTAATAGATATATATTGAAGAGGTGCAGTTTGGAGGAGTTCTAAGAACTCCTCCGTTTTACTGTCACCTTTTTTGTTATAAAGGCTTTTGGTGATCATTAGATTAGAATTTTTTGTGCAACTGCAGGTTTAGTAAGAATATTCAAGAAACGGTTACGATTAGCACCTACTAGTTCTCTTGCAATAAGATAAACCAAGTCTGCAGGTAGTAACTCATCTTGTTCAATAATATCACCTATTCTCAAAGAAAACTCAGGTTTGAATTCTTTCTTATCAAATAATACAAGAGTATAATTTATAAGACGGTGTGCAAGAACAGCAGCAATGTCAAGTCTAGTATTAGAACCTTGTCCTACGAGCTCTTTAATTTTGTACTGAACAAGATTAAAGTCTTGAGTTTCTAAGATGTATTTAGGAGTAACCATCTTATCAAGTTTATCGTGAATAAACTGAGTGAAGGTAGTTACAAACACAGAACCTACAGAAATCTCACCTAAAGATTGAATCAATAGTAGAGATGAAGGATCTGAAAAGTCTTTAATAAATCTAATAGAATTAAAGAACTTAGTTACAATACGAGCATTGCAATTATCATTAATCATCTCAGGATGTAACAAAACGAAGTTAATACAACGCTCATCAATACCTATAGATTCTGCATACTTAGCCCAGATATAAGCATCAAACTTACAATCAACTCTAAAGTAGCGTGAAGTTTGTGCTGTATCTTCGGTAGTAACATTGTAATCACCGTTGTCAGGATTAGAACTAAGAACGATAGTAGAACCTTTAGGTAATTTCCAAGAGAAATAACTTTGATTGTCTACAATTTCCATAATAGCTTGCATAAAACGAGGCTGACAACGATTAAAGTCGTCAAGAATAAGGACCATCTTTTCATTAGAAACTAACCATTCTGGTTTAGCATAACCCATTCTAGTTTTAGTAGTAGCAGTCCAACCTTTATCAGTAGCAGTTGTCAATACAGCTTCTGGTACCCAGCGAACTTTTGTTTTATCACCTTCGGTTTTAGTTACTTCGTACTCTTTAATAGGAAAACCAGTAATCTCACCTAAGTCGTCAATCTGAGCAAGATTCTTCTTTACAGAATGAATACCTAGTTTATCACAAGTTTGTTTAATTAATGATGTCTTTCCTATACCGGAAGGACCTGATATGTTAAGAGAAATAGGGTCGATACCAATTTCTTGTAATTTAAGATTGTTTTCAATAATGTACTCTAGAAGTTGCTTTACTTCTGTGATGTTCATCTTTACTGTTTTGTCAATTGCTTTTCTCATAATGAAATTTGTTTTACAGTTCCTGGTAATAAATCGTTTAAAGAGTGAGAGTCTGGTATTAACCAGAGTATATTATTTGGTGAAAGGTCAGGAGGACTACATTCACCATCGGTAAAATAAATAAGAGCTTGATATTTAGGTTGATTTTCTGCGTAATAGTTTACAGGAGGATTAAAATCAGTACCTCCTCTACCTTCTATTCTAACAAGATTATCAAGTACATATTCTTTAATAGGTCTTACAGGATAACCTTTAGCGTCACACTGCATAATATCTACTTCAGTACCACATTGATTAATGTGCTTAAGTTCTGCAAGAAACACTTCTAAAAGAGTATCATTAACAGATTGAGAAGTATCTATAGCTACTAGAATATGAGCCATTTGTTTAATCTTCTTACCTGCAGCTTCAGGATATCTCACATTTTCTTTAGTGCGAGTAGTTTTTACATCTGCAGACATACAATAACCAACAAACTTTCTTAGATATGCTTTCCAGTTAAACTTAGGTGGTTCTTCTTTATCAATAAGTTCAAAAATACCACCTAATTCTTCAGGAATTCTACCTCTAGTTTTACTAACAGCGTCTCTTGCATTAGTAAGCATACCTTCTGTAACTTTTTGAAGTAGTTTATCATCTACATCGCTCATAGAATAAAAATCATTCCATTCGGGTGTAGTGTTAATCTCTTCAAATTCACCAACTGCAAACTGATCACTATCACCTGTAGGTAAACTATTAAGTTTTTCTAAGTAATAATCAATACTTTTATGCTCTTCTGCCAACTCATAATTAATACTAGCAAGTATTTCATTAAGTTTTGCTAAAGTCATAAATTTTGTAGGACAATTTAGCCAGTAATTCTCGTTAACATACTGATTTACTACAATATCCATTGCTAAATGTGCTAGCTTTTTGTTAGAATAATCCTTAATTCTTAAGGGATGTAGTAAAGCAATATGAATTACTTCGTGTAAAATATGAGCTTTTGCATTGTTCAGCGTAATACTATTAAAGTATTTCTCACTCATTGAAAGCTCATAATTTATACCTTTTTTAACAACTCGAACAGTATCTACACTATCCCAGCTCTTGTTAATCATAGATAGAAAAATACCATAAAAGGGACTTTCTATAATGATGTCCTTAAATATTTTAGAAGCATCCATGTTACAGATTATTTTTACGTGCGTACTCTGCTATTAAAACAGCATCTATTAATCCATCATGTGGTTTAGTAGCTTTATCATAAGTAAGAGAAAGAGTAGGAAAAAGTCTTTTAATAGTAACAAGAGCCATTGCTTTTGTATCTTTAGAAGTTTTACCTGATTTATTTATAACAGTAGTGTGTTTAAACATTTCTTTTTGCCAATCAACAGCTCTTACAGCTGTATAAGGTATGTTCATAGCAACACAAAATGCTTCCACTAATCCCATTTGATACCCCATTGAAAAAGCAGTTTGTTTAGAACTACCATATATTACACCTAATTTCTCAAATATAATATGAGTGTGCGAGTAACTTGTCAAAATTGAAAAAAGCGAACCAGTGTCCACTTGATCTTTTATTATAGGCATCTTAAAAGTGTCAATACTGTCTTCTTTTATAACAGCGATTGCTCCTTTCTTGCCTATATCTATACCAATATAAGTTTTTGTCATATTAATGATTTTATAAGTTCAACAAAATGTTTTTTAGTGTTTTCGTAACCTGTTTTTTCTATTGCTTCGCTAGGGTCTTTGTGTAAAGACCAAGGTATATTCACAAATCCATGATCTATATACCTTAAAGCAGCTTTTTGACCAGGTTCATCATTGTCAAAAAGTATAAACTTGCTTTTGTAACTATGTTTAATCACAGCAAGTCTTGTTTTATTAAGCATAGTGTTCTCACTATCTACTGCAAGAAAATCAAATTGTCTTGTTATAGTAGAAAGAGACATTATGTCTTTGAGTGATTTAGTAAGAATAAGATGTCTTTTATTTTCTATTTGTTCTGCACCCTGAAAAAAATCATTTACATATATAAACTTGCATGTTTTATTATATGGTTGATATATCTTACCTAGAGTACCGTCTTCTTTAAAATAACCGTAAGTGTATAATCCTTGAAATTTAAAAGTTTTGTCGTCTTTCTGTAGTATGAATTCCGATATAGGTTTAACATTATACTTGTTAAGTATAGAAAGACCTATATTGAATTTAAGCCAGTATTTTTTATCGTGATCAAACCACTGTCTTGTTTTGTAACTAGTAACTTCAGATGGTGTTTCTTCTACGTTAGGAACAGAATACTTATATTCTCCTACCTTCATAAAATCAGTAACTATCTTATTAATAGCTTCCTTCTCTGAAATGTTAAATATTTTACTAACAAGATGTACAGCACTTCCGCCATTACCAGAAGCAAAATCTTTGTAAATATATCTACCGTAGCGATAGTATATAAACATAGACGGTCTTCTATCAGAAGTCTGAAATATTGATTTAATTACTTGTCTTTGTCCTTCAAGAGGTTTTTCTAAATTACAATAATATTCAAATATCCAAGATTCTGGGATACTATCTATAGCTACATTTAAAAGATTGAGCATAGTATAAATAAAAAGAGGGGCTATTAAACCCCTCTTTTATCATAGCAGGTTTAATTAAAACAATGGATCTGAAAGAGAAGAACCCGAATCCATATTAAAATCTTCTGCAGTATCAGAAGTTACTCCAGATGCTGATTCAAAATCCTCAGCAGGTTTTACTTCTGCTTTAATCACATGAAGATTAGAGTCAAATTGAATTAGCTTAGACGGAGATGCGTCTTTTCTTTCTACAAAAGTTTTACCTTTCTCATATTTAGGGAAGAACATATCATTACGAACATATCCGTCTTTGATATACTCTTTAGCGCCAATAGTGAAGTTGTAGTAGCGAGAAGTAATACCGGTAGTTTGAAGCATGTTGTTAAAATCTTCAACCAATTCTTCAATACTATCAAACTTTTCGTTAGCTGAATTCAACCACTCTACCGCTTCTGCGCCTAATTCAAAACAAAGAGATGAAACAAAACGAGCAATACCTTGGTCTTTGTAGACAGGACGACCTGTTTTAGTTGTACCATCAGAGTAAGCATAACGAGAGCTCTTAACTCTACCTACCTGACCTTTGTAACGAGGTCCCTCAACGTCGTTCTTGTCAACCAAGAAACCTTCAAACTCAGGACCCATGTCAGGACCTTCAAGTTCAAGAATAACAAATGAAGCACTTGCATCATAAGCAGGTGATTCCAAAGCAACACGAATGATACGTGCCTCCTGAGTACCTGGAGATAAGTTCTTAGGTACATTTTCGCTGTAATTTAATTTAATTCCCATAATAATTAATCAATGTAAATTTCGTTCCAATTTGTTTTTAATCCTTCTTCTGTGTATTCTGAAATAACTAATTCTTTATTTCTGAGGTGCGAAGGTCTTGCACCACATGCAACATCTTCTTTAGTTTTGAAACTAAGAATGTTTTTGTCGCCTTTTCTGTACATGTAACCGATTGCATCTGAGTTAGAGGTAACAATTCTTTTAAGTTTACCGCCAAGATCAATGTCACTTGCAGTAAAAGTTGTACCGTCTTTCTCTAGATAAATCTCTTTGATGTGAGCTAAAAGAATAATACGAGGAGCAAATGTTTGAATAAAATTGATCAACTGCATTGTACCTTCTCTTATCCAAAAATAACCTGCACCTTCGGGCATACCCGTAAGACTACCATACTTTCTTTTACCCGCATCTTCCGCTAATTTACCGTCTGGTCCTTTTTTAAACCAGTTTTTACCGGGGATTGTTTTAGAATACAGTTGCTCACCGTAAACAGATCCCATTTCTTCTAAAGAGGTTGTTGTATCTATCGCTACATAATTGTAAGGATACTTACCGTTATCTTCACGATACTTTTTAATTTCAGCTCCTACTTTCTTCAAGTGATCAACAGATTCAATCTGAATCTTATAACCTGAAATAAAAGAAGAACCTTTCTCAAAATCTAAAATAAGACATTTATCTAGTTTACTAACTAGTTCTGTCTTACCTACTTTTGGTTTGCTAAAAATAATTAAATTTTTTGGCGATAGTGTTTCTGGACCTACGACTTCTAATGGTAATATACTCATACTTGCTTAATAAATTCATTTAGTTCTTGGTTATTACTTACAGGTCGTCTGTGTATAATAGCAATAAGATCTCTTACTGTTAAGACAGACGCGCTTCTATCTAAAAAAGATTCTAACTTAAGTTCGTAATTGGCATTAGCTCCAGGTAAAGAAATTTTAGTAGATTTTGGTTTTTCTACAAAAACTTCTCTTTTAGGTATTACATGTAATTCCTCTACAGGAACATAAAACTTGTCGGCATAACCTTCTACTATTTCATATTCAGACTCCCAAAATTCATTGAAAGCATAACGATAAAGTGTACGGTCAATACCTGGGTTCAATGAAGAATCTACTATTTCTAAGAATACATCACCCTTAGAAAGTTCGCTCTTAAAGAATATAACACACTGCTGATTCTTAAATCGAATAGCAGTTTTCATTACGAAGTACGCATTTCCATAATCAGAAAGTATGTCTGCATGGTAGCTACGTAATTCATCTGTTTTTTCATTCCATTTGCTCATGGTTTAAAAGAAATTGCTTGTTTTGAAGGAGGTGAAATAGATACTATATTCATCTTGTCAAATTCACCTCTGTAAAATGACATAGCTGGTTCACCGTTACGAACTTTAAGGTAATGCATAACAATAATATTTTTGTCTATTATCTGATACTTTTCGGGACCATATAACCTGATGTTTTTAATACCAGGTCTATTTAAACCAATAAGAATATCAGTAAATTGTAGCAAAAAGTCAGAACCAAACACATCACTGTCTAATAAATAATTACCCGCAGTGCCCTCTTTAGATCTGTCTACTGTGTCTACACCTCTGTTAAGCTGACTCAAAACTACGAAAATTATTGGATAAATTTTCTTCATATTTGTCATCATAGAGCCTAAATCAAAAATCATTTCTTGGATGTCTTGACCTGGAAGTTTCTTAACTAGTAAACTGTGATCGATAGTAACTAATAGATATGGGCAGTTGTAAGTTTTAAAGTATTCTTTTATCTCAGCAGCCATCTGAGGTACTGTCAAAGGTTCATCTACTATATCAATAGGAAGACTTTTCATAGATTGTGCGTATCTAGCACAAGCATCAAATTCTTCTTTAGATATAACATTGTCCTCTGCAGAACATATATAAGAATAACTTTTACTAATAGCAGATGAAAACTCGCGAATAGCACTAACTCTACCAACCATCTCGTACTGAAATCTAAGACTTCTAAGACCGGGTAGATTGTTATTACTAAAAGCATGTTTAACAAGTATCTGTTCTACTAGTGATTTACCACTACCAGGACGACCTGCAATAACTACAGTTGTAGGAAACTCAAAGCCGTCAATACCTACTTTATTCATTGGAGACCAAGGTGTTCTGAGACTAAGTACTTCTCCTTTAGCACGTTTAGACATATAGTCTAGTGCACTAATAAATGCATCACTTTGTGATTTCCATCTCATAGTACTTTTGTTTCAAAATCTTTTGGTTCGTCTTCTTCTACACCATCTATTATAAGCTGGCAGAATTCTGCAAGAGTAGAAGAAATCATTTTGTTGGTTGCCTCTTTAGATATAAAATACTGAGAATTACGCATGTACTTGTAGTCTTGTTCTTTGAACTTTCGTACATAATACTTAGTAGCAGTAAGAATAATATCCTTATCGTATTGAGGATAGGTGTTAATAAACCAGTTAAGGTTTTTAATAATAAGTTTAGAAGATACTCTAGCGGGTTTGTTACTAGGTAACACCATCTTAGGAAAACATTCTAAGTATTCTTTAGCAAATTGTTCATCCACAGTCGGTAACGCAGGTTTTTCTTCTACTTTCTTATTCACTTCATCAAAAACTTTTTGTCCTTTAGGTGTAAGTACCCTACCGTCAATTTCTAATAGACCATCTGTAATTAGTTTCCTAATTTCATAGTCTTCATTGACATAAGGTATCGGACATTTTATACCCATTTTAACACAAAACAACATAAGAATCTCGTTTGGTGTGTATTTGTGTTTTTTACAATAATTAAAAAATGGTCGCACTGTCATAAATTTTATAAATTTATTTTTCTTTCCCTCATAATTTGTTAAATTAATACATGCTATTCAGAACATGTTAGATAAAATTAAAAGTTACTTTACACCGATATTGGCTAGTATATTGGGTTTATTAATATGGACGGATTTACAGACCATTAAGTCAAAACTTGACATATTAATGGAAGAAAGAGCTGCCATAAAAGAGAGGCTTGATTTTAACGACAAAAGTATTGAAGAGTTGCAACAACTTTTCCCCAGAAAAGTAACATTTTACAAACAATCATTGTTTATAAGAGATGATAAATTTCCTAAATTTGATAAAAAGAAACATAGTTAAATCCTATAAAACAACTACTGTAGGTTTAATTTTACTAATAGCAGGTATCGCTAGTGTTTTTTACGAAAAAGCTACCTGGATTGATTCGACCGGTATAATCTTAGTAGGAATAGGACTTATCATATCTCCTGATACCATAAAGAAAAAAATTGATTCTGAAACACCATGTCCATAAAAACTGAATCTTACTTTCCTATACTATTAATAGTTATAGGATTTGCGTGTTTGTTTCTTTTCATAAACAACTCTAACAAAAAAGAGAAGTCTATTATTACAATGGAACCTAATGAATATCGTATGAAGATTGAAAGCTTGTCAAATGAAAACCACAAGCTCCGTCTTTATTCGGATAGTTTATTAGCAATTCCTTATAGCGCGACTAAAGAAACAATAAGAATAAGAAGTAGAAAAGAGATTCAAATCTTATCTGATCTAAATAGTGAACAATTAGATAGTGCCATAAGAAAAAACTGGTAGTATGAAACATTTTACAACATCAATAATACTTTGCTTTCTTTGTTTTAGCTTGTATTGTCAATCGCAAGATACTTTTAAATGCTACAACGCAAATGAATTGCGCAGAATAGCTACTAGATTGATAGAAAAGAAACAGTGTGATAGCATCCTATCTGTAGCAAATGAAGAAATAACTACTTTATACGATGTGATTTACGTAAAAGATATTATAATCTACAATACAGATAGCATTACCAAACTTCAAGCAGACAGAATAAAAGAATTAGAAACTAATTATCAAAAACTGTCTAATACAAACAACAGTCTTAATAATAAACAAAAGTGGTTACTAACAGGTCTTTTAGCATCTCTGTTAACTAACATTGCCCTTATACTTACCAAGTAATAGGCTCCTGTTTAATAGATTCTAAATATCTATTAATCTTATTAAAACAGTCTTTAGAATCCCATTCTATTTTTTGATACGCAGCAAAAGCTGGGTGGTCTGTTTTAATTTTTAGAAAATTATCAGGTAAATAATCTTCCCAAGAACATGCATGCTTACCCATAAATACAAAAGCTGTATCAGGTCTTGCAAATATAAGACTATCAAGTACTTGTGCTACCATAGGTTTCCATCTCATCATATGATTTTCTGGGCTACCTACACCTGTAGTAAGAGAACAATTAAGTAGTAAAACACCTTGGTTTGCCCACCTTTCTAAATTACCATCTACACAAATAAGTTTACCATCATAGACAGTTTTGTTTATCTGTGTAAACATTAAAGAAAGTGATTTTTCTACTCGTTTACCTTTTTGAGTACAAGAAAATGCTAAACCATCTGGTACTCCTACATAAGGATAAGGAGATTGACCTAATATGACAACCCTTGTCTTATCAAAATGACATGTTTCAAATGCTCTAAATATCTGAGCAACTTTTGGTACAAAACGCCTACCATCCTGCGCTTCTCGTAAAAGATCAGTCAGTATAGGAGGTAGTTTTTCTTCACAAAAAAATCTAAGTTTTTGGTCCCAACCTGTATTTTCTAGTTTTTTAATGAGTTTTTCTCTAACTTCGTCTAAATTTATAAATTCCATGAAAGTAATTAGTCCTGAATCGATTGTTGAAATTAAAGTTTCTGGCGCTTTCTATGCTAGACTACAGCAACTTGCTATCCATAACATGGATGGTAAAACTACTGAAGACGTACAGAAAGCAATGCAGTTATTGCAAGAAGGTAAATTTGAAGACCCTTGGTCCTACCACTATGCTACTATCGTAGTTCTTCTTTCTACTATAGAAAATGAAGCAGTAAAGCAAAACAAAGTAGTAGAAAAAGAAATTACCGACGATATCATCATTCCTGATAGACCTGCTGCTGAAGAATCAAATTCCTAAATCAGCACACTCTGTTTCTACCAGGTTAATTACATAGTCTAATTCGTCACGAGTACAATCTCCAAATGACTTACAGATTATGTATTTGTCACCGTCAATAGTTTTTTCAATGCAAAAGCCCGCTTTTTTCTTGATTCTGATTTTCTCATCAGAAGCACTGTTACCGGTAAATTTTGCAATGTCTCTAATGGAGGCGTGAAGTTTAGCTAATTGAGCTAGACTTCCGTCTCCACTAGTGCGATTAACAAACAATTCTATAACCTCGTTTTCTTTCAAACTTTCCTTAAACATTTTAAACTTAAGTTTGTCAGCATGTTGTTGGTAAACTAACTCGCTACCTTCTTTAACCATTCTAACTGTTAAATTTTTCATATAAAATTTTCAATGTAAGTTATTTTAGAAGAATCATACTTAGTAAGAGCATTTTTAATCCAATGTTCTTCTATAGTTTTTTTGTAGCAAAGAATGTGTACGGTACAAGTTTTATCAGGAGATAGTCGTAGTAATCTACCTATTCTCTGCTGAGTTATTCTAGGATTAGAATAAGCATGCATGATAATACCTGTTTCTAAATTTGGTATATTGATACCTTCGTTTAGTTGTTGCACACAAACTAGCTGATTGATATATCCATCAGAAAAATCTTGTAGATTCTGTTGAGAATCAGGATTATCAGAATGATAAGAAATACCTAATCTATCAGCTTGAGCTTTCTTGTTTACGAAAATAATAGTCTTACTATCAATAGTTCGAGCAAGTTGTTCTATATAAGCTATCTTGCTATTAAATCCTGTCAAAACACTAAGTATCTTAATAGGATCTCCCATAGCTAAATATTTATTATAACTAGCTTGTTCTGAAGTAATAAAACTTTTACTCTTATCTGGACCGTAGTGTATTGTTAGATTTTTACGAGGGTCTAATTCTACAGCATGAACAATTATTCTATAATCATTAATAATGTTCATTGCTATAACATCGTCTTCGTATATCTCATAACAAATAGGAATATTATACTTTACTATTTCTTTTTTGAAACCATAAACAGGTGGAGTACCTGTAAGACCTAATATAGGTCCTTTATATAATTTCCTAATCCAGTCTGCATGTGCTAATGTAAGAGAATGAACCTCGTCAAAAATTATAAACTCTACTTCATTAGGGTCTAGATTATTTAGACTGCGGTAAGTAGTAAAAACTAAATCTAGATTAGCATTATGTTTTATATTCTCGTCTTTCCATGTTTTGTACATAGATACCTTTGGTACTACAACATGAACTTTAGAATACTGTTTAGCAATGTCTAGTGCAACTTTAGTTTTACCTGCACCAACACTCATTACAATAGTTCTTCTGTGTTTATCGTAAGCTTTGTCGTAAGCTTCTTTTTGTATAAATTCCCTTTGCTCCGTCCCAGTCATACTCGTTTAATAATTTAGCGATAGTTGATGTGTAATCTGTCTCTACTTCTTCAACATGACTCCAGTTTTTAAGAACAAGAGCTTTACTCTTAATAGAACTAAAGTTACTATATGCTTCTTTAAGAACATTGTAATATCTCTGAGCATTTTTGTAATTAGTACCGGAGTTAAACTTGCTATAAAAGTCTAGAGTTCTGATGTAGGAAAAGTGATGCATTACTCCTTTAAGAATAGTGCTTGTTTCATAGGGAAGTATTCTAGTTGCATCTAGTAAATGCTTTCTAGGATTACTACCGTTGTATTCTTTATCCCTAATCTTTGTAATAAATGGTACCAAAAACTTAGGGTCCTCATCGTAGAAAACTTCAGGATACTTATAGTATGTTCTTATTCTACTAAAGTAAACATCTTTTTCTCCTTTATCTTCTATAACTTGTTCAAATAAATTAGGTAGATATAACTCATCAGCATCCATAGTAATAAAATGAGTACAACCATGCTCTTTAGCTAATCGCAAACCTATATTTCTTTTCTCACATTCATTTTCCTGTAAAGAAGCTCCGTCATCAGGTTTATATAATACAAGTGTATCTACAAGTTTTTCAGCTTTAAGATGTTTAATGACATCTTTAATCTTATCGTTAAAAACAAGACCGTTATTACTAACTTCTTGATACACTATACTTAAATGTGTAGCAAATGGTTTAACAAAACGCAGATTCATTTCTAGCATTTCGTAACCATCAAACATATTTACGGAAATCCCTAACTTAATCATACTATTCATACTTAACTATTATACATCTTTTAAGAACTTTCAGTAGATTTTCATCTATTACTTTAAGAATAAACTCTTTTGCTTTTGCTTCAGAATAAAACAAACGCCCGCGTTTATTAAAAAAAGTATTAAGAATGTGATTCTCTACTACAGGGTTAAAGGTAACAGATACTAAACTACCGTTACCTTGTTTTCTGTACATAACTACATCTCCTGGTTTAGGCATTTCTTTAATAGAAAAGTATAAACCAGAAACAGGATCTTTAATCTTGTATTTTTCCTTCATTTTCAATTATAAATCTATACTGAACAAAACCTTGGAAATTATTACACCAACCTTTTTCGCTACCATTTCTGGTATAGTAATCTACTTCTTCTTTACTCATAGCTCTAGCACAATGCTCAAAAGGACTCATGTGCTTTTCTGTAAGAAGTTTATAAAACAATTTTAGATCAGCTTCATAATCAATTTTAGGTTCATCACCTAATGTTTGATATGATAAACGAGCACATCTAGCAGTTGATATTTTTATTCTAGCATCATCTGTTCTCTCAAATTCGTCTTCAGGATTAATTAAAAACCAAACTTCATTATCAGAAATATTATCACCAAAAGGAATATGCCATTCACCAGATAATAATTTTTCAGGTTTTGATAAACAAAACTCTTCATACATTAACTCTGCAATTTGCTGAATATGTATTTCTGCAGGTGATTCGTCTATAGATAACCAATCTAATGTTTCAAATTGACCTTCATCGCTAGTATTAGTTCTTCTAAAATACTCACCTTTACTTCTAGCTATCTGTTCAATAGGATTACCCTCGCGATCAACAAGATAATACTTATACTTAGGGCACCTAAGTTCAAAGAAATTAAGCAAACCTGGTAGACTAGTAGTTATTATTTCTGTGGTCCATGTAAAAGGTTCTACCAAACGATTAGTTAATTGTTTAGTCAACTCTTTAGCATGTAACCTCATAGCATCTGTAATAACATTATTCTTAATGTTTAACCATTCTCTTTCAAAAGTCTCAGCTTCAATACCTTTAAAATAATAATCACCCTGCATACCAGAATGTTTTTTCTGCCATGCAATAGGAACAAAACAATTATCTTTTAAATCGCTTTCGGTTTTACTAAAAGGAATAGCTCTAGAAGAAGAAGTATTTCTTGAAAAAGCTCTATGTCTACACATTTCTGCGTGTATAATGCGAGGGTATGTAACAATAAAAGTTACTAGCTCGTGATTAAATTCTGTAATTGAATGCTTAATTATTTCTGCTTTGTACATAATTCTTCTGTTAATAGTTCTTTGTCTATATGCTCTATAATACCATTCTTGAATATATCACTATCTCCGTAAAAACCTGAAAGAGAATTAACTATCTCTTTATGAGTATGTCCTAGATTACAAACTTGTTCTTTATATAAAGTAAATTTGTAGACTTCTCCTGTAAGATAACTATCATATAATGCAACTTCATTATCAATTATTTCAGATGCTTTATTTTCATGTATTCCTTCTCGATCTAACGCTTCTTGTGTAACATAAACAAAACCTATTTGACCACTATCCCATCTACAAGAAAAAGGAGTGGTGCTAATAGTAATACCAGAATGATCGTATAAATATAACGGTTTTATAGCTATAATATTATTATCTGATTCTAAAAATTCTTTTAGTTGATTCCAACCATCAAAATATTCTGATTTTAAATCGTTTACATCTCCTAATGTATATCTTTTATGAAAGCAAACCATTGTGGTTATGTTATCAAAATCGACTCGTGGATTTAAAGGGTTTATGTCTTGTTCTACTATAAGAACATGATTATTTTTAAGTTTATATTCTTCCATTTCAAACAATAAAAAAGGGGAACCTAATTCCCCTTAAACTAAATTAATTACTTAAATACTTATTGGTTAAACCAATTTTCCCATTCTTTAGCTTCTGCAAGAGTAGCTTTAGGTGACTTATTAGGAATTACCATTCCTTGGTTATCACCTGGTTCCTGAAACTCTGAAATAGAAAATATACCATAGAAATCAGAAGATTCTAGTTCTTGAACTGCTTTAACTGTTCTTACACCAAAGGCAGTATTGCATCTGTAAAAGTGATCTATTTGTATCATAGCTGTAATTTATAAATTCTAAACACTGTTCCTACTGCATATCCTCCTGTAATACTAGGGAATCTAAACTGTACACTTGTTATGTTAGTAGAGTTATCTTTCCAAATGCCACCAAATGTAGGATAAAGAGGTACTGCCGCTTGATTTATTCCAGTTGTAACACAGTTTCCTTGAACAGCTCTATTTTTACCTGTAACAGCATCAATAACTATATCAAACATTGTCATAGAAGTACTACCACTATTAGGAGCCATAAATATAGAAGGTTGATTATTAGAACCAACACTTGATGCAGCACCTACATACGAATAACGGCTATCATAAACATTTGTTACAATTCCATTAAACGTTAAACTATGTGTATCTGCACTAACTGCATTTACAGAAGTACCTTGAATTCTATAGCTTTGATCTACATTACCGTTCAATCCTGTAATATCAATAGTAGTTTGCGCACCTACCAGATATGTAGTTCTATTTTCTAATATAGCAGGAATTGCAGTTACAACTTTATATTGTTGTAGTAAAACAAATCCAGGTTCTGAAGTTCTTAAACTAATCATAATTATTTTGCTTCAATAATGTATAATGTACCTGCAGTTCTAGTGTAAGAAATACTAGGGTATTTGTGACCAGGCAAGTAAGGATATTCTTTTACTGATAATTTAGGAATAGTTATACCATTAATACTACCTGCAAAATCTTCACTAGTTACAAAAGTCATGTAAAGATTATCAGCTGCAGTAGAACCACTGCTAGTAACAGCACTTTCTGTTACTGTAAGAGTTGCAGGACTTACTGTAGGAATAATCTGAGTTTTCTGAGTACCGTTAGTCTGTCTGTTATGAATAGTCTGTAATTCAGCTGTTGAATTAGCAGCATAAACATTTATTGAAGATAAATAAGCATTAGCTTGTTGCGTATCAATATAAATATTATTCAATATCGCAGTTATAGAAGAAGATGTAGTTGTAATAGTTGAAATTACTTCTTCTAATAATTGCTTTTTAGCTAATTCATCTTTATGATATTGAGCACTAACGTCGTACATAACTTTATAAATTACAGTTGTATATGTAATTTAATAAAATTTTGTAAGTTTTACTATAAACTTTTTAAGTTTTTAGTCTAGATTCTGATAAACCTAAATCTTTTGCTTCACTTGGATTGTTTTCTATGTAATCATGACAGTTACGACAAACGGCTAAGAAAAAGTTAGTATCAATAAGTAAACTACCAATTCTTCCTTTTTTGTGATGAACTTCAGTAGAAGAAATACTGCACCCAGGTAAACCTGCTTGACATTTAGTATGCTTTATAAGAAATGCTTTACGAATTAAAGAATAACTTTTTTCAGCTACTACCTGCTTTTCAGATTTCTTTGTAATTGTCTTGGGGTTTTTCCTACTCCAACAAGACTTACAATAGAGATCCCCTCTATCATTTTTCCAAATGACAGAGGGTTTCTCACATGCGCAGCAATCTTTAAGCCTCATGCTCTAAGTTGCCGGTAGATTGTGGTTGAATAACCAAAGCTCTTGTGTGGGTTACAGAACCAACTGCAAAACCATTGCGAGCTTCTACTATCTCATTATTCTGTGATGCTAACACTTTAAGAATTTCTTCTTCTAGTGGTGTTTCAGGAATAAGAATGAGCTTAGTTGAACCGTTGATAATTGTTTCTACTTTCATAAGTTTTCTTTCAATTCTGAATTAATACCGTAAAAGTTTTTGGGAAGAACACCAGAATCCATTAGTTTTTCAATAATGTCTTCTTTAGTAATACCTAAGTCTTTAAAAGACATAGGACACACTTTATTCAAATCAACAGCGTCTCCGTATTTTATAGTAAATACTTGAGTCAATTCTGTTTTAGGAAAAAAGTGTTGCATAAAAGCATTAGCCCATTCATTAACACGTTCTTGTTTCAAACGATTAATTGCGATCTGAGCTTTTCTGAACTTGTTGCGAATTTTGTGATAATCTGCAACAGATAAATCTTTCTTAACTTCATCATCGCATGCATTTTCGCCATGCAGACAAATGTTAAAAAGAAGTTTTTGTGTTTGATTGAGTTTTGTTGATGTTTGCATTGTTTTGTTTTTAAAAGTTAATGATCAATAAAAAGGTCGTCCTTTACTTCAATTAATTTTTCCTCGGAGCTTATCTCATCTAGTTCTACTAAAGACAATAGAGTATCATCTTCTAGTATAGAATGCTTTCTAAGTACAGAACCGTGAAAAGGATTGGTAATATATTCTCCATCAAAATCTGCTAATAACAGCTGATGAATATTGTCAGGGTAGCTTAGGTATGTATCAACATCCATTATTACTACCCTACCATCACTTAAAGAATAATGCATAATATATAAATATAATATGCGAATATACCAAAATTAATTTCAGTAAATAATATAAATTTTTTTAGTTTAAACTTACTTGGTATTAAGCTGTTTTCTTGTTTCGTTGTACATTATTGTAATGAATTAATGTATTTCGTGCAGTATTCAGTTCCTGCTCTGTAAAACTAACAGTTTGTATTTTGTTTAGTTTATACCTGTGGTTTTCCATTAGTATGTCAACGGCTTGTTGTAGTTCCATAGGTTTGTTCGTAATATTCTGCACATCTATTTTCGTTTATCGGTACATCTTGACCACCATCCCAATAAGCGTTCTCAATCTGCTCTCTGTTCATCTCTTTGCATATCGCATAAAGGAACATAACCGATTCCAACTTGTCTCCATCGTGTTCAAAATTGGACTTAATCTTATCAAAGAAATAGTCCACTGCTGTTTGTTGTTTATTTTCCATAGGTTTGTTCGTAATATTGTTCAGATTCAATATATGGCACACCATTTATTTTCCATTTAGGAACAAATTCATTCCCTTTTATAAAGGCTTGCTCAATATGCTCCCGTTCCATTTGCAATAATTCTTCTGCCTTATCAATGACTTCTGAAAAAGAAAGTATTTTGTTTGGATTTTCTTTAAGCATTTTATCACCCCATTTAATTAAGGTTTGTAGTGCGGTTTGTTGTTTATTTGCCATAGTCCTGCTCAAATTGGTTCAAGTCCACCCGAAAGCCCCAGAATTTAATTGGTTGTGGTGTCATATTTATCTCTGTATTGTTTATTTAATTGATACAATTCGTTTTGATTAGATAATAAAAATACTCCAAGCGGATGCCCGTAATATAAATTGCCATCGTATGAAATCCAATCGCCTGACATAAACGCATCGGGTTTCCTATTGTCATCTTGAACTTCTTTCCAAATATCAAACTTCTTTGCAAGTAATCTAACTTTGATAAAATGGGGGAGTAATCTAATTATCTTACTCATACACCCACCTCCCTTTCACCGTTCCGTCTGGGTTTAATGCGGGTACAAATCCAGTCCAAACGCCTAATAAACTTTTTGTTGAGTCCATCTCCACCTCAATCGCAATCGGGTTGCGTTCAATCTGTGGCAACTTATACCCAGCCAACTCAGGGCAGGTAAAATCTGGTTCAATTTTAAATCGTTTTGTCATGTTTTGTTTAAGTTTAGTTTCTTAATA